GAGATATTATTAACATTTCCCAATCCAACCATTGTAGGGGTGACCCCGGTATAATTAGTGGCAGATATATTTACAAATGTTGCATTAGAATTGGATGATAAGACACCTGTAAGATTTCCTCCTGATACTGCAAGATACTTTGAAAGATTATATGTTGGTAATCCTTGATATGATGCCGCTGAAATTGAATCGAGGATCGCAGTTCCCCCAGTTATACTAACATTATATGGTGTTTGTATTGCCATGCCACCTAGCCCGTTAATATCTGCGTACCCTAATCCCGTTACTCCCTGAATAGTTCCTCCTGTTATATTAACATTATTGGAAGATTGTTGAGACATATCTTGCAAATTTGCAAGATTATCGGCATATACAACTCCTTCAATTGTTAAATCCCCGTTTATTGTTCCTCCCGATAATGGTAGATAACTCGAAAGGGTGGTAATATTTGCTTTGGAAGATAAGGTACTGTAAGCAGAATTCCAATTTGAACTATTAGATTGAACAGTAGTATAACTATTTTGCCAATTGGCTGATAAATTATTAAAGATTACACTATCTAATTTTAAATTTAGAGCATTCTGGGTAGAGGTAGAAACGGGTTTATTAATATCTGATGTGTTATCTACTTGAGATAACCCCACCATGCCTTTGGAAATTCCCGAATATTGATTGGATGACACACTATTGAAAAAGGCAGAACTTGCAGATAGGGCGGGAATATTTACTGTCCCTGTAAGTGTCCCCCCAGACAACGGAAGAAAATTGTCAATATCTACTTGCGCGGGTAGTCCTAAGTAAGATAATGCTGATACTGACCCAAATACCGCTGAACTATTGGATATAACGGGCGCATTATTTAATATTACGGAATTATTATTGAAATAGGTTTCATTATTAAAAATAGCAATATCATCAAATTGGGCAGCATATGTATAGTAGGTATTTCCATTATAATAAGTGTTATTATCAAAATTTACAGGATATTCAAAATTTGTGGTATTGTTAAATGTATTGATACCATAAAAATTATTATCACTGGATAATATAGAAGTTCCGGTTCCACCACCCGACAAAGACGGCAATCCTAGATAACTGGACGCTGATATGGTCCCGACTACTAGAAGATTTCCCACTATATTTAAATTTCCCCCCATAGTTCCACCCGCTGCAAATTGCATTGCTACCGACCCTCCTCCAGAATATACTGAGATATATCTTCTAAGCTTAGTTACTTCATTATCTATTCGAGTATTAATTTTCTTGTCATACTCCTTTAATAATTTTTCCTCAGTTATTATTTCTCGTTTTCCCGTAGATTCTATAACATATTCAATAGGCTTCTCATTTTTAAGTTGACGAATTTCCTGAATTAAATTATTTCTAGATTCCTGGACCAATTCAATAATATATTTTCTAGTCTCCTCTGTAATATCAAAAGTTTTTTCTTCTAATAAATTAAGTTTTTCAGTATAAAATTTATTAATATTAGATTCTACTTGTAATATTTTTGAATCTAATTCTTCAGAAATGGCAATAGTTAGCTCATCTACTTTAGTATTAACATTTCCAACCCGAGACAATGCTTTGTTAATTCCCTTACTAATAGTATTATTGAGTTCTATATTAGAATCTCGTAGGGAATCCAATTCCGAAGTAATATCCTCCAATAGAATAATATCTGCTTTGTCTTCAAGTTTGGAATTTAAAGTTTTGTCAATTGAATCGACTTTCTCTACAATATCCTGCGCAATTGATTTGAGTTCAGTGTCAACTTGTGGAACAATAGTGGATAAGTATAAATCCTTAACCAATTGTTTAATTGAAGAATCAAATAATTTAGAAGATGAATTAAAATCCTTATCTAAAGATTCTTTCAAAGAATTAGATAATACTTCTATTTTATTATCGATGGTGTGGACGATCTCCTCAAATCTTGAGTCATTGCAATCCAACAATTCCGATTTAATATCTTCTGATATTTTAAGAAATTCTTCTACCATAGAAGATCTTGCCTTGTTCAATCCCAGTTCAAAAACTTTTTGATCCTCTTTAATTTGAGATTTTAATTGAATGGATTTTTGTTTCCATGCATTATTAACTTCTTGAGTCGCCTTTAATTTTGCTTCCGATATTTGACTAAGAATATGACGTTTTGAAATCTCCGCCAGTTCAATTTTAGATTCATCAACTACTACAGGATTCAATATACTTTCTAGCCATGTGTCTGCCTTATCATCTTCTTCTTTTAAAATATCTGAAGATAACCCTTTGTTATTTTTATTAAAAAATACCCCAAACTTTCCCTTGTGTAAAATAAAGGGATACAGACTTTCTATTCCCTCCAACACCACAGGAATAGATACCACAGGATTTCCTTGATATTCGGAAATTTTTTCTGCTGGATATTTCTTCTTGTTTATCTCTACCTCAAAAACATCGAAAAAGATTTCGTTAAAAGCTTCAACTTGTAAGATATTATGCGGAGAGTTAGTGTAGGTGGGTTTCACCGACGAGCTAAACAGTTTCATTCTACCTTATTTAGTAATAAAATAGAATTGTCAATACTATTATTAATTTACAAGAAAATCCATGGGCAAAACATCACCATATCCGCCATCTATTAACATTTCTTCCAATTCTTTCTTATCGGATACCCCTTCAGATAGAACTTCTCGACCATTTAGCGTTCCTCCTCCCAATAGCTGAACCCCATCTATTTTAGTCAAAATCCTACCCCACATAATTTTGCTAAGGGCAACGGCATATTCCAATACCCATTTTTCTTTTATTATGTCTCTTAAAGGACGTTCCACATAACATTCTAATACTCCAACAAATGAGGAAGAGCTTTTAGGTTGAGGTATAAATCTTAGATATTGAGTTCTATTGTCGAAATATATATCTCTACGAATCGCCAGAAGTTTTTCTCTAGTTTTTTGCCAGTCTTTTACTGCATGCCAAGACAGAAGATCAAATCCAAAATTTCCCATGGCATAGCTATAGAAGGTCTGTTGTGCCATAGTAGCCTCCAAAGAAAATAAAGAAGTAATTCCACTAGCACTTCCTTCTTCAAAATTAACCACTTCTATAACTTTTCTATAGTCTAGAGTGTCGTAATCAAATACATTATTATATGTAGTTACGTCGGGAATTGTTTCACATTGAATAGTGAAAGGTTTTATAGGAGAAACTTTAAATACATTTATCAAATCTGGACTATATGCAGTTAATTGTGCATATGTCGTTCCGTCAACCACTTGTAACATAGAAATGCCGTCCAGTGGTACTTGACATGACAGAGAAGAAGATCCCAAAAAATAAGAATAATCCAAAGCAGACAAAGAAATATATACGTTTTCTCTAAGAGTAACTGTAAAGTCTGGATTGGGAATAGTACTCTCGTTTAACTTTTGTGATAAGGTAAATCCTGTATTTGCCACTGTGAATAAATGATCCAGTCTTATTCCTCTATTTGCCTCATATAAAGTGGAATCAAAAATCAAATATTCTTTTGTATATCCCGCATATCTGGTAAAAAATTCACAAGCCATGGAAATGGCGTCATATAACTGATCTGGATGAATCTCTACATTAATCATGGGATGTCCAAGAAGTCTAAGAACTCTTTGACCCAATTCTTGATAACATTGTATCCTTGAGCTTAAATTTGTGCTCATGAAAGCAGAAATAGGGGTTAAAGAACAAAGTTGACTCATACCTATATTTAATAAATAAGTTTATTACTCTTTTTACAGTTTTCCGATTCGGTTAATATCTGTAGGTTCCATGGGACGTGTAATCCACAAAAATCAGGATGGATTAATGGATGTATATGGTCTACGTGATGTTTTATTCCCGTCAATTCTGATATAAAATCTCTTTTTAAATATATCAATCGCATTTTAAATATATCATCAGGAGACAGAAATTTAATAGAACGAAGTTCCCCCGTTCTTCGTTTTATCTTATATTGGGTGATTTTATCTGGATTTTTTAATCTATATTTTTTAGTATATAAACATCTAATCCGACTATACAATTTCGGATTAGATAATTTTAGGGTATTTTTATAGGGCCTATTTTCAATTTTTCTAATATTACTAATTTCTGATCGTCTAAGTTTAGTTTTTGGAAGTTCTCTATAGTTTTTATTATGTATTTTATGATATTCTTTTTGTTTATCATTTTTTACAGGACTGCATTTTATTGTTTCTCTATATACTTTATGCTGTTCTAATAAATAATTTTTATTATCGTTATAATATTTTTTATTTGATATTTGGCCACATCTTTTACAAGAAGATCTCAACCCATCCTTTTTCTGTTTATCAGCAACAAATTCACTGATGCTTCTCTCCTCCCTACATTTAGTGCATATTTTAAGTTCTTGACAAAGATCGGACATAAAACTATTTAGTATTAAATATAGTTATGGCTTATGATTTAAATAGTGCAACCATTTTTTATCCCGAATCGTGTGGAATTCCTTCCGATGCAAGTCTTTTAACTTGGGCAAATTCGGGAACACATTACTATTTCAATTCTGCAAATGATTACATTATATATGGGCAATCTACCATATATCCTGAATTATCTGTAAATTATGGAAGTAATTTTTATGCCACGGTCTGTAGTGTTTCTTCCTCTCCTACCTTAAGCACGGGAGCAAATTATGGCACTAATTTTTATTATAGTTCCGCTTTTAATTGTGTGACTTGGTGTCAGCCTTTAGAGCCATTGAAATACGCCCATACCATTAATAGTAATTATTAAGTCGGAGGTTCTTCTGGAACTGCTGGAGCCACAGGAGGATTTCCCGCATTGGGCGGGGGAACTGGAGCTTCTTCCCCTCCTATATCTACTGGCCCTCCCCCAAATGAGGGTATAGCGGCTCCTCCCCCAGCTCCTCCCCCCAAATCTCCCTCGGCAGGAGGAGCACCGGCATTAGCTTGATCTAATAATTGTTTCTTCCATGCTGGCCCTAGAGATGTTATCTGTGCCAACTCCCACTCAAGAGCACTGTCTTTGCGAAGAAACTCCCGATTTGCAAGAATTTCTTTATCTTGCCATCCCATAACCTTTTTCAATCCTAATGTAGTAGAAATTTTTCCCGTACTTATAAGATTATTGAAAGAATTAATCTTAAGCTCTAGTTTTTGATTATTTCTAAGATCATGAAAATTGGAGGGCGGATTGAATGTAATACTAATATTTTGTTCAGTTAAATCGTATTCATCAAATAATTCCCTGAATTTTAAATGAGTTATAAATCCTCTTTTAAGACCAGAAGCAAATTTCTTTTGTTGCCTCATAATCATGGTATCAAACTTTAATTCTTCTCTTAAAATATCTGTACCATCTCGAAATGAATCTTCTGGATCTAATCTCGATGTGGGCACTCCCAGTGATCTATAAAGTTTTTTAATAAAAAACATTAAATCCGCCAGTTCCCCTAAACCCGGAGTTCCTCCAATTTCTTGAACTGAGGTTGCCTCTTGACCTTGTTTCTTAGCGAACCAATAAGAATCTAAAGTGGATTGAGGACTATATTTCTTTACGATATCGCCCTGGTCCGCATCAAATGTTTTAGTTGACCAATATTGTGATTGAAGTTTTCTTAGATATGCTTCCGCTTGTGGGACCGGCAATCGTCCCACATCTACATTAAACACAAACCGAAGAGGAGCATGGACCATTCTATGAATTACAATGGAATCTTCAATCATCGATAATTGCCTATACGCTCTACGGGCATTTTCAATATATGGAACAATGAATTCTTTTGTCTCGTTATATTCCGAATTGTTAATATATACCACCTGATTTTCCTCGAAGGGAATAGGTTCATATTTTTCAATCTTTTTTGGATCGTTTTTATCAAAAATAGGTTTTTGATAAAGATATCCTTTTACCAACATATTTTGAATATTGGAATATACGGGATCTATCATTTCGGAAGGAATATTAACAATTCCAAGAACACCCTGATTTACATAATCCTTATGAATTATCTGTTCGAAAAATAATTCCCCCTCTACTAGGAATGTCTTAAAATATTTCCATCCATTATTAGGTAGATCAAAATGTTCGATATACTTATCGAACTCAGTCATCAATGTTTCCTTTTGATCCGAGTCCAAGTCTGCATTTTTTATTTTGAGTAAAACTATCTGATCGTTATCATCGACATTTATGGTTTCATCCGCTATTTCATTCAGAGCATCATTAATCTCTGAGAATGCTGCCATAGTGCGGTAATCGCGCATTCTTCCAGGTTTATCCTCAGAAGCGGCGGCATACATGACTTCTCCGAAGCTTTTATCTCTTTCAATAGAAGAGTAAGCGGTATTATTAAAGTCATTGGAAAGGGTTATGGAATTCTTAGCAATCGCCTCTGGACGACGCATTCCAACCTTTTGGAAATACTTATATTTGGTATTTTTGGAATCATCGGAATCCAAAACACTATAATTATATGGCAATCTATTTTTTAAATAGGAGGTCAATGAGCGATCATACATGCCCGATTTACCGTCCCTGCTTAAATTACTCCGATTATTCGGATTATTCATAGTATTCGCCATATCGTTATTTAAGCGATTTGACTAAATATCAAGCATTATATAATAGTTATTACATTTGGAGATGATACCCAACCAGCGGAATTAGATGTTACAATTGTAAACGACCCCGCAGAGAGATATCTGGAACTTAAAGAAATGACCGCAATGTTGTCATTGACCGTTGTTATAAAACTATCTGGAAGTCTATATGCGGAAATAGTGGGAAATTTGAATGTATCTATTTCCTCCAGTATCAAAGGAGCGACATAATTACCAGAAAGATACCAAGAATTATTAAATCCGAATCGTTTACCATAATATGTAAAGTTGCTATCATTATTGGTAGATATTGTAGGATTATCATAATATGGTTTTCCATTATAGAAAGAATTAGTTATCTCCGGATATGCCGAAATTAAAATGGTATCAGTAGAATCATATGATGATAATGTTTCCCAAGTATTATAACTAAAAAGACTTCCAGATGATACAGATATAAAATTTGAATTTATTACATAAATTGGAGCTTGAGGAGTCTCTAATGCAGGAAATATCCATCCTTTAATAGTAAATGATGTATTTCCAACTATTTTATATTTGTCTTGCGCGGCAATATTTACTGGATTTTCATAATCCACCGTACCTGACCAAGACACTTCTGTTCTCAGTTCATCAATGAAATCCATTCCAAAATCAGGCGGAACTTTCCATGAAATTATAAAATATGGATTACACCAGGGTATAAAGTTGGATACTATTTGATCTACGTCTTCCTTATAATTGGCGATGAAGGAAACATTCAAGTCGCACATAACTGGAACGGGCGATGGAACCTTTGATATGTTCCGATTGGACATATTAGGTCGCGTAATCTTTTGGTCCTTAAACTGAATACGAGAAGAATCTCTTCTAATATTTGTCTGTTCCATGGCAATTACGGGAAGAGTTATATTTTTAGCTTGACTTACAATATCATATAATACTCTTTGTTTTGGCCCCATTACATATCGGACAGATATTTTTTCCTGTGGAGTCCCATCAAGTGAATATCTATAAAGAAAAGCTCCATCGAAAGCCGCTGAAAATTGAGTAAGCATACTCATCTGTTCTCTATAATATGCGTATTTTTCCATGTGAAAATATTTAGTATGTTGATACTAAATATAATTATTACTGGAAAAAATCTGGAAAAAATCTGGAAAAAATCTGGAAAAATGCTAAATACTTATATGGAAAAAATGAAAAAGAAAAAAATAGAAGTATTTATATCCGAAGATTCTAAAACAAAGATCAAAGATAATGCTAATCAGTTGGGTATAACTATGGGAGAGGTCATTAAGCGTGCATTAGAACAATATTTCAAAACACAACATGAAACTTACTGATACATTTAATCGTATACCGGGGATTTATATTATACAGAATAATATAAATCATAAATACTATATTGGAGAGAGCGTAGATATAAAAGAAAGACTTTTTACTCATCGAAACGCTATCGGAAATCAAGTAATCCATAGCGCCATTAAAAAATATGGGATTGATAATTTTAGTGTATACGTGGAATATTTTTCATATTTTAAAAAATGTGACTTATTAGACTTAGAAGAACAACTAATTATAAAGTTTAATTCTTTGGTGCCGTTCGGTTATAATATATCAAAACGGGGAAATGATAGTACTGGATATAAACATACTCCAGAGGCCATTTTTAAAATAAAACAATCATGGATAGATAATCCCAAAAGAATATTTTCTGATGAAACTAAGAAAAAAATGTCCGACAGAAAAAAGGGTAAATTAAAGGGGCCATTATCTATAGAAACCAGAGAACAAATGTCCCGGTCGCAGGTCGGAAGAACACACCCTCCAAGATCCTCTCAATGGAGATTGAAACAATCCCTTTCACATAGAGGAAAGATCAGTCCATTAAAAGGTCGAAAGCAATCACCAGAGCATAAAGAAAAAATAAGAATTGATCAAAAAAGAAAAAAACTTTCTCAATTATTACAACAATTAAATGAATTAATGAATTAAACGAATTAATTCGTATCCCGCGGTACTATAAAAAGGATTTTTAACTATTCAAATGCCGCCACAAATTGTGTTAGCATTTGAAGTTGCTCTTTGTGATAGGAATATCTCTGCACTACTCCTATTTATACCATGGTATTTAGTTTAAACTTAATCATGAAAAAAACATGACGAAAAAAGCTAAATAATATTATGCCCACCAATAAAGAAAAAATAGAAGTCTTTCTAACTAAAATTATGAAAGAAAAATTAAGACAAAACGCCAAGGACACTGGGATAACCATGTCTGAGGTTATTAAAAGGCTATTAGAAAACTATTTAAAATAATTATTATGAAATTAACAGATGTATTTGAGAGACGAGCAGGAGTTTACATTATGAGATGTATTGTGAATGACAAATACTATATCGGGGAGACTAGTAACATGAAAAGAAGGATGGCCCAACATAATAGACCCAATACGCAAATTATAAGAAAAGCCATAGAAAAATATGGAAAGGAAAACTTTGAATTAGAAATATATTATCTTCCAGATTTTGACAAGGAAAGTTTATTAGACTTAGAAGAACAAATGATAGTAAGATATAATTCGTTAGTTCCTAATGGATATAATATATCTGCCAGAGGAATAGATCCGACTGGAATAGTTCAATCCGAAGAAACTAAACGAAAAAGAGTAGAATCTAATAAAGGATTTAAACATACCGAAGAGTGCAAACAAAGAATGTCTTCTCTTAAACTAGGAACTAAAATGTCATTGGAAGCTAGAAATAATATGTCATTGGCCAGATCGGGAGAGAATCACCATAATTTCGGTAAATCTTGCTCAGAAGAGGAACGTCAACGATTGGCGGGATTGCGGAAAGGAATTCCTAATATCAATAAAGGGAAAAAATTAAATTTAACACCGGAGCAAAGACAATATCTATCGGATAAAGCTAAGTGTAGAACTCCTGAACATCGCCAAAAATTAGCTGATTCCGTTAGAGGGCGAAAACATACAGAGGAAACAAAACTCAAAATGTCTTTAGCTCGAAAAGGAAAAACTCGTTCTCCTATGTCTGAAGAAACTAAGTTAAAAATTTCGAATGCCCATAAGGGAAAAGCCAGTCCAAGAAAAGGAAAATCGGTATCAGAAGAATCCAGAATGAAAATGTCTATTTCTCGGAAAGGCAAACCCAGCCTGAAAAAAGGAATCCCTATGTCCGAAGAGTCTAAGTTAAAAATGTCTATTGCTCAAAAGAATAGAAAACGATTTCCGCATAGTGAGGAAACTAAACAAAAAATAAGAAATTCTAATAAACAAAGACGTGTTTTAAAACTAAAACTCTTAAATGAGTCTGATTCATCGAACGAAATTTAAAAGTTTCCAAAACCAATAGCAGTAGTAGGTTTGGATAGAGCAGAAGTAGATTTCTTAACATTAAAAATTTCCGCCAATGAAGAATCCTCCGTAAAATTATAATTTATTCCACAGAAATCCGCCAATTTATTAGATTCGCTGGGAGTTAATTTTACAAATTCATGACTCATATATAATCTCCCTTTACGTAATAAAGCTGGATCAATTTTACTTATAGGCGCGTTAAAAGTTGCCAGTACCTTCAAGTTGAGGCAGTCGCGTAAAAATCCGTCGCAAATTTGTAATAGATTTGTTGTCGCAGCGTTCCTATCTATTGAAAGAACATCTTCTGCGTCTTCTACAATCAAAATACTATTTTTATTTTCCATCACATAAGATACAAAATCTGGAGAAGAAATCACCCTTAACATTCCCGGTGGAATGTATATAACATTCTTTCTGGAATTGATTATAAGATTTTTGAGATAATTTGACTTGCCTGTGCCTGGTTCTCCATAAAATAACATTAAATGTTCAGTTTCATCTGTTATGAACTTTTTAAAATCTTCGTGGGGAAACTTTTTACCGTAAAATAAATCATATCTATCATCCTTAATAGGAATTGCTTTAAATGTGGTCCTTTGAGAATATAAACCTCTTTGATTCTGTGCCACCATGAAAAACTTATTACGAACAATCAACTCTTCTCTTAAAAACTTAGAATCAACTTTTTTAATAAGTTCAGTGACAAATCCTTTATTTTCCATAGTTGGATAAAAAGAAACAAATACCTCTTCGTTATTATTAACAGCATATCCTTGCTCTTCTTCCTCCTCTGATTCTTCTTTAATGATGTCCGCAATCTCTCCCACAATTAAAATATTTCTATGAAAGTTCACTAATTTGAATGATGACGTTCCCATTTGAACCGGCACAAAATCCAAATCCATGAGATACTTCACAAAGCTTTTAAACTTATTTCTATAGAGAATTTTATCGAACTTTAAGGATGCGAAAGGAGTAGTTCCAAAATATTGTTGAAACTCTGATGGATAATCAGGTTTCATAGCATATTCACGGGGAATTTTTATATTTCTATCAATCCAAGTTATTTGTTTTAGTAATTGTGTTATTAACTGTGTCATTTGTGTTTTATTTTTTTAAAAATTTTAATGCTTTTTTGAGAAATGTGAGTTCCTCTTTAGGTGTCATTGAAATCTATCTATAAAGAATTTTGGAAGTTTTTGTTTGTTTTCTTCTATCGTATCGTAAATGGACCCATCTAAAATATAAGTGATACATTCATCATCGAGGGATCGTATTCCTCTTCCGCATGCTTGAACCAAAGTACACAGCATTTTATTAGTGTACCACGATTTATCAAGTTTCATCATTTTTTCAACCCTTATCTCTTTTGTTGGCAACCATGGAGCTTTTAAAAGAATTTGAAAAGTTGCCAAATCACCGTGAAGGTCAACTCCGTAGGTCATGCTTGGAGACACCAAAACTGTCGCGTGTGGACTTTGTTCATGCATGTCAAGTAGCTCTTCATTGCGAACTCCCGGCGCCCTACAAAGTAACCTGGACGAATGAACATTATCTTTAATATAATCTGTAATATACTGGGTGTGAGTGTGTATGATTCCCTTTTCATTTTTATGTTCTTCCAATAACCCTGCTACTTGTGTTGCCAGTTTGGGCAACATATCCTTAAGATTTCCAAAATTTAATTTCTGTTTTACCATTACATATATTGGAGCTTTCTCTGGATCAAATCCAGTGGATACTTCAATATATTCATAATCTGTTATTCCTAAGTTTTTACAAAAGTTGACAGGATCAATAATGGTAGCAGACATAATAACCACATGTTCCGCGCAATCAAAAATGAATTTGGAAAGTTTATCTATTTTAAGTGGGATAAATCTTATCTTTTTATCTATACGCTCTATAAGATATTGAGCATCATAATAAGTATGAATCAGTGTCTCCAAGGATTTTTGAAGATTGGTCAGTTTAGTATATTCGGAACGTCTTTTAGATAAATCAATTCCTCGTTTTTCATTTTTGATAAGATCTTTATAATTTTCCACATTATCGGCAACACTTCTAAGTAATGAAGTTGCCCATGCTAAGACTTTTTGATCTGTTTCCTGCATTGGAAATGATGAAACTTCCGTATTCGTTTTTACTAAAAATGGTAAATCCACTTCACATGTAAAAAGATTTATCAATTGATCTTCCAATTCCGATCCCTCATCACACACAATAACTTTTCTTTTTCTCAAATGAGACGGAAGGGAAAAAAACATACTATAATTTAAAGAGGAAAAAGTACTCTTAAGCATTTCATTTCTATGATTATAGTATGGACATTTATTACATTTCCAACAATCTTGTTTTAACCCTTTCACATATATGCAAGGGGCAATATCAACTGTCATGGAATCATCTAATCCACATTGATAATTTCCTTGCCCTTTTAAGATTCCAGTATCAGGAAAAGTATTTTTATATTGATCTTGTAATGCTTTGGTTATTGTCAATGCATAAACTCCAAAATTTTCATCTTCCATTAAATCTGGGCCATCATCTCCAAAAATTGAATAGTTATCTACACATTTTTTAAAATTTTCGGATGGACCATTTACAACATTTGCCAATGTTTTGGGAAGTAAACTTTTACCACTTCCAGTTGGTGCATTCACAATTATGAATTTTTTATTCTCTCCGATGGCTTTTTCCATCTTAGTGAGAATGATTTTCTGTGCATTGTTTGGTTCGTATCCTTCGGGAAAGTTGAGTAAAAGTCCTGTCATTTGTTCGACTTTACCACGATTTTGATTCAAATCAAGAGGAAAGTGTCAAAACGTAGAGATAACTGTCATGAAGCTTGGAAGCTTCTGATTTGTTCATACATTTCATTTTCCAATACATTTCTTCAGTTCTTGGAATGAATGCAGATAAGGAATAATCAAACAAATATCCATTTGGAATTTTTACGACTTTAAAAGGATAGGGCAACTCATATTCTTTAATATCTCCTCCATTATCTAATTTAAACTTTATGAAAAATTGTTTAGTATTGAATATTTGAATTTTTCCTTTCTTAATGGATTTCCCATCCAATTGAAAATCCACATGTTTAAATATTAAACTTTTTAGTTGGTTGTCAAGTCGTAGCATATTTTTTTATATTCCATCGTTTCTGGTGAGATAATCTCATTTTCTCTTTTGTTTCTTCCGAGTGATGTTTCCCAGAGTTTTTCTTTCCGGCTTCGCTTATTTTTTTCTTGGTTTCATCGGAGTGTTTTCTGCCCAAGTTTGACTTTCCCATTTGTCTTGTTTCTTCTCTCTTTTCTTCGGATATATTTCGAAGTTTTTCTTTGGTTTCTTCGGAGTGTTTTTTTCCCATATTAGCTAGTCTCATTTTCTCTTTAGCTTCTTTGGAGTGTCGTCTCCCCTTTCCAGCCTTTCCTATTTTTTCTTTAGTTTCTTCAGATAATTTTTTTCCTATATTCGCCCTTCTCATTTTTTCTTTAGATTCTTCGGAGTGTTGTCTTCCTATCTGAGACTGTCTTATTTTATCTCTTGTTTCTTTTGAACACGGGCGATTTCTCATTTTTGCTATATGTTCCTCGGATTTAGGCTTTCTCATTTTTTCTTTCGTTTCTTCGGAAAGTTTTCGACCAGTCATATCATTAGAATATTTACATAAGTTGTATCCTTTGTCAACATTGGCAGAATCAAATAGTTCTATATAGTATGATTCTCTTGAAAGAAGACTATCGTTATCTTTTAACTTATCAAAATTTTCGAATATTTCTAGTATTTCAACCGTGAAAGCGTTCCAACCATATTTTATTATAGCATTTTGGAAATAACATTTCCCTTTAGACTTGTTTTCATAACTTTTATGGTTTATAAGTCTAACATGAATGTTTACTGATTTTCCTATATACACTTTTCCATTATCAGAACAAGTTAATTTATAGATACCGGCCTCTTTTGGATATTTAGAATGATCACTCATTCATGTATTTAGTATTTTTAAGCTGGTCTTCTACTCTAATCATATTATAATTACATTACTTTACTGTAATGTCCAACACAGAATCCATAAAATTTTGTTTTTGATCAATTGTCAGGTTGAAAAGTATTTTGTTATAATATTTCCAAAAAGTATCATCGTCAGGTATAGTCTGCCTCAAGTAGCAAGTATCCATGGAAACATTTCTATAATCTTTCATTATAATGTCCCAAACCACCACAATATTATGCTTAATCTCGTCAATTCTCCGAGTGGTTTTCGGAGGATGATATCCCAATGACATTAGGTCATTTTGAGATGCTAGAATATTCATTGCATTTGTGCATAACATTCTTCTAATCTCTGGTCTATTGGGAGCGCGTTCAGGTCTTCTACGTACAAATATTATTTCACAAGAATTATTTGTAAGTATATTTTTAAGTTCTCCTCTTTGAATTTGACGGTCAGATATTTTAATATCCGTCTTATAAGCTTCAACGTCTTGCCATTTATTAGCAAATCTACCCCAGGCGTCTCTAAGACTGCCCCTAGCATCCATGGAAATTTTTTCGTATCTCTGCTTATCGGTCACATATGTTATTTAACCTTCTCCTTACAGACTCCGAACATTCGTTGTTCGTTTAGAAAAAGTCCCTTTTTAATAGTTCCGTGTCCTTCTACTTCAATATTTGAGATTTGGACTCCCATATTGGCAGGAAACATGACAATTTCTCCAACTTCAGTGTATCGAACATTTGGACCCTTGAGAATTACAATTCCTTTTCTCCAAGCATTCATGACATTATTGATGGGAATTGCGATACCTCCTCGCATGATATATTCCACACCATCATCTGATCCTTGTAAATCGCAAAATTCCAGAAGCATTACATCGTCCATGAGACGAGATAACATATATTCATCCATTCCAAAATCCGTAGGTAAAGACTTATCAGATAAGTCAATATGAGAATGTAGAGGTTTTAGTTTATCAATCGATACTGTAGGTTCCATAGTCATACTTATTCATATTTTCCATCATGTCAAGTTCTCTCTTTGAATAAAAATCGGGAACAGTTCGCGATTCAACTTTTTCAGATTTTGACTTTTTAATATATTCAGATTTTCTTCTTTTCAGAAGTGGAATGACATTATCAAAAAATCTAAATTGATCTTCTATAGTGGTAAAAATATTGGAATAAACATTTAAAGTGTCATTTATGTAATCACAGTATGTTCCTCCATTGTAATAAGAAAAAGTTTTGGTCGTAATAAAAGGAACGAAGTTAGCCAATAAATCGGCATCTAGATCTTGTTTGTTCTTTTTATACATTAAATAATCAATTGTGGTAAACATATGGTATGGTTATTTTAGCGTCTGAATTATGTGTTATCGGAATTTTCATTTTGACTTTTTTATATAAACTATCAAGTTTCAAAAATTTAAAATATTCTTCAAAATCTGGTTCAATCCAAAATGTCTTACCCACTAGTCCCATGGTTTTCAATTGATTGAATGCTATCTCTTCCAGACTATCCGGATTTGAATTACAAGATAAGTGATAATTGACTCCTCCAAAATTATAAACATAATCTTTATTATCCGGATTATTTTCAACCCAGATATTATCTATCAGTTTATTGAAAAACTCTGTGTCTTCTCCTATCCAGGTTTTCTCTTGATACCCATTTAATTTAAACCATTCCGATTTTCTAAAAGAAATATCATTTGGAGTTCCATCGGCAGTGGTAAATTCATCTCCATATATTATATATGTACTATAATTTCTATACGCTTTGATATTTTCATCAGAATATTTCTGAATATGATTATTCATTCGATTAGGAAGAAATACATCATCATCGTCCCAAGGAAAGATAATATCATAATGCCCAAAAGCCGTTCCCAGGTTTCTTTTTTCTCCTATAATCATTCTTTGAGAACAATTTAATATAGTCACCATTGGACTGGCACATTTCAATTCAATATTTTTATCATCATTTACAATAACTAAATGCTTATCGCTATATTCTTGATGAAGAAAACTGGCTAACATTCTACCTAAGTATGGTAGTCTTCCGTAAGTGGGGCAAACTGCAAGAGCGGTCATATATTAATTCGAGTCATATTTGGAAGATATATATCTTCACAATCTATTCCCAAAAACCATTTATCCGGAACTATCACTTTATTCATTTTTCCTAAAAGTGCTGCCCACCATGAAAACGAGGAATTGCTGCAAACAATATTATCATGCTTGCTCATCATAGTCAAGTCATTTAATTCCGAAGAAGTCTCAATCAGATTGAATTCCTCGTTTTCAAATTCTTTAAGAACTATGTCGGGACTGTCCGTAAAAACATTTATCTGGTATCCCGCAAATTCTCTAAATCGGTCTTTAAAATACTCTGTATTGCAAATATAATGTATGGGGAACTTTAAATAATCCCCTCGTCTAATATGAAAGGCCACATTTTTTTTCTTAATGAATGATGTATTAACTTCTGGAAGACTTAATTTTTTAATAAAATCTTCCGTATAATTCTCGAAATACTTCAAAGATTGAAAATATCCATGTAATGATGCACTGTAATTTGGATTTGGATTTGGAAGTTCATCATAATTAAATCTCTGCTCACTAATTATAGTAGGGACATCTAAAGAACATTTATATTTGAAATTTTGAAAAATGGATCTTTGATATTCAAAGGGATATTTTCCCTGTGATGCTGTCCATTGCGTAGGATCTATGAACAGTTTTCTATTGGTCTTTTTAGCATAGGCATATGCGGCAGCAACTATGAATAGTTGATTTCCAAGTCCTCCCACAACAGTAGCATAACAATTATTATCTGACATATAATGCATCTCCCCAGCCACAGCCAGTATCAACTTCTTCCACTTTATTTAATCCCTTGGATAATAGAAATTCCGTTATCTCCTCGATCATTGGACATCCGGCATACATTTCTCTATAATTGACTTCCGTGAATACCGCATCAATATATTTCCAATCAGTAAATCCTTGCATAGCTTTCAACTCTGCTCCTTGGATATCGAGATTAATAATGTTAAAGTCTGAACTCGGGCGATAACCATCCATGATATCCATAATATTATCTAAAGTTTTGGTAGTCATTTCAATTCTTTGAGTTTCTACGATGTGTGGATATATTTTAGAGTGATCCTTTAACTCTAAAATAGAAGAAGACTCTCCATTATTAGTTATTATGAATTGTATAACCTCTTTCTTATTGGAAATTGCCGCATTAGCAACATATACTAAATCATCTATATCAGATCTAGTCAGAAATTCATCCACTAATTTTTTATTAGCTTCAATAAAAAGCATATGCTTAACTCCTGCCTTTTTATATATTGGATATTCCTCTGCTTTATGCATACCTACATGAATTACTCCCGTAGGGGCAATATTATATTTTTGTAATAGATTAAATTCGAGTAACATTATATTATTTCTACTGACCAGTTAGTGCCTAAATTGACCAGCCCGGTTCCTGAAAAATGACCAACATCGGACAAGTCATATTTTTCATCTTCCAAACTATTCCACCAATTATTCATTTTTACTGGATTGGCCCCACTTACAATTACCGACCAATTGGGCAGAATATCGTCTAATATAAGAATTCCTCACCAACCCTTTTCTCTAAGAAAAGTTAAAAATTCTCGGTCTTTAATTCCATCATGAGGATCTACATTAATAAGTAAAATGTCCACTAAATTCCAATCAATAGTTACATCTTCCATAAAATTAGAAATTCTAAATTCTAAATTATCTTTAACTATTTGGGATGCTCCTTGTTCTAAAATATCATAAGATATTACTTTATTTTTAGGATTAAATGATAGAGCCAATGCAGATTTTCCATATCTGGTTCCTATTTCCATTATCAAAGCATTATCTACCAATGTACTCAGATATGCATAAAATTTATACACTTCAATACCGGCCTTTGAAAAATCTGGCCCATCTACAGTAGATAGTTCTGATAATTTGGTCAAATCAATACTATCCACTTCAGATTTAATTATTTTTAATTGTTTTTTATTCATGAGTTATAAATTTTTTTAATCCCTTCTTGTAGAGTTGTCATTGGCGACCAGAAATCTAATATATATGGATCTGGTTCATTCATCGCATTCATCTGAGTCTCATCTTTTCTAGTTGATGGAATTATATCACATCCTGAAATATTCTTCACACAATTAGCAACATCTAACATTGTTTTCCATTGAAAACTTGTTATATGGAAATCCTTATTCTTATCCAGTTTATCATAATGTTCTGTGAGAGTCAATAGACATTCCGCACAATCTTCAGCGTAGAGTAATTGTCTGGATTCCGTTCCATCTGTTCTCATTTTAATTACTCCGTCTCTTTTTGCCATATTGCAAAAATCCGTTATAACATGTGATTTCAGTTCATCTTCTTCTGGTCCATAGACATTCCACAGTCTAACCACCAATCCTCCAAGATCTTTCGTAATAGTTTCTCCTACCTTTTTCAATGTACCATACATGGAGTATGATAATTCTGACATTTGGGAAGAAGTAAAAATAAATGGAGTTTGGGTTATATTAAGTGCTTGAAATGTATGAGACATTATATCCATATTATTTTTTATAAAACCAAAAGTGTTTTGATATTTTTCCAAATATTTCGCTCCGCCTACATCGCATGCAAAATAATATACAAAATCACAATTTGACATAATCCTTATTAGCTTGTCATTAATTACTCTTAAGTCCTGACATAATTCTTTTTTAATATCCCATTCTACTACTTCATATCCCTTTGATCTTAGATATTTACAGGTTGGATGTCCAATTTGTCCTGATGATCCTAATACTAATATTTTCATTGATTATATTTCCAAAATTTATCAGATGGAGATACGATATTAAATGATTCGTATCCCATATTTAATAACCATGTTTCGCAATTACTAAGAGAATCAGATACCATGGTAGGGTGAGTTTCTAAATATATTATCGGCTTATACTTATCAATAATTTGTTTTGCCCCCCGCAAAACATCATATTCAAATCCTTCCACATCTATTTTAATAAACGAAATTTCATCCGTGATAAAATCATCCAATCGTACAATTTTAGTTATGCCTTCTTTTAAGGATATCTCAGTGGAGTATGTGCCTACCACTGTACATGTACTGTTGACATCTCCACATGCTAAGTTATACAATGATATTTGGGTTATATTATTTTTATCTATTGTATCTTTAATAAGACTATAATTTTCAATATTTGGTTCAAAGGTATGTATCTTATTAAAATATGGGGACAGCGGAATTGAATATGAACCTATTTCCCCTCCAACATCAATCATATTTTTGGATTTATTTGCAATACTAGATATAATAAATTCTAATTGTTCGGTGTCCCACCCTATTCCAGATTTTATCAAATGAGATACAATATGAGTATTTGTCGGAACGTCATATATAAAAAAATCAAAGTTTCTATACCTTACACTTATCTTAGGTTTCATAATTTTTCTAAAATTTTTGAAATATAATCATCAGTGTGAATATATTCTTTACATAGATTAAAGTTCTCTTTTGCATATTTTAAGTAATCTTTATATGGTCTTAAATTGCCAAGAATATAATCCAACTCTTGAACAGTGTCAAAGAAATGCATACCTCTAATATCAAAGTATTCTCCGATGTTGGGACATCCCCAAAAAATAGGAATTGTTCCCAATCTAAAACAATCTAATAATATTTCAGTAAAGTAATTATTGATTTTAGAATTCATCACTGCAATACTAAATTCATAATCTATTAAAGGTTCTGTTTTTTCCTTGAATGGTTTAAAGGCATATCCCCACAAATCAAAATTATATTTAGCATGCAATCTATTCACAATCTCTCCTCTAAATCTGTGACCTGTACTCATTGATTTTCCAGACGATATTAATGATATGTGTTTAGATTTTTCATAAAAATTCGCAATTGAATCGGGCACTCTACTTTGCCCCACAATATATTTTACATATTTTGATCCAGTTTTTAATAACTCCTCCTCAAAGGTTAATATATAATCAAACTTATCTTCTATTTCCTTTATTTTAGAATATGTATAAGGATTAATTGCGGGAGGTTCCATCAACCATGCTACTTTTAATCTGGATTTTACTTGATCTACTACCGGATCAAAAATCATATTTTCAGTGAATACTGTTATCCCATCAAATTCCATCTTAGAGTCAATCCACTTAATGTTTGTTGGTGGATAAATGTAGGTGGAGGTAACTTCACCTATCATACCTCTGGTATGTTGGAATGCTAAATCAAATAAATTAACTTCTATCATCTGTTATTTTTAATAAAGATTTGTAAATTACGTTGATAATGTGGATTTTCCAATCGTATAGAATTATCATGATTTAAATGCCAACATATAGCATCTTTGTCTGACAAATAATGTATTTTATTTTGTCTACATGATCTTTCTTTAAAGTCAGTGTCCTCAAAACCCCAGCCAATAAATGATTCATCATATCCTCCGATTTTTTTAAATGCCTCTTTAGATATTATATTACATCCACCAGGAGAAGTATCAGATGCAAATTCTAAATATTCCAGTTCTTTAGAAAGTAGCAATAATTCAAAGTTAAAAGTATTTAAAAATCTAGGAAAGTATTCCTGTTTCACATTAAAGAATGTACCATTAAAAGGATATATGTGATCATATTCCCCCCGTAGTATTTTATCTTGGGCCTCTTTTAAAAAACGAGGTTCTATCAATACATCTACATCATAAAAACATAGTAATTCTCCAGTAGCATAATTACTGGCGGCATTGAAAGAGGCCGATTTTTTAAAATGATCATCATTCTGAAAAAATAATGGAACTATATTATTTACATTATTTTTAAACTGTTCCATTTCATCATCTACTTTATTATTATCATTGATTATAATTAATTGACCATAATCAATTTTTTCAAGAAAAAATCTACATATAGTTCTTAAATTAAAAGCCCTATCTAAAGAATCTTTTCTATAGTGTATTATAAAAGAGGTATTGGTCAAGTCAAATTTACTCATTGGAATATATTTTTAATATCTATCGGAACTAAATATTCTGTTTCCTTAAAATATAATTGTTCAATGTAAAGCCCTAAATCAAAAAGACATTTATGGGGATGTGTTCCCCCAAAATCAATATCAGTATCAGCTTGAAAAGGATCATATTTTTTCGCTCTCCAAGACATTCCCCCGTAATGTTTAAAGAACTTATTTTCTAAATTCACATCTCCGATAAGTAGATTTTCTTTTGTTATATCCTCGAACATAGTCGAACCAATATCATATACTCTTGGAGGATTTGTTAATCTGGCTTTGCTTCTTTCTGTTCTTTCTCTATCAAAAAATTTAATTTTATGCTGTTTTAATTGATATAAATCCATAAAACAATACCAAGGTTCAACCCTGGGATATAAGCTTTTTCCGGCACAATCGCCTACTACTTTACCCATTAAAGCTAAATTAGAAGACTTGAATTTCTCAAATGCGGGGGAAAAATCTTTTAGAAATAATACATCAGAATCTACTAATAATACATATCGAGTAGTTATTTTAGTTAATCCCAAATTAATAGCTTCTCCGTGTATTCCTCCTCTAAAATTATAATATGGAATGCCATATTTCTTCAAGTCATCAGAATCTATGGTCGAAGTGTTCATAACTACTACTTTAGGTAAATTTGAAGAAGTATGTTTTAAAGATTTTAATAGATTTACTATTAATCCAGGTGTATTATAGTTACATGTCAATAATGTTAAATTCATAATTAATATTCTATAGCTAATATATCTTCTATGTCATACGGACTAGACTCATACCAAATGACCGCATCGGGTTGATATCTTTTAATAAGTTTTACCATATTGGGAAAATTTAAAGACTCATTAAACTCTCTATATAGTCTCATATCATCCACATAGATAAGTTCTCCTTTTACTTCTCTGCTCAAAATAGTTTCCAATTCTTTCATTAGAGGAGATTCCTCTACTCCAAATCCAGTATCTCCTCCGCTATAATGCCCATCCAGCCAATAAGTAAATGGAATATTAGGATTATTATCTAGTAATTCTTTAAGTTTAAAATAAGAATCCCCTAAAATTAAATATACATTACTATTATTTTTAAATTTTTCTACACACTCATTGAAATAATTATCCACTAACTCTATGGAATATATTTTAGAAAATCCTGACATTAATGCCAATTGAATTCCTATTCCTGTATGTGATCCCGTTTCAATAAATTCCGCTGTCCTTCTTTTAAAAAGTTGATTTCTCATAATATTAAAGTGTTATTATTCCTATTCCTGCCCACTCTTTATTAAGAGAAAACTCATTAATTTGTGATGGTGGATATTTGTCTTTTAAGTCTCTCCAAAACTCTCCCACATGACAACCATGAGTGTTATGAAAATCTGAGATTGCTATATCGTGAAATGCAACTATAGTTTCTTCCTTCAGGAAAGGTAAAATATTATAGAAATCTGCTTTTACTCCTTCATAAGAGTGATCACCATCAATAAACACAAAATCCCATTCATATCTAGAAAAATATTCATCCATTTTTGGATCATGACTATCTCCTCCTACATATAAATATCCTTCTCCTAATTGAGAAGGATCAAATCTACAAGGATAATTATTATCTATAGTAATCATGTTCTTGGCAAAATGATTTAAATACCAAGACGACCCCCCATCATAACATCCAATTTCTAAAATATTTTGAGAATATCCCTTCTCTTTAATTTTAAATATAAGCCACTCCCACTCTTCTCTAATCTGCTGTATTTTTCTGGTGGTTGCTCCGATCCATAAAGAATCTAAACTATTTTTCATGATTTTTTTTTATTTGCTTTAATGAATTTATCACTTCTTTCTCAGAAGTCAATGGTATTTGTGCGGGTAGTAGTCCATGCTTGGTTACAAATATCTTATCTGCATCAATCATCATTTCTTTATGTCGGGGATTTGATGAAATTGTAGATTTTTCTATTGACCATGGATCATCCTCTAAATAAAAATCTGAGTGGTCAATATCTGCAAAATACCAAAATGGAGGATGCATTCCCGCTTTAATAACTTCATAAGTATGATCTACGTGCTCGCAGGCATTGTAATATCGTTCATCAAGTAGTCCTACATCTTCTAAACATTTTCTAGAGTAATATGAGAATGCGCCCACACAATGAGGGTACAGTGGAATCCTAAGAGGACCATAATCCATTATAAATCGAGGATTTGGCATTGGAGTATCTACCCCGCAACCATAAGTCTTATTCATTACTCCATGTTGGGAATAATTGAAATGTTGAATACCAGAAACCTTAGAAGCTTCAATATATTTTTCAAATACTGAAGAATCTCTGATGCAAATATCGTCTTCAATTAGAAATATATGGTCGCATCCATCAATTAGTAGATCTCGAAGACAATAATTTTTCGCTTTTCCTACCCCTTTATTTTCATTGGCCAGCACACATCTATGTGATCCGTTCCAATTGAATAACATATCTTCAGCATATCCCCCATCACCAAAGGGTCTTTCGCCTTTAACATCCTCAAAAACTACCAATCGATCAATAATATCTTCGCATTGAATTAAAGATTTATGTAATTTCTGAAATATATTTTTTCTAGAGCAGGTCACTATTCCTATGCCAATTCGTTCATTATTTATCATTTTCTGGTTCCTTTATATAGTATTTTACAGAATCGGATTCCCATTGATTATCGTACATGTCCTTATGGGCTTGACATGAATGGACCCAATTCCAATCAATATTATCATCTCCATAATCATAACATTCTTCGCCAACCACTTCAACATCTCCCCAACATTCTCCATATTTTTTCTCATCTCCTATATTAAAATAATAACAATCATCTCCACAACAAGCTTTTGGATTATAAGATTTAGAGGGCATTATTTTTTAAATTCTTGTATAATTTTCTTAAGTCTCTCATCGGCGGCCTTTTCCTTTTCCTGTTCCTTCAACATTTGCAACATCATGTCATTATTGGCAGGATCTAATATGCTATCCTTAGTTTCAATAAGATCACCATTCTGGTCTAGAAATTCACCAATAAACATTAAACGATCATCAACGCTAGAGAAACTATCATCAATTGCAATTATTGCAGGACAATCCTCTTTTGGATAGAATAAATCTAGTTCTAAATTTTCCATATATTGATGAAACAAATCCGTAAATACTGCCTCCGTTCCTTTGACAAATTCTTTCTTAACATCTCTTACTCCATCTTCAACTAATTTAATTTTTGGATTATATTTGATCCAAAATATAATATCAATATCCTTTAAAGATTCTTTTACTAAAGAAATGGATGCGGCAGTGACTTCATCAGAAATTTTTCCAAGCGCATTTCCTTGTAGGGTGTATGACAGGTTGTCCCAGGAACAACGATCATATATTGTCTTCGACCCTTTTGGGCGACTCTTTTGCTCCACCATCATCCAATCTAAAATCAACAGTTGAGACTCATCCGAAGTATTTGTGGAATGCCCAAGATTATTCTCAATTAAAATATCTCTATAAGTCTTCATGGGATATTGATACATTGGCCACCTTCTCTTAAAAGCATCGACCAATGTTGATTTTCCAACCCCGGCCGATCCAGATATACTTACTCTCATATAACAATAATTTACCACATTTTTTTAATTTGTCAATTGGTTTTTGTAGATTTACCATCCAAAATTTTTTTGATCCGTCTTAGCAATTTATAGTTTTTACATCTATGATAGAGGGTACTATTAGTTTTAAAAGTATCATAACAATCATAATTACTAGACTGGTCTAAACAAAGTAAAATATTATCAGATTTAGTTTTAAATTTTCTAGTAAAAATAATATTAGAAAAAGATAAATGTGATCGTCTATTCATTTCCGAGAATAAACTATTATTTATTATAACTGGTTTCTTTTTTATCGGAAAATGAAAAATCTTCTCTTGTTATCTATCTATTCGAAATTTTCCCACTATATACTTACATAATTCACACCTAACAATGTCAGACTCCTCAAATTTAAAAGACACTATCCCCATATTTTGGGAATCATAATCATTAAATATTTCATATACTTTTTTAAATCCAGAATCCTTAATATCACATTGATCAGAATCCCCACACATAATAAGTTTTGTATTGTCACCAATCCGACTCATTATCAATTTATATGCATCATAATCTAGATTTTGACATTCATCCACCACCACATACATATTTTTCCATGATGCCCCTCGAATATAATTAATTGGAAGAGCTTCTAATTTTCCAGAGGCCATAACTAACGGAAGATGTAAAGGCTCAATCAGTTCTTCACATTTACTATCTAGTACATGTCTCCAAACTTCCATTTTTTCTTCGAGCGTGCCTTTCAAAAATCCCAATCCTTTTTGAGAACTTTCTACTACAGATCGCATGAAAAGCATCTTATTTGTGGATTGTTTCAGTAACATGGTCAAGCCACAGTAAACAGAAATCAAACTTTTAGAAGTTCCCGCTACCCCATCAATCATCACAACTTTAATATCAGGATCTAAAATTACATTAATTAATGCTTTCTGTTTTTCCGTAAAGGAGTAATCTCTTTTTCTAAATTTAAAATCCAATTTAGCATAATTATGAGCTAACGCGGTTTCTATCTCAATATTTTTAACTTCTTTACGTCTCGCCCTGGGGGTAGATTTAGTTGCCATGTGATATTATTTAATCTCTTAGTTAGAGAAAGCAATTTTAGTTGAAGGTGTGCTTATTCTCAGAAGTTCCCCAAGAAGTTCCTTCAAACCAACCTGTTCCAGTAGAACTATGATTTTCTAATGGGACAGGTCTTGGACCTCTTTTGGAAGGAGTTGATACTGTTACTGGATCGGGTAGAATCTCAATCACTGGAAGTTCTACGGTAGTTTCATCTAAGGATTCTACTTGTTCAGTAATGGTTTCTTTAAGTCCGTTTGAAATTAAAGAAAAGTTTTGGTCTGTTATTGCTACGATTTCTATGTTCATAAAAATCTAAAGTAGCATGAAATTTCTTAATGTCAAGGGGCTACAGAAGTAACCGGAGTTGCAGGAGCAACTGGCGTATTTATTACTTGAGGATTTGGTTTTGGAGGACGAGTGATAGTCTTTCCTTTAAATGCCTTAATTTTTTCTGGGTTATTTCTCAGATTTTCTATAATGCTTCCATACTTATCCACAACTAAAGGAATATCTAAATCTCTTGGTAGAGTAGATACTTCCATTTTTTTACTTGTGGGGTTGAATGCCATTTTATTGACAGTGACAAAGAATGTTTGTTTTTCTTTGGAAAATCCTCTTGGCATTGGAATAGGTTCAATTTGGCCCTCTACTACATATCCTCTCATATGTAATTGATCTGAGATATATTTTTCAGTTGGGGTGGTAGCCTTGATTATATTTTGATTTAATTCTTTGGTGGCATTTGCTGTTGCAGCAAGTGGATTATATACTGATGGAGCTACATGTTTAGCCGAAAATTTTCCAACTTCCCATCCAGCTTTCCCAGCACTTTTCAATCCTTGCCCAAACTTTGACCAAAATCCCTCCGATAAAAGTTCCTTTTGAGTTAAATGATTCATACCGATACCTCCAAATTCTTATCTGCTACATTTAATAAACTAACATCAATTAGAGCATCAAGTTCTGTTGTGGATTGCTTACTTTTTAGTTTACCTAACCTACATTTTTCTTTAGTCTCTTCTGAATGTTTAAACCCACGGGCATTAGAGTTGCCAATTCTGGCCAAACTTAACTTTAATTTGGTTTCTTCGGAGTGTTTTGTCCCGAGTCGAAATTGTCTCAGTTTACTTTTCTGTTCTTCTGAAAGTTTTTTTCCAGTATTAATTTGTCTTAGGTGTTCTTTAGTCGCTTCAGAATGGGGGGTACCGGCTTTTCCAAGTCTAGATTGTCTAATCTTTTCTTTTGTTTCTTCTGAAAGCTTTCGTCCTAATTGACCTTGACTTATATTTTTTCTCGTCTCTTCAGAATTTGGTATTCCAGTTCTATCGGTAGAATACGAACATATATTATATCCCTTAGAAGTATTGGTAGAATCAAATAATTTTATATAATATGCTTCTCTTTCAAGAAGAGCGACGTTGTCTTTTAATTTATCAAAATTATCGACAGTTTCTAATATCTCGATATTAAAATAATCCCATCCATATTTTATTATAGAATTTTCAAAATATCCTCTCCCCTTAGATTTTTTTTCACAGCTTTTATGATAACTAAGTCTAAAATAAATATTAACGGACTTTCCTATATATACCTTTCCATTCTTGACACAAGTCAATTTATATATTCCCGCTCCTGTTGGATATGATTTCATACATTTTTATAATCTGCCTCTAAATTTTTACTGGCTACATCTATCAAGGATACATCCACAAGTGCGTTGAGATTTGTCTGTATAAAATTCTTACCAATTAGAACCTTATGAACATTATCTTTTCTGTCTCCTATGGAAAACGGAATGTCTTTAAAAATCTTATTTCCAATTTTTACATTCAGAAGGACAACCGGACGTTCTTCCGTATTGCCTGCTCCAAGGTTAATTGTGATTCTACTGGATATGGGCTTTTCCAAAACGATTGCCTTGTCGGTGGTAAAGCGAACAAGTTTTCCATCTTGTTGGATATCCTCCCCGTGGAGAACATTAAATGCGCCATTACCAGTATCGAGCTTTGCTTTAAGTTGTCCAATTTCATCAATATAAATGGTTTCTTCCAAACCAAGAATAGTTTTTTCTACAAAATATAGTTTGAAAGATTTCATGTTTCATTACAGGGCGATGCCATCATTTGCGAAGTCTGCTCCATGATCTATTTGGTCCCAAATATCACAGACATAAGTTGCGGCCTTGACTAATTTGGCCAGCATCCAAGGTTCTAGTTCAACTTCTGAACAATGTTGAAGAATCATATCGGAATATTTGGCAAGTTTTTTAAGTTCTATCATGACAAGTTTATCAATTTCATCTTCCCCCACATCACCATCATCCATAATTCCATCTAAATCATCATCAGATAGTTCATCAGATTCAAATTCGTCTCCAACCCCTAAATCTTGATCACTTCCCAAAGATAATACAAGTTCCTGTTCATCCTGGCCACCACCAAAACTCATAGGCGCACTATATGCTTCCCACATTAATTCATTATCTTTAAATCTCATAGTATTATTTAATCAAGTGTTGGTAAATCTTTTTTAAATTCAGTTTCCCCGGTTTCATTGGAAATAATACTTAAAATTTCCGGCATTGCTTCCTCTCTGGCATTTTTAACCAATCCCTTTTGGAAGGCATCTCTAAGATTATTAAGAGTCATTGTTTCCTCTGGATCAGGTTCATGAATGGTAGCATCAATTAATTCGTTTATATAAGAATTTTCCAATTCCGGTGTCAAAGCTAATTCTTCCGATGGATTTGGGGTATTTGTTCCTGATGGTACTTGTGTGAAGTTAAAATTAATCATTCTTAAAAGAATAGGTAATACGTCAGTTTTCGGATTTATATACTTATCTTTTACTAAAAGATCCTTCATTTTATTAAGAAGAATCACCTGTTGGGGAGTTGGAGTATATAATGCGCCATAGATTAATGCTTCCACGTACTTATTTTCTGCCAATGATGTCGGAGGAGCATTATCTTCTTGTGGAGGTTCTGGTTCATCCGTAGGTGGTTGAGAGGGATCAGGGGCAGGAGAATCTTCCGGCGCAGTAGGCGTAGTCATGGAAGGATCATCGCCCTGTTCTTTGATAACCCTAAGATAGTAATCCAGTAATTCTAAAGTTTTTGATTTCATTGAATAGGTTTAACAGGACGCTGTAATTCCTTTTGAAGATTTTGAGTGCGAACTTTAGCATTTTGAATTGCCTTTGGAGCAAGTTGCTGTTGCTGTTTTGCTATCTGGGCAGCTTGTGGTTGTAATTTATTAGTGTCATCTTTGGATATGTCATTAACTAAATCACTTTCCTGTGACTCTTCTTCCTTATTGGAAACAGTGACACAAACTGTGCGGTGACCCGTATCAATATACAACATATCGGTATTTTTCACCAAAGAGACATGAATACCTTTCGATTTTAAAAAGTCTATTAATGCCCATTTAGGATCACCAGAGGTTTCAGGATTTAATTGCTCCAATAGTTCTAAGAATCTACTCATGCAACTATTTAATCCCTTTAACTACAAATAGCCATTTTATTTGCTATATCTTTGAAATAGTTATCTGATAATGCTTTGAATCCTTCTTTCTCTAGGTATTTCTTAATATGCCTAAATGTCTTGGGTTTTGTCTCTGCTTCAATATAAACTTCAAATTGATCTACTAGAGTAATATCGTTGTCTTTTAGCTTACCTACAAAAGTGTAGAAATCCCATACCCCATTCCAGATTTTAATTCCAAAAATCCTTTTAACCTTTTTTATTATAGAATTGCGAAATACATCCTTTGATAAGGTGTCATTATAAAGCATTAATTTATTATCATATGGATATGTTCTAATATATTCACATAAATTATTTAAAAAATAATGTGTATAAATTGCTTTATTAAACTTATTAGAAAAATCAAATGTTATTGGCAACCCTTGATTTAAGAGATATTGCCCTACCATTTTATTAGTAGAATTAAATATTTGATCAATTGATTCTACTGTAACTCCAAATCTCCTCATCCAAATGCTCATAAATTGAGGTTATCACGGTTTCTTTCAATGTCAACATATCCCTTTGGACATTTTACCAATCTGCAATTTAATATTCCATTATAGAATGTTGGGTCAATAATAGCATTAAATTCCATTTGCCAGGCTAGTTCTGAATAAGTCATATGCCATTTTGATGTACACATTTCTATTACTACTCTTCTAAAATTTTCTATACCATATTTTTCAATATCTTGTAATAATTCTTTGGAAGATCCCCAATATTTTTCCACATCATTATCTTTCCATACAATTTTATCTCTTTTTCTAGTATTGTTTTTCTTTAATCTTGTCTTTTTAAGTAATTGTTTTTTTCCTATATAGTACTTTTTTATTGGTGGGTCTATAGTATTTTCTTTATAATTATTAATAATAATATATATAAAACCTATATAATTAGTAGTATCTTCAGGTAATCTCTCCCAGGTTGTCATCTAATTATATACCGTATTATTGTTATTGTCAAGTATTTTTAACTATTTTTATTTTTTTCAATAAAACCTCTTGACTTTAGTAATTGTTAAATTAGTTAATGGGTGTAGCGGGCGGGCTTTGGTAGTAATAAGAATTATAATAACAATAATAAATATTATAACTACTAATGTTATTACTATTATTAGTAGTTATAAGCGAAAACTGTTAGACTTTTCTCCGAACTTTGCCTTTTCTCTTAAGTTTTCCCTTTCGGGTTTGTATAGCTCCTAAAACTTTTGGAATTCTTGTATCTCCCTTGGCATAATTATCTCCATTTTCAATTGCTCCTCCATGTGTAGGACTTCCCCCTACAACACTTCCCACATCCATCTCAACCAAAACACTTTCCATGTAAAGGTTTGCTAATTTATCATGGTCTTCAATTGTTAATCTCATGTTTTTATTTAAGAAATATATAATTCAAATCTATTATGAATGTGTTTTATTTTTCCAGAAGATAATTGGGAAGCATATGATGAATGAATATTAAATTCTTTACAAAATTCTGATTTTTTATTAAATTGTAATACTGTGTTGGTTAATTTATCATATATTTTTATGGGTTTATATTGACTGATATTATTAACTGATAATTTATATCTACCATTTTTTATGGATTGTAGACTTCCTTTTTTTAATCTAGAAATAGAAGTAGTGTTTGTTTTTAATTTATTCGCACAATCAGTAACAGATTTAAATTCAATATAGGTATTTTCGACGGTATCATATAATTTAAAATATCTTTCTTGTTTATCTACTAAAAACCCTGTTTTTCTGGGATTTATATTTATAATGGACGGATCTGTGTTTTCTAAAACCCATTGTCCAGAAATATGAGATTTTTTACCTTTTATTAAATAAGATACAGTGGATTTATGAACATTTAGAAAAAGGGCGGCTTCTTTTTGTGTTTTAAATTGAAGTACATTATTAGTATTGATATTTTTTATCTTTACTGATGGATTTTTATTATATTTCCCAGATATACCTCCAAAATTTTTTATATTGTAAAGTTGTGGTTTATATTTTTCGATTATGTTTTTTTCTATCTTTAATATTTCGATTTCATCACTGGAACATATAATATGGTCATGAGTCCAGTTTTTATTTATATGTTCTCTAACTAATGGATTACTAGATTTTTTAAAATGTGAAGCTATTCTGTTTTTATAGTCTCCGGTTTTTCCCACATATCTTATAATTCCATCTTGATCTTTTAATATATAAACGTAATATTCAGTATACATGATTATATTTACTCGTTGGAGTAGATTTTAAAATGGAATATTTTGCTAAAATATTGACATTCGTAAAAAGTGTGATATATATTCTAATATGAACTCAAATTTACTATCTAAATACCAGTTACAGTACACAGAATTCTGCGATATAACTGACTTCAATTTAGAACAAAGGGCTAAAAGAGTTCCTGCGGAAAAGCATTTTTGGGTTTCTCGGTTGATTGAGACTAAGATTGCCAAGGGAAAGCTTATCAAGGAAAAGAAAAAGCTTTGGAATGATGAGGCGACCAAAATGATTGAGTCGAGTCCGGTATCAAATATTACCAAAAAAACTCTTGAAAATATCGACACTCCTCTATTGTCCGAAATTAATGATAAAATTCAGGAATTGGAATATCTTATAGAATATTTGGAACTACTTGTAAAGTCGGTTTCATTCATAGCACAGGATATTAAAAATATTATTGATATAAAAAGGCTCGAAGAGTCTTAAGTTGTATATTTAGGAATATCTTCGATGATAAACTTTATAAAAGATTGGAAAGCGAATAACATATGCCATATATTAAACAAGATACAAGAAAACTTTTAAAGGTTCCTGGGGTTAAACCAATGTGTGCGGGAGATTTGAATTATAAAATTCATGATCTACTAAACGATTATCTTTTTCTTAAACAAGAATCATATCAAACTTACAATGATATTATAGGAGTTTTGGAATGTGTGAAGCAAGAAGTTTATCGTCGTAGAATTGCTCCTTATGAAGAAATTAAGCTAACCCAAAATGGAGAAGTGGATTTTTATAAATGATAACTTTGGATTATGATGAAAAATCGAGAAAGGGAAAATTGAGTTGTGAAGACTCCTCAATTTTCGGTTTGATTCGTAACCATTTTTCCGTTAAAAAGGCGGGAAGTTATTATATTAAAAAAGTCAATAAGCATATTCCTGATAGAGATTATGCCATCGGATCTAATGGATCTTTCGATTTTGGATTGGAAGATGATATTCAAAAATTTATTCGAGAAAAACAATTGGGAGAAGTTGAATATACTGAAGCTTTTAGAAAACGAGTATATGTTCAATTCGGAATAGTTTTATCCATGTCGGATACTCTTAGATATGATTTAAGAGAATATCAAAGAGAAACATTGGAATGTGCTTTCTCTAGTCATCACGGAACCATCGTAAGTGCCACAGGATCAGGTAAGAGCTTGTTGCAAGCATCCCTCTTGCAGACTTACAAGGAAAAGGTTTCGGATGATTTCAAGTGCCTCCTGGTCGTTCCTGGGTTATCTCTGGTAGATCAACTTATGGGAGACTTTGAAGATTATGGAGTAACATTTACATATTCAGGCTGGACGGGTGGGACGAAACCTCAGGACACTCAGGTAATAATTGCCAATTCTGAAAATTTATGTTCTCAATTTTCAAATTTCAAGTGGTTGACAGAAGTTGATTTGGTTATAACTGATGAGTGTCACAAAGTAAACACTTCCAGTAAATTAGCAAAAGTATTACATAAGATAAAAACTCCTTATAAGTTTGGATTCACTGGAACTCTTCCAAAAGCATTAATGGATAAATGGAAAGTCATTGGAACATTTGGAAGAGTGATTTACGAAAAGAAATCCAAAGAACTCAGAGATGAGGGATACTTATCTAATGCGATAATTAAGATTATTAAATTAAATCATTCCCTTAAAATTAAGGGATATGAGGAAGAACTTCAATTTATTCATGAGTCTTCTTTGAGAAATAATATGATAAAGGTTCTGGTGAAGAGATTGGATAAAAATGTTCTAATTCTTGTCAACAGACTTGAGCATGGTAATAATTTATTGGCCGCTCTTGAATTAGAAGGCAAAGAGGTTTATTTTATCAATGGTGAAATGCCTGTGGAAGAAAGACAGTCCATAACAAATAAGATGGAAATACAGGATAATATTGTCTGTATTGCCATGTCTAAAATATTTTCAACTGGTATAAATATTAAGAATCTTCATTATATTATGTTTGTGTCTGGAGGTAAAAGTTTCATCAGAACTATACAGTCAATTGGAAGAGGATTAAGATTACATGATTCAAAGGATCAACTTGTGTTATTCGATATCTATGATAATCTAAAATATTCCAAGAGACATGTGGAAGAGAGAAAACAATTTTACACAGAAGAACAAATTCCGTGGAAAGAATCGGAAATAAATTTGCTCGGCAAATTAATACTAAAATGACTAGCTATCCAAATGTCGCGGGAATTTATAAATTAACTTGTATATATAATGGTAAAGTATATATAGGTAAAGCTATTAATTTAAATAAACGATTAAATTCACATAGATACTGTGAACGTAGATCTAAAGGTAGATGTTATTTTGAAAATGTGATTATAAAGTATGGATGGAATTCTTTTGTAGTTGAAATTATAGAAACTTTTGAAAATTTTGATAAAACTAAAGATAATAAATTTTTATTAGAGAAGGAGGCATATTATATAGGAGTATTTGAATCCACTAATAAAGATATAGGATACAATATCTGCACCTATTCCCAAGATAGGACCGGATTGGTCCATTCAGATGATACAAAAGAAAAAATGAGCAAGGCTAAACTCGGAAAGCCTTTATCTGATCATCATAAAGAAGCTATTAAAAATAAAATGTCAACTGAAGAGAATAGAGAAAAGATGAGAAATTATAATTTAGGAAAAACTCATTCTGAAGAATCGAAGGAAAAGATGAGACAACCTAGATCCAAGGAAGCTAGAGAAAATATAAGAAAAAGTCGTATGGGTAAGAAGCATACTGAAGAATCTAAAGAAAAAAATAGACAATCTAATCTAGGAAAGAAACGCTCAGATGAAACTAAATTAAAGATGAGACTGGCCAAATTGGGCAAGCCTTTCTCTCAAGAACATAAAGATAAATTAAGAGAATCTAAAAGAAAAACTAATATAGTAATCCCCGTTATTAAAATTGATTTATGAGCGAAACGTCACCAGAAGAATTAAAAAGAATAGTAGATAAATGGAAAGCAGTACTAGATTACAATGGACCCAATTCCAAAGCAATGTTAATAGAGCCTCATAGTACTTGGATAGATGATAGAACCCCAGAACTTAAAAAAGCAGTAATAGTAGAACCAGAATAAATTTATGATTACCAACAAGGAAATAAAGGAAAAGTATTATGTATCCTCGAAGTTATTTCGAGAACAATTGAATGATTATTATGAAAATAATAAGATGATAAATATCTTAGCGGAAAATGTCGTGAAAATAGCAGAGGGACTTAGCTATAATTGGAGATTCCTTTCTTACACTCCCAGTTGGAAAGAAGAAATGGTGGGTGATGCTATCGTAAAAATGTACGCGGCATTGGAATCCAAGAAATTTAAACTTGAATCGGAATTCAATCCATTTTCATATTTCAATAAGATTGCTTGGAATGCATTTTCCAATAGGATCAAAAAGGAAAAGAAACAACATGAGGGGCTTCAGGAATATAAACAAATGATGTATGAAGAGGAAATGAATGATTCCTCTCATGGAGCAGTGTATGTGCGCCCAATGCTTGAACATGATTATGAGGACGGAGGTTGTGATGAATGAAGAACTTCTTAAACGATTGACCTTCTTATTGGATCTTTCAACCAAGAGAGATCATGATATTCAACAAATAATTATTACTAGAACTAAGGATGGTTGGGACGTAGAAGCCAATTTATCCGTGCCTGTTCCCGCCGAAAATATTGAAATTAAATTTTCCTCGAAAAGTGAATTTTGAACAAATCGTAATTTCAATATCGGCGATCTTGTATTTTTCAGTTGGCGTGTCATACTTCCTAAAAGGCCAGTACGCTTGGGCATTGGTGTGGTTCGCATATTCGATGGCAAATGTGGGCCTAATTTTAGCAGAAAAGAAGACATGAAAGATGTTTTTTACTTTACTTTGAGTTTAACCGAAAATGAACACGATATTATGGAAGGTATATTATTTGAAGAATTAGATAAGCGTGGTTACGAGTTAATTTATTATCGACAGTATAAAACTGGACACGTTCCAATGATGCGAGAAGCAAAAACGGATGCCCCTCGATGGGTTGTGTTAGATATTTGCATGGATTTCGGAATATCCATTACGGCGGCAGGATTCTTTTATAAGAATGGAATCATGGATGGGGAAAAATACAATCAAGGATATGAAAATCTTAAATCCTAAAGTAGCGTTATTCTCAGATTTACATTTGGGAATATATGGAAATTCGGAAGCTTGGCTTAAGATTGCCTTGGATTGGGCTGAATGGATTGTCGCTGAATTAAATTTTCATGAAATAAAGGATATTTTCTTTTTAGGTGATTTCTTTCACAATAGATCGGAGATAAGCGTGCAGACAATGCATGTAGCATCAAAGATCTTTGATATTTTAAAAGACTTTAATATTTTGATGGTTATTGGAAATCACGATGCCTTCTATAAGAATCGAAGTGATATTCATAGCTTAGGACTATTAAGTGGACATCAAAATATTACTATTGTTGATAAAAATTATGTAGTTGATGCATTTGATAATAGATTACTATTTGTTCCTTGGAATAATGAACTTCCAGATGAAAAATTCGATTATATTTTTGGTCATTTTGAAATCAAATCATTCAAAATGAATAATTTCAAGATTTGTGATCATGGTCTATCCGCTTTAGATCTCTTGTCAAAGACCGATACTGTATTCTCTGGACATTTTCATCATAGAAATGCCAAACAATATAATGAGGGAGTAATAAATTACATTGGTAATACCTTTCCGATGGATTTTTCAGATGTAGATAATCTGAAAGGATATTATATTTTGGATTTGGAAACTGCTGATTTGCAATTTTTCGAGAACGATATTTCTCCTAGATTTAAAAAACTCTTTGTTTCGAATATTAAGACCTATAAAAAAGATGATATCGAAAATAATATCATCAAATTAATTATAGATATTGAAATGACTGATAAACAAGTTGAGAAAATACAGACGTATATCTCAAAATTCAAACCATTTCAATTTAATACTGAATATAATGTAGTTCAAAAGACATTAGAAGAAGTTGAGATAGATTCTATTGATTTAGCTGATCAGTTTGATGAGTATATTGAACAATTGAAGCTTGAAGAAGAAAAACAGAAGCGTGTGGATAAAATAATAAAAGAACTGCTTTTGCTGAATAGATAATTGAAGAAGAGGCACATTATATAAAAGTAAGTCAAGGATACTAATGAAAAAAATCACATTTGAAAAATTAACTACTCAAAATTTCCTTAGTGTTGGAAATGAAACTATCTCCATTGATTTTCAGGATGGATTTAATCTTATAGTGGGTAAAAATATAGATAGTCCCGAACGAGCCAATGGATCAGGAAAGTCCAGTGTTATTGAGGCATATTATTATGCTTTATTTGGGACTACTATTCGAGACATTAAAAAAGAATTTTGTCTCAACAATATAACAAGAGGAGAGGGTAAAATTCAACTAACATTTAAGGTTCAAACAGATTCTTCCACTAATTCATATAGAATTGAAAGAACTTTAAAGCCCTCGACAGTTAAATTGATCAAGCTTGGAGATATTGATGAAGATATTTCAAAGGATTCTATTACGAATACTAACAAATATATTTGTGAATTGATTGGATCGAATCCTACTATCTGTAAAAGTTGCGATATTTTATCTTTGAGTGATAATATTCCTTTCATGGCGAAGAAACCAGAGGAGAAAAGGAAATTTATTGAAGATATTTTCTCATTGGAGATATTTGGCAAGATGCTCAAAGAATTAAAGGAGAATATTAAGGATAATAAATCCGATCTTTCAATATCCGTAGCCAAGAAGGAAGAAATTGAAAATAGTATAACTTCTCAAAGAAAGCAATACGATCTTCACAAAAAACAATCAGAAGAAAGATCAGAGATTTTAAATAATCGAAAATCTGATTTAAATAATAAAATTTTAAAAACGGAAGAAGATTTTATCAATTTAAAAGAATTAATAATTGATAATGGAACTACGTTAGAAGAAGAAAAGGAAAAGCTTAGTAGTGCAATTGATAAAATAAATAAAAGACTTTCTTCTTTATCCACGGATTTATCTATTCGAAAAGCAGAATATTCTCTAAAGAAAAAAGAACAAGATAATACTTTAAGACCTAGTAGTGGAGTCGTTTGTCCTGAATGCCTACAATTGATAACTGGTGATCATGTGGCCCACTTATCAGAATTGCGAAGAACTCTAACAGAAGAAATGGGAGAGATTCATACTAAAATCTGTCTCATTGAGATTGATATGAATTCTTTGAGTGATAGTAGAGAAAAAATCTCCACAAAATTGATTCTTACCAATACAGAATTACAAAATAACATATTTAATTGTAAAAAATTGATAGACCTTGAAATAAGTTTGAAGGATTTCAAGAGACAATTGGCGGATATTGATCAAGATATTGGTTTAGTAGAAGATAATTTGACTTCTATGGAAGAATATATCCAAGAAACTGAAAAAAGAAAAGAAGAAGAGGAATTAAATTATTCGACTTTTAAACAAAAAACGGAAGATTACGAAACTTGTAAGTTTATTCTTGGAGAAGAAGGAGTTAAGTCATTCATTATCAAGAGGCTTTTAGATATGCTCAACAGGTCCATTCAAAAATATATAACGAAGTTGGGAATGACCATGAGATGTAAGTTCGATGAATATTTTGAGGAACAGATTACCAATGAGAAGGGTAAAAATATCTCGTATTGGAACTTCTCGGGCGGGGAAAGAAGAACGGTTGACATTGCGTGCGCGTGGGCCTTTAAGGATATTAAGAGAAAAATTTCAGGAATATCTTCTAATGTCGAATTTTTAGACGAGATTCTAGATTCAGCTTTTGATGAAAGAGGAGTTGATCTTCTAATTGAAGTAATTAAGGAAAGAATTGAAGCTAATAGTATGTCTTGTTATACAATTTCTCATAGAAAAGAGACTTTGAAGCATATTGATGGGGAGATTGTTAATTTAGAGAAAGAAAATGGAATAACTAGAAGAATTATTTGAAAAATAGTAAGCGTAACCATAAATAATAATATGGATGCTATTACTATTGTTAAACTATTTAATCATAAAAATTTAATCGGTAAAGAAAAGGAAATTATTGATCTATATTATGTTCAGGGTGCTCCCATTTTATATATTGCGGACAGATATAAGTGCTCCTGTGATACTATAACTAAATGGTTTAGAGCCAATAGGTTAAATACTAGAACCTTGGATCAAGCTAGATCCACTATGGGAAAATTTAGGGTTGAGAATAATTCTAAATTTGGAGATTTTAAGTTCACCCATCCCAAATTATTGGGAAAAGATGAGGAAATTAGAAAATTATACGTAGATGAGGGATACGGAACATCAGAAATATGTGATTTATTTGGTGTTCAGAGTATGACTATTAGTACCTGGCTTAAGAGAAACGGTATTCATATTAGAACTCCTAAAGAGGCTAGAAATATAGAAAGACGATATGAAAAACAAAAAACGCAAGTCCAGCGCAATGTTTCTGAGGATGAAGTTGACCGTATTTGCTCTTTATACGCCGAAGGGTATGGGGCAAAATATATTTCTAAATTATTAAAATATGATTCTTGTGTTATTTTTAGAATATTAGATGAACAGAAAATACATATTAGAGGTCAAAAAGAGGCGGCTAATACTAGTAAAAATAAAGAAATGTCTGCAACTTCCATATTTAAAAATTATGGAAGTTGGGAAAATTATAGAGATTGGCAAAGTGATAAATTTGAAGAAAAATATGGTGTTCGTAATCCTATGCAAGTTAAAAAATATTTTACTAAAAATCAGGACTCAGGATTACGGTTCAAAACTTCTATTATTGATGGTATAGAAATTATATATCAGGGATATGAATTGCGAGGAATATATAAATTATTATCCGAAGGATATCTTATAGAAGATATTAAAATAGGAAGAGATGAAGTACCGACCTTTAGATATATTTTAAACGGTAAGACTAAAGTATATTATCCTGATATTTTTATTCCTAAAGATAATAGAATTATTGAAGTGAAATCTAAGTGGACTTACGAAAAAGAATTAGAAAAAAATCTTCTCAAAAAACAATCGGTTATTAATTCTGGATATCTACTTGACTTTTATATTATGGATGAGTAATTATAGATATGTTGATACCTCCATTTTCTCCCCCCTTTCCAAAATCCCCATATATTTCAAAAACAAGTGTAGTCTCTACTCCAGAGCCGGTAGGAAATCGCTACATTAACTTTGCTGCTGGTATGGATGGGTGTTTTTTTTATAGAAGAGGATTTTTATCCAATCATATCAGAATGACTGGATATGGTGATGTTGCTGATCTTACTAAAATGGTAGGAGATAAGGGATTCTATACAGGAATCAAATCAATTACTCTTCAAAGGCAAGCGGCCCCCCATCAAAAACAATTTTTTGAATTTTTAAAGGCAATTCAACCAGAATGCGGATTTAAATTGATTTATGAAGTTGATGATGTTGTTTTTAAGGAAGAAATACCCGATTATAATGCTTCAAAACATGGATTTGATTGTGATATGATTCGTCAGAATTGTGTTGATATGATTAATATGGCAGATGATGTTACAGTCACCTGTGAATATATGAAAAATCTTTATATGGAAAAAACCGGACAACAAAAAATTACAGTTGTTCCTAATTTCATGCCTTATTGGTGGATAGGTCACCAATATAATTATCGTAGAATTATTGAGGCTTACGATAAGAATAAAAAGAAGCCCCGGATTGTTTATGCGGGTTCAGGTGCTCACTTTGATATGAAGAACCAGAATGGTCAACAGGACGACTTTAGCCATGTTCTTAAGTTCATTATTGATAACGTGGGCAAATATCAATTTGTTTTTATTGGCGCATTTCCTCCTCCTCTTCATCCTTTCATTTTATCCAAACAGATTGAGTTTCATCCTTGGAAAAATCTGATGGAATATCCTACATTTTTATCTTCTTTAAATGCTCAATTATTTTTAGCCCCTTTGATGGACAACCCATTCAATAGAAGTAAGTCTGACATTAAATTTATTGAAGCTGCCCAACTGGGTATTCCTTGCCTGTGTCAAGATATGGAAACTTATAAGAATGCTCCCGATTTTTTAAGGTTTAAAGACGCGGCAGAACTTGAACATAAAGTGGATAAAATTCTCAATTGGAAAAATAGAACCAAATATTATCAGTTACCACAAGCTCTGAGAGACGTAGGAGCGACCAGATTCCTTGAGCATCCTCATAATGTTGGGTGCTTTTTAGAGGCGATTGATACTCCATTCAATTCCCCTGAGCGAAAATATCTGAAAAAGTGGAATTGAGGACTTGATTTTCTCGAAAAATCGGCTAAACTCACTCAATGAGTTATAGAAACTGTGTGTATTCAAATAAAGACAAAGCAATTCATCTTTGGGGGTGGGATAGTTCTGGCAATAGAACCCATCAAGAGTTAGACTATAATCCTTATATCTATTTAGAAGATAAAAAAGGAACCGAAACTTCTATTTTTGGAACCTCATTAAAAATACGAGAATTTAATACGCAGTGGGATCGAAGTAAGTTTGTAAAAGATTCAGGAATTAAGAGAATCTTCGAAAATCTTCCTCCATATCAACAATTTTTAATTGATAATTATTATCATTGTTGTGGAGATGACGATTTTGCTCAATATCCATTGAAAGTAATGTTTTTTGACTTGGAATGTCCTGGGGCGGTGGGAGCAAAATTTCCCGAGCCGGAATTAGCAGAGAATGTTATTAATTTGATTACGGCATACGATTCTGTCAGCAAGATATACACCCAGTTTGGATTGAAGCCTTACATTTCAGATAAGCCTAATATCAAATATTATCATTGTAAATCAGAAGAAGATCTTTTGAAAAAATTTATTGGTCATTTTTCTTCTGATTTTCCTGATGTATTATGCGGTTATAATTCAGCCGGATTCGATATTCCTTACCTAATCAATAGAATCAATAACGTATTGGAAGAAGGGTGGGTAAATGAATTATCTCCAATTGGCAGAATCTATGAAAAGATCAACCAAGAAGGAAAATTTGGAATGCCCTCAAAGGAATATGTGATTGAAGGTATTTCTTGTCTTGATTATTATGTAATGTATAAAAAATTTGCCTTGGTTCCCTTGGAATCTTATAAATTAGATTATGTCGGGGAGATTGAATTGGGAAAAAATAAATTAAGTTATGATGGGTCGTTGTCGGAATTGGCTCAAAATGATTGGAATAATTTTGTTAATTATAATTACATTGATGTGGAACTTCTGGTGGAACTTGATGAAAAACTCAAATATATTAATCTGGTTAGATTCATTTCTCATCTAGGATTGTGTAATATGGAGAATGCTATCAAAACTGTTCCAGTTGTGAATGGTGCAGTGGCAATTCAAGCTAGAAATAGAAATGAAAAAATTCCTACTTTTATCAGACCAAAATCATCTGAGACTATTGTTGGGGGATATGTAGCAGATCCCAAATTGGGATTTTGTGAGAGTGTGGTTAGTTTCGATGCCAATTCTCTATATCCAAGTGTTATGATTTCATTGAATCTTTCCCCAGAAACAAAAATTGGAAGATTGGAAAAGGTAGATGATGAATATCATATCTATCATGTGTCTGGAAAATTATTTAAATTATCAAAAGAATCATTTGTAGAGTTTCTAACATCTGAAAAAGCATGTTTATCTAAATCAAATATTTTATTTTCTCAGAAAAAGAAAGGAATTATGCCAGAATTCTTGGACTTTTTATATTCAAAACGAAAGGATATGAAGTCTAAGATGTTTGAACGTAAAATAGCTTTACAACAAGACAAGCCAAATTTAACTAAAGAAGAGATAGTTAAAAGACAAGCAGATATTCAACGATATGACACGGTTCAACACGCCTATAAGATTACTCTTAATTCAACTTATGGATATTGTGCCAGTCAATATGCTCCATTGGGTGATAATGATATTGGATCTTCCGTAACGGAAACTGGACAAGCAGTTATTAAAAAGAGTAATGAATTATTTTTAAGCTTTATAGATATAAATTATCCAGATTTATATGATAAAGCAGAGGCACATATTATATATAACGATACGGACAGCGTTTATATATCATTAAAGTTATTGGAAAAATATAATACTTTTTTAAAAGACGAATTGGGAAATATTTCACAGGTTTTTTTCGATATCTGTAATAAACTTGAAAAGCATATTAATGATGGATGTAATGCATGGGCCAAGAAAGCATTATTATCCACCGATCCAAGATTTGTCTTTAAGAGAGAAGCTATTTGTGATTCTGGAATATTTCTCGGTAAAAAGTATTATGTTTTACATATATTAGACGATGAGGGAACTCCTGTTAATAAATTCAAGTATAAAGGAGTTGATGTAGTTAAAAGTACTATGCCAAAAGCCATTAAACCTTATGTTAAGGGTATTATTGAATCAATGATAATGAATAAATCCTTGGCAACGACAAATAAGATGTTTAATGAAGCATATGAGATTTTTCAAGGGTTAGGGGTGGATGCAATTTATAAAAATAGTGGAATCAATAATTACGAAAAATATTGTAAACAATGTAAAGGATTTGATACTGTAAAAGGTATGCCATCTCACGTTAAAGCTGCATATTATCATGATTTATTAGTAGATAAATTGGGGCTAACTTCAAAATACGATATCTTTAAATCAGGGGATAAAGTAAAATCTGTATATTTGAAGACCCCGAATAAGTACGGTATTGACATTATTGGGTTCAAATCTAAATATCCTGAAGAGTTTGAGAAAGAATTTGATATTGATTACGATAAAATGTTCCTAAAAATTCTCTATTCTTCAATTGAAAGATTTTATGAAGCAGTAAATTGGAAACTTAGAAAGCCGAATGAAAATGTTCGAGTTGAATTGGAAGACTTTTTTAATTAAAATTATGACTATAAATGATGCTTATGTTAAGGGCTTAGATGCCGCAGAAAACGCAGTGTTTCAAAATTTCACTGAACTATTGAATGGAAATGATTCCTTAAAGTTTCAAAATCCAAAAATGGAGGAACTTAGACAACAACTGATTCAGATATTAGTAGGGACAAGTAAAAATGTTGAACAGTCTGAATTTGAATATGATGATATAAGAGTAAAAGTTCCAGAGTGGTCCACACAAGATATAACTGATATGTTCGAAGCTATTATATCGGATCGACCCTACATATTAAGTACTGCATTGCCGTGTAGAGTGACTACGGTTTTACAAACCTTTGAATCTTTAATGAACCATTTCAAAGCTCTCGCAAAGAAGAAAAATAATGTCGGAAAAGCTTTTGCAAATATTTTAAAAGAGAAGCAAGACCTCTTGACAAACAAAGAAATCGTGATAAATTAAGACATATGCAACCAATATACGTAGTAATAGCAGACCAAGTAGGAAGAACTATTATTGGAACTCTGGAAGACGAGACAGATACAACTCTTTCTCTATATAATCCAGTAATCCTTTATGTTCAACTTCAAGATAATGGACAATTGGGAATTCAAACTTTCCCTTTGTTTTTCTTTGAACTTATTGATAAGGCGAAGAGAGAAAACAATACATGGGTTTATAATAAGGCCAATATTGTAATTTCAAATGTGGAACTAAATGCTGATATGATTGCTCAATATGGAAGAATTAATACTCCTCCTGAATTGGCTCAACCAGCGGCTAAGAATCCTAAAGTTATTTCCATAAATGATCTGGTTGATTAAATATATGGATGGGAACTCATCCAGAATATCCAAATGTCGCCGGGGTCTACAAACTAACTTGTATTAATAATGGAAAAATATATATTGGAAAATCAATTAATATTAGAAAAAGACTCTATCATTATAGAAATGTTAAACAGGGTAATAAAAGATTATCATATCTTCAATATGCCTTGATTAAACATAGATGGAAATCGTTTTCCGTCGAAATTTTGGAAATAATTGATAATTTTGATAAATTAAAAGATAATACTTTCTTATTAGAAAGAGAATCCCATTATATTGAATTGTTTGATTCCACTAATATAGATATAGGATATAATATATGTAAGTTTTCCACTGATAGAACTGGAATGCCCGTCTCCGAAGAAACAAAAAGAAAAATAGGAGATTCTAATAGAGGGAAGATACCATCAGAGGAAATAAAACAAAAATATAGACAAGCCAAACTAGGAAAAACTGCTTCTAAGGAAACTAAAGAAAAAATGAGTCGGGTTAGATTAGGAAAATCTACTGGATTGGGGAGAAAGCATTCTCAAGAAACCAAAGAAAAAATGAGTCTAAGCAGATTAGGGAAAAAACATTCTGAAGAGGCGAAGCAAAAAATGAGAAAACCTAAATCAGAGGAAACCAAGGAAAAATTTAGACAAGTTAATCTTGGGAGAACACATTCCGAAGAAGCCAAAGAAAAAATGAGAAAACCTAAATCGGAGAAAGCAAAACAAAATATGAGTTTTGCAAAAACGGGGAGAAAACTTTCCGAAGAACATAAGGAAAAGTTAAGACAGGCGGGACTTGGAAGGAAACATTCCTTAGAATCTAAAGAGAAAATGAAACAGAATAATATTAAACGTAAACAGTCTAAGGAAATTGAAGGGAATTAATTATGGCAGCTAAAGTTAAAGAAATTAAAGAAAAAAAAGAAGTAGAAAGCTTTGCGAAGTACAAGAAACTTATGGATTCGATTGATGAAGTCAATCCATATGCCACCTATCTAAGCGAATCCACTCTTTCGAGGGTGGACGCTTGGATTGATACTGGTTCTTTAGCTTTGAATGCTATTATTTCAGGATCATTGTATGGTGGAGCACAAGAAGGTCGAGTAATTCAATTTGCTGGGCCTTCTATGTGTTTAACCGGAAATCAAAAACTCAGAGTTTATAGGCGGCGATATACCTCGCCGGGGGGTCAATGAAAAAATCGGATCGCCATACTAAATAATAGTATGGCTAAAAAATTATCTAATAAACAACATTTCATGTCCCTTATGAAAAAGGTAAAAAATTATAGGGGAACTAAAAGTGATACATGGAGAAAATATAGAGAGTACCTACTGATATGGAAACACAAGCGTCCTATAATAAGTGATTTATTTCCGACGCATACTGTACGAAATATCTCACATTTTTTAGAGAGATTTTGGGATTTAGATTCTGCTAAATCGGAAATATTACGCTTACAGGGCGGTCGGTATTTAGATTTAGCGGTTAAAGAAAGAGCGATGGAGAGAATGAAGACTACAAATGCTCAAAAATCTCTGGAGGAATTAGAAAAAATAAATGTTAAGAAAGCTCATAATTTTAAAGATCCTGCTAAGTTAGCAGAGTATTATGGTATTTCACAGGAAGAAGCTAAACTTAAATATGAAGATAGGGTTAGGCGAAAAGTTCAATCCAATAAGGATACAATAATTAAATTGGGTGGCTATAAAAAAAGATGGTCCTGTAAAAATATTGAGTTTTGGACATTTAGAGGGTTCTCAGCAGATGACGCTAAAATAAGAATATCTATATTACAAAATACTCGGTCATTGGAATCTATAATGACTCGACATAATGTATCGGAATCTGAGGCTTTAAATATTCAATCTATTATAGCGAATAAATGCTCAACCACGTTTAATGCTCGGCCCCAATCAGAGAAGGACGAGATTTTATGGAAAAGGACATCATGTTTTAAACGGTATTCGAAAGCTTCTTCCTTATTTTTTAAGGAAATAATAGCCGGATTGGGAGTTCCCCAAGACTTCCAGATATATGTGGATGACGATGAATATTTTATTTATGACCATAAAAATAAATCAATATATTTTTACGATTTTACAATACCGCAACTTAATTTAATTATTGAATACAACGGAATAATGTTTCACCCCCGAGTTAAGGACACTCCGTTTATAACAGTAACTGATAGTTTAAAAAAAGATCTTAACAAAGAGGAATTGGCTAACCACAATAATTTCGAGATTTTATATTTTTGGGAAAAGATAGATAATCGACAGGATAAGATTTTACAGTTTAGAACGATAATAAAAAATAAAATTAATAATCATGACAGTACAAGAAATATTAGAGGAACTTAAAGAGTTTTACACGTTTACAGAGATTGGAGAACTCGCAGAAGTAGACCGGGAGTTAGTGTCGAAACTTTTTCACGGGGGAATGGTGTCGAAACATACTGAGGACAAAATAATTCAATTATTTGACATACATGTATCGAATTACTCAGAGGAAATAACTATTCCTGAAATGATGAAATATAATTGTAGATATTTAGTGGACTCTCCTGATGGATGGACGGATATTAATAAAATATTTGAGCGACCTATCTCGGAGTGTTATAGGGTCACGGTAGGAGATTATAGTGTGGAATGTTCTGAGATACACCAATTTCAGAGAGATGATAAAACTTGGGAGTTTACTAAAAACTTAGAGATTGGGGAGATGCTATTAACACAGTCTGGTGATTTGGAAATAACGAATATAGAAAAAATTGAACCACAACTTGTGTATGATATATCAGTTAATCATATGAATCAACGGTATTGGAGTGGTGGGTTATGTAGTCATAACTGTGGAAAAACTTTTTTTGTTCAAAAACTTATTGCAAATTCTCAGAAGATGGGAAAACATGTAGTAGTTTTTGATAGTGAAAATGCTATTGAGGGAGATGGATGTAAAGCATTTGGGATTGATCCAACAAAAGTTAAGTATGTTCCAACTACAACCATTGAGAATACTCGAAATGCCGTTCGCAACTTCCTGAAAAAAGTTGCAGAAGCAGGAGCAATTGGAAAGTTTGTCATTATAGTTGATTCGTTGGCTAATATGGAAACCGAATTGGGAGAAGCTAGAATGGATAAAGGAGCAACTTCCGCTGATATGGGAACATTTGCCAAGTCAATTAAGAACTTCTTAAAAACTTGTGTGAATTGGGGTAAGCTTACGAAAACAACTATCATAGTAACTAATGAAGTATATGATGATCCTTCTGCGATGTATCCTTCACTGGATAAGAATATGCCTGGCGGTAAGGGTGCTGCCTACAAACCTTCCGTCACCATTCAATTGGCTCGAAAACCAATGAAAGATGATGAAGGAAAAACTGTAGATAATACATTAGCAGCAGGGCAGAGAAACTTCTCTGGAGTTATTCTTCGTTGTCTATCTGTTAAAAACAGATTTATCAAACAATATCTTGAAGTGGAACTATATCTTTCATTTGCAACTGGATTGGATCGGTATTATGGACTTTTAGATCTTATGAAAGGTCTTGGTGTTGTAGTTCTTGGTGGTAAAACATATAAAGATTGGAATGGTAATCAATTAGGGTTCTATAAAGCTTGGAGAAAGAAGAAGGAACTTTGGGAAAAAACTCTTTTACCCGAATTAGAAAATCGTATTCAAACTGCTTGGAAATATTCTAATGAAGAAGCTCCATATGATGAAGAAGACGTAATGGATGATGAGGATAATGATGAAGAAGATAATGAAGTATCTGATGATCCATTGGAAAAACTCAAGGCAATTAGACGAAAAGTATCTAAAAAGTTAGACGAATTAGAAGAGGAAGAAATTCCATCAGACGAAGAATGAATAATTTTCAATTCATTTTAGGCGATTGTCTGGAAGAAATGAAAAATCTTCCAGACAATTCCATAGACCTTGTGTTGTCCGATCCCCCATATTCATCTAACTACAGGTAGTACTCATGGGATGTGATTATTCCTTTTGATCCCCTATGGACTCAATTAAAAAGAATAATTAAAGAAAATGGAGTGATTGTCATGACAGGACAACAACCGTTCACTTCTGACTTGGTAAGCTCTAATAGAGAATGGTTTAGATATGAGTGGTTTTGGGATAAACATATCCCAAGAGGAATGCATCAGGCTAAACAACAGCCTATGCGTAAGCATGAAAATGTCATAGTTTTCTCTAAAAATTACAAACATAATTATTATCCTATAAAAGTTCCAAGAGATAAACCTATGACGACTTGGAATGTCACAAAAAATTCAAAAGGTATTGGAGATTATGTAGATAATGAATCAAAGATCTTTACTTATACTGATAAAAATCCTACAAGTATCATTACTGGATGTTGGGAGGCAAATAAGGGATATACTCGATATCATCCTACACAGAAACCTATAACTTTGATGGAATATCTAATAAAAACTTATACTCAAGAAGAGGATACAGTGTTAGATTTCGCCGCCGGTGGATTTTCAGTAGGCGTTTCGGCAAAAAATACTAATAGAAAATTTATTGGTATTGAAAAAGATCCAGTATATTTTGAAATCGGAAAGAACCGAGTATTATCTGCTTAAAGCCTCTGTGGACGAGTTTTGGAAGTAATAGCATTTAAATCAGAAATGCCCATTCCAGTGGAATGTTCTTTTGTTTTTACTGCTTTTAAAGATTGGGTATTTGATGTTACACGGGAGGCACTAATAAAATCTGCCATGTTTTGAGGATCGTATAGATCAGATTCGAATTCATTGGATAAAATACCGGGATGTTCTCTCATGAATATATCCTATGCTATTTTTAGATTATATTTTGCCCCTCCATTGTAAGCGGGTAGTCCATTATCGGTTAGTATTTGATTCGCATAATCATTAACTTTCTTCAATTGTGTGGAATTGACGGTGGGAACTTTTTGTTTTATCAAAGTCAAGAAAAAATATAATAGTTTTCGATGTTGTAGAGTACTATTATCTAATCCCGGTATCACATTACCCTCATTGTCAGTTAATGGTTGCCCATCTGGGCCTTTTCCCAATTTGAAGTACCTTCCTAATTGATCTAATAGTTTGACATATCTATTAGTAGCTTCTTGTCCCGCAAGGAGAGGTTTAGATAATGGTCTTGCCATTTCTAACATTAATTGTTCATATAAATTTTGAAATATATTCATAAAATTATCCATTAACTTGTAGCCATTGGTCATAGTTTTTGACCTTTTTAAATCCACGATCCTTAAATTCTCCAATTGGTTTAAATCTATCTTTGGAAATCTGCTCGGACATGTAATCCATTACATAGGATTCATTTCTCGGGGCTTGCCCTAAAGCTTTCTGAGCTTCATTACCTGCACCGAACTGTTGAGTTTTCATCTCAGGTCTTTTTTTTTGGAAATCCTCAAATCCCTCACGGACCCATTCTCTTTCTCCTGGTACTTCATGTTCTACCCATTTCAAGGCAATAATATCATTTTGAAGCTTCTGGGCTTTCCTTTCCTTTTCTATTTTCAACCAATTATGATATTTGGCAAATTTTGCCTTATCTTCTGGGGTTTTTAGAAAGGTATTAATGATATCATTATCATATCCAGGAAATTCCTGAACATGTTGTTCTTTCTGAGGATCTACCATTTTACTTAGAAGTTGATTTACACTATAGGTAAGCATGTCAATTAGATTGACAACTGCCCGATCAGAAGAATAAGTGGTCTTAATTCTTTTCATGGTCTTGTAGAAGACTGGCATATCTATACCAACTTCTTCCAATTTTTCATAACTAGCAAGTAACACTTGCAAAGTAGGGACATTTGCCCTATATAGGGTATCCACAACCTCTACATTTTCTCTATATTTTACAGCCCAGTCCTCTAAAACATGTTTTAGAGTTTCTTGATCTACGTCACTAAATTTAGAAAGAGTCGTATTGACTACCTGTTTCACCACATTGCTTTTCTGGATAAGAACTTTAATGGCAATTCTGATAATATCAAGATTTACTGTGGAATCATTAGTGACTTGTTCATCCGATTTGGGCGCTTCTTCAACATCTGGAATCTTTCGTTGTCTTTTTGCTGCTTCTGCTCTATTGATTTTTTTAACAATATCTTTTAGTCCGGTTTGCGCCAAGTCAATATCTTCCGCAGACATTCCATGTAATTTTTCTCTTTTTGCCGCAAATCCATGAGCAGAAGCATTGGGAACTCGGTTTCTGGCAACATAATTTAAAATATTATTAGGATTTAATACTTTTTCCTTAAATTCGGGAGATATAACATAATCATGATAATCCCCAGTAATTCCTTTTATTATCGCCGCTCTGTATAGAGCATCTGGGGTATATTTTTTTCTATATCCTTCTCTCGGAATTCCTAAAATATGGGTTGCCATTCCAGTAATTTCTGATTGAGATTCTTCTTCGGATGCCCTATCTTGATCTTCAGTATTTTTATCCATCTTTGTCATCATGTAAATGACATATCTCAGCATTCTATTAACTGGTCTATTTCCTCCTAATCCGGGCACAAATTCCCCATCAATTTCTCCCCCATGACCTATAACTCCCACCACTTTATCCATTATGGATTTTGTTAATTGTCCCACTTCTCCCATAGAATCTAATGGGCTGGGTCTTGCCATTTCCTTTATAACTTCCTGGCGCTTAACAAAGTATTCAAATCCGAACTTAGACATATAGGTATTTATCAAAATTTCCAAAAATAGTTGACAATTCTCCAAATCCGTGTTAATATCAGGCATGGATATCGAAAAAGCGATGGTTTGCTCAGCGAGCAAGAAAAAGCAGGGAGAATTGACAAATTTACAAAAATGTTGGACTATTTTTAATGAAAGATTCGAGGTTGTACCCTTCCTTATCAAGGAAAATAAGGAATCATTACCATTCATTTATAATTGGGCTATATCCAAAGCCTTAGAAGAAGACGTGGATGCACTGTTGTTAATCCATGATGATGTTATTTTAGAATGTGATCCTCTTCCAAAATTAGAACGACTGTTTGATCAGTTTGATTTAGTAGGAGTGGCAGGAGCATCGCAAATAGAAATTAAGTCCCCTGCTCTGTGGCATCTTATGGGTGGTTACAATTCTACTAATCTTCATGGAGCAGTAGCACATGGCAATGCTGATAGAAAATACATGACAAGTTTTGGAGTTTACCCTCACAGAGCAATTTTAATTGATGGAGTATTCATGGCATTGAATAGAAAAGTTATGAATAAAATGAGATTTGATGAGGATAATCCTGCGCCTTTCGATTTTTATGACCTAAATTTCTCTATGGATTGTCATAAGGCTGGACTGAAAGTGGGAGTTGGAGATGTGTTAATAACACACGAATCACCGGGGTTAACAGAGTTCACGGAAGACTGGAAAAAAGGAGAAAAATATTTTATTAGTAAGTATGGACACTAAAGATCCACATTCAATTATAACTGTCTCGAATTTATGGGCAGAAGATCTATTCAAGTGGTTTTTTGAACGTATATCAGAAGATGGGGGAGATGGAGCAGGAGCAATTGTATGTAAAAATTACGAGGAAGTTGCCGATTGGTTTACTAGATGGTATCAGAGTACCTATGAAAAACCGTGGAGTAAGTACTTTCCGAAAACTATTTTAGATGACATGGTATATTTCCACAATGGAGAGGAATGTTATATCTTCACTAATCGATCTGATTATTCAATGCCTTTTCATGACTATATATTTAAAGTAATCGGAGATTGTTATTTCTCTCAAGACCTTTGTACAAATAAAAGACGTATTATAGCTCATGGGCATTGACCTTACCGATTTTGAGCGGGTGTTAGCATATCGTGCTATGACCGACTCCACATATTTGGCCGCGATATCGGATTACATTAAACCCGAATACTTTGAAAATCAGAATATCTCGAATTATTTTGAGATAATCAAGAATTTTTATGAGGAACATCAATCTCTGCCCACTCTGACAGAGATTAAAATGTATCTGAATACGGATATTCTCAAGACTGGATTCAAAAAGTTAATAGAATCCTTTCGAGATATTGATAAAAATTTAAATGTTAAGGAATTATATGTCAATACGGAAAGATTTCTAAAAGAAAGGGCAACTTGTGTAGCTCTGGAAGAAATTTCAGAGAATCTTGAAAGGAAAGTTAAGAATCCCATAGAGGTTTTGGATTCTTTTGAAGAGATTTGTAAGATTTGTTTGGATATTGAAAAAGGACTGGAACTCTTTAGAGATACAGAGAGAATAATTGATGATATTTTGAACGAGGATGCCTGTATTCCCTCGGGATGGGCATGGCTTGATGATGCCCTTGGAGGGGGATTCAGAGAGGATGGGAAGGCACTGTATATGTTTGCTGGACAAGCTAATATCGGTAAGAGTATTTTTCTTGGAAATGTTGCATCAAATATTGCAATGCAGGATAAAACTGTTTTGGTAATCTCGTTGGAGATGTCTGAATTGCTTTATGCTAAGAGAATTGCCTCTAATGTTACAAAAATCCCCATGAAGGATTTCAAAACTGATACTCATACTCTTAGATATGCTCTGGAAGAGGAACACAAAAGACTTCCAACGGCTAAAATTTTCATTAAAGAATTTCCTCCATCTACAATTACTCCAAAACAATTAACTTCTTTTATTCAAAAGTTAATCGATTCAGGAGAACATATTGATGCTATTGTAATTGATTATCTATCATTACTCTATAGTGACAAGGGATCTAATTCTTATGAAAGAATCAAATATATATGTGAACAAGTTAGGGCAATGTCCTATATTTTTAAATGTCCTATTATAACCGGGTGCCAGACGAACCGTTCGGTCTATGGTAAAGAAAATCCTGGCATGGAAGGTATTGCTGAAAGTTTGGGAATTGCTGCTACTTGTGACTGTATCATGTCAATTTTTCAAACCGAAGAAGACATGGAACTTGGTCTAATAAGATTAGGAATGATGAAAAATAGATTTGGCCCGAGAGGTATGATTCAAGCAATGAAAATTATTTATGAAACTCTTTCTATCCAGCAAAGTAATGAAGATGAAGAATTGATGGGACGAGAGGAAATGTCCTTATTAGAAAGGCTGGCGAGTCAATAATATGGAACACATACAAGAAGAAATAGAAAATTGGGCCATTTGTATATATTCTAAGGGAATGTATGGGTCGAGAGACACGGAAATTCCTTTATTTGCTATAAAGTGTACAAAAACTGAGGCCAAACATATAGCGGAAGAAATGACATGGGCCAGAAAACCACAGTTTTCGGTTGGGTCTAATGATGTTTCAATATCTTATCGTCCCTTACATTACATTTTTACTTCTTATGAAGAATTTGAAGATGACAGACAGAAGAAAATTCAAAAAAATATGTTGGAATTAGCAGGAAAGCACTCATATAATGAACTATCATTTGACCCTTACTTTGGAAGACCAAGTTGTCAAATTACATATTATGGATAATTATGATATGTCGAAAATTTTCATTTGGGCTAATTCTGACTTGGACGGAGCATGTTCCACCGTTCTTTTGGGAAATATTTTTCCTAATATGGATTATAAATCTGTGTTTTTTGGAGATTTTTTAACTCAATATTCAAATTGGGTAGATGATAATTTAGATAATTATGATAAAGTATTTGTGGTTGGGATGGTACTGGATCAATCTCTCATTAATAAGATTGATGACTCTAAAGTGGTTTTCATATCAGATCGAGGAGAGAAATTAAACACGTTTGATTCTACCTTAATCTCAGAGGAATGTTCATCCTGTTCAAAATTGATTTATAAAAAATTCAAGGATAAGGTAGAAATTTCAACAGAAATTAAAACTCTTGTGGCTTATGTAGATGATTATAATAAGTACACTTTAAAATATTCAGAATCAGAATACTTAAATGCCTTATATAGAAAGACGAAGTATAATAGATTTGCGGAATTCGTTAAGAGATTTTGGAATGGTTATGATGGATTTACTAATCAGGAATTAGAGCAGGCCGAACAATTTTTCAAGGAAATTGATTATGAAGTTTCTAATCTGGATGTATACGTGGGAAATTTTAAATCTTGGTCAGTTTTGGCAGTATTTTCCAAGCTTTCCGTGAACGAAATATCCAAAAAATTGATGGACATTCATGATCACGATGTTATTATTGTGGTTCATCCAGACACCAAGTTCGTCTCTTTTAGAAAGCCTCTCAATTCCAAAGCAGATATAGTTTTTATGTCAGAGAATCTTTGTAATGGTGGTGGGGGAGAATGGGCCGCTGGTGGTCATGTGACGGAGAAGTTTTTGGAATTTACAACTAAAATGCTTCAACTTTAATTTATGAATTATGACCCCGCATCAGATTTAATAGAAGATGAGTCTAACCACTTATTCTTATCGTTTTGTACCTTTGTAATGAATTTGAAGGGTAAAAAACTATCCGTTCAAAATGTATTCATTCATGTTCTTCAAACAGAGAAATTGAAAACTGTGATGAAGGAGATTCTGAATCTGGATACAGATTATGAATTAGTTAGAGTGTTTTTAGAATTCGATCCTACTATAGCCAAAAGTAAGTATGTTACAAAATGGGTCCGAAACGATAAATATGTAAATGGGACCAAGAAATGAATATCCAAAAGAGGCAGGAGTATATAAATTAACTTCTACAGGCAGTAATAAAATTTATATAGGCAAGGCAGTAAACCTGTATCTCCGATTGAACCAACATAAAAATTCTGAAAACCGAAAAGGTATTAAGGGATATTATATACAGAACGCTATTAAAAAACATGGATGGTCATCCTTTACGGTAGAAATATTAGAAATATTTGAAGTTTTTGATAAAACTAAAGACAATAAAAAACTTCTTGAAAGAGAATCTTATTATATAGAATTGTTTGATTCTACAAATGTAAATAAAGGTTATAATATATGTAAGTATTCCACGGATAGGACCGGATTGACTGTCTCGGAAGAAACCAGAAGGAAAATTAGTTTAGCTAGTTTAGGAAAACCTAAATCCAAAGAAGCTATTGAAAAAATGCGGAAAACTAAAACCGGCGTTCCACATAAAGGACATTCGCCAGAAGCTTTGGTGAAAATGCGACAGTCTAAATTAGGAAAATCAAGACCAGAATTTTCTGAGGAGTGGAAGCAAAATATTGGCAAAGGACATTTAGGTATGATTCTGTCAGAGGAAACTAAATTGAAAATGAGTCAATCGAGCTTGGGAAAACACAAATCCGAAAAACATGTCGAAAATATGAGATTGGCAAATTTGGGAAAAACTCATTCAGAAGAAACTAAACAAAAAATGAGTCGATCCCAACTAGGTAGAGTACATACAGAAGAAACGAAGGAAAAATTAAGGCAAGTGAATGTAGGTAGAAAAATGTCATTGGAAGCTAGAGAAAATATGAGAAAATCTAGGTTAGCATATATAGAAAAACAAAAACTACTCATAGGAGAAAGATAAATGATATCAGAAAATCAACAAAGGATTTACAATAATCATCTGGTAGTATCAAGGAAGGCCAAATGGGAACCTTATACAATAAGAAAGAATTTTGCTAAATTTGATGAGGAAAAAATTCCTTATCTTGAAAAGCTTGACCGTTTTTTTACATCTTATCCGACTATAGATCAAGAGGATTTTTTTATTGCCCCCCATAAAGTTTATCCAGAACCAGCAGAATATAAATTGGTTTTTTACACTGGGCAGAAGGCCGTTTCGTGCTATGCTCAATATATGAAGATGCTTGAGGTTCAAGACCCCGATTCTCAAAAAAGTCTGGAACGACTTCAGCAGAGTTTGAAATTTATTTTCAATTTTTGCAAAGAAAAAGGCTTGACTTTAGAGCAATATGAGCTAAATATAGAGGAGACAATTCCAAGTTTCGTAAAGCATTTGAAAGAACACGAAATCAATTACTATGCGTTACATGCGTTGTCTTTCTCAGCACCAAAATTGGATTCAAGAATAATAGATTTCATCTTTTCAGATTTCTACGGAACTTTTCAAAAGACAAAAAATAAGTATTATGCGTCCAGTAAAATGCGAGAATTCACAAAACAAGCTAAAATTAAAATACAAGACAAATTAAACGAGCTATTATAAGATTAGCATTCTAAAACAAAACAAAACAAACTAAAAAGTAATAAAAAATGAGTAAAAAATTCGGAGTCAGTATGTTTGAACGTATAAAAGAATCTCTCAATAAACAGGGAAATAGTGGTGGCGGTCAATTCGCCAATGTCATGAAGTTCCCAGCGGGTAAAACATATACCCTACGATTGCTTCCAATCTTGGATGAAGGCGTTGAGCCTTTATTCCATCACTATGTTAATTCTTGGACCTCCAAGGCAACTGGTTCTTTTATCAGTGCTTTAAGTCTAAGAACTTTCAATGAAAAAGATCCAATCTCAAATCTGAGATGGAAACAATGGAAGGAATGGAAAACGGAAAATCCAAATGCGGATAACAAGGATTATGATGGAGATATTAAGGAAGCAGAAAACTGGTTCATTAATGTTTATGTTATTGATGATCCGTCCACACCGGAGAATAATGGGACAGTTAAGATTCTCAAGATGGGAATTCAACTGAAGGAAAAAATTGATGCTGCAACTGAAGGTGTTCAGGCAGATGAACTTGGTTGGGAAATTTTCGATCCTACTGCGGGCCATGATCTTAAGATTGTTGCCGAGAAGCAAGGAGTTTTTACCACTTTCAAAAATTCAATTATCACTACAAAATCCAAAACAGTTATAACGGATGAAGATGTTGATAAGATTTATGAAAATCTTCATGATCTAAATCAGGTTTATCCGGTTAAGACTTACGAGGAACTTCAAGCTATGCTTGATGAGCACTACTTCTGTGATACGAAGAGTGCGCCTAGGAAGGATAAGGAAGAGAAGAAATCTGCTCCTAAAAGGGAAAAAGAACTTCCAGTAGTTCCTGATGAGGATGAGGTAAATGATGACATTCCAATGTTTCATGATACGGATCCAAAACCTAAGAAGACTTCTACTAAGAGAGTAGAAAAAACGGAAGAAGTTGAAGATACGGTAGATCAACTTATCGCTGGATTGGATTTAGACTAATACTATGAATAACTATGACTTACCTCCCATGTCACCCGCAGACATGCAAGCATTAATGGAAGTGGCGGGTCCACTGTTCGGGGAATCTCGAATGCTGGAACAAATGACATCTGAGAATACTGTGGTGGGTGGTCATAGACAGGATGGTAGCATGAAAATTCGAGGGGCGCTCGAACAAGCACAAAATCTTGTTCGAGCGCAACTGCCTCCTCCCCCCCAATATGTTCCTCCCGAATATATTCAAGAAGCACACGTAGTTCCTATTAGTCCAACTTTCCCAGCATCTCCAAATAATTATCCTCCAGTACTTCCACATACGATTGGAATATTTCCCCCAGTTCATCCTGATGATGGACAAATGATGTTATCATTCGATCAGTCAACTCAGAAAGTTACGAATGATCTTTTGAGAGAAATATCAAAAAAATTGACTAAGATTATTGGTTTTTTGGAAGAGAAGGACACAATCCCAAAGCAGAAATCGAATGCCAAGCCTCAAGTTTAAAAAACAGGATTTTCAAAATTTTCTCAATGGTCTTTCAAAAGTAAGTGACGCCGCAATTTTGCATATTGAAAATGATAGTATGTATGCGATCACTTCGGCAACAGATAAGAGTTTGTTTCTTTGGTCCTCCATGGAAGAAAATTTTGATATTGAAACAATATTGAATTTACCCTCTTTGAATAAGTTGTCAAAGACTTTGGATTTAATTCCTACCGATACAGTGGAATTAATAATTAATTCCAATAATTTGGAATATAAGGGGACAACTACCAAGTTTAAATATCATTTGCACGGAGATGGAGTGCTGGTAGCACCAAAGGTCACACTATCAAAAATTAAAAGTCAAAAATATGACTGGGAATTTAAGGTATCGAAAGCATTTATGCAATCGATATTAAAAAATAGCTCAACATTTAAAGATACAAACAAGTTATATGTGTTTACCGATGATGATCATTTGGTTTGGTCATTAGGAGATAAAACTAGAATGAATACTGATGTATTGACTATAATTGGTGATTCCGTGGATTTTGTAATGGAAGAATTTATAGTGAATCTGGACAATATAAGATTATTGAATTTTAGTGATGAGCTATACTTTAATTTCAGAATTAATAAACTAGGAATTGGAAATATACAAATCCAAAATGGAAAAGTGGCATTGTCTTACATTTTAACATCATTAACTAAATGAATAATACATCGAAAAATAAAATTACAACGGGGGGATACTTTCTTCGTAGATTGAGAGAAAGTGGATTCATCGCCATTAGACTATTCAAAGAGTATGGACAAGCTGATCCTCGAAAGTGGACAATTATGATTGATCCAGGGGGATATTCTCTAATCATAACTTGTTATCAAAATAAGGAGTCTGTAGGAGAAGTTGCATTTGAATTTAATGATGGGGGAAATAAGTTTACTAAAAATTACAATCTAAAGACACAATCAATGGAAGTTATCATAACAAATTTGATTGAAAAAGGAATTCCTCAAAAAACCGAAGATAGTAATTTTCTCAAGGCGATCTAAATATATGAATGGAAGATGACAATTTTGAACTTACGGAATTCAATGATGCTGAGATAACTCAGATATTGAAGGAAGCACTAAAGGTCAAAATTGAGGAAAAAAGAAATCTTCCCAGAAAAAATCAGTTGAATCTTGCATTATCTAATACAATAATGGAATTTTTAGATTGCTATAAATTAATAGGGTATGATGTAGATGGAAATCCGGTTGTTATGACAGTTTTTAACGATAAGATGCAACAATCTGCACTCAATAATCTTTTCATGGAGCAGATTGGTCTTTTTATGAAAAGTAAAGTATGATAAGTATATTTCGAGGAATGAGACTGGGCAAGGCATACGCCTGTATTACAGGTGATCACGCTGGAAAGATTTTAGTTTTCATTCAAGAAAATAAGCAAAAACAGTATGGATTTCTATCTACTCCTACTATGGAGAACTTGTGGATTCCCAAAGAACAATTTGACTTCGCTTTAAAAAATGGTATCATCGAATATATTGAAAGAGTCCCGAGATACGTTAGAAATACGTCTAAAGCGCAGTTTATCGAAAACGAAAAAACCGCCGATTGATTTTAATATTCCTCTGGAATATACCGTGGAAAAATTTTATGAATTTGGCTACAAAGTAAGTTATAATGCCTATGGAAAAACATATAGATCGTGTTGTCCAATTTGTAGAGAGGGAAAGTCTTGGGGTAAGAAAAGAAGATGTTTCTTTTTGGTAGAAGATGATCTGATCTACTGTCATAATTGTGGAAGTAGTCTCAAGCCTTACAACTGGATTCGTTTAGTTTCTGGAATGGATGATGACGCTCTCAGAGAGGATATAGGCAACTCAGGGGCAAGGATGGCGACACTCCCCGATGAAGCAAGTGGCAAGCCCGCACAAGTGATTCCTACGCTTCCAGAGGATTCAATAAATTTGTTTGATTCTACTCAAGTTGAATTCTATAAACAAAATTTGGCAGTTATCGAAGCTAACAAAGTAATTGATGAGAGAAGGCTGAGAACAGCCAAGAATGGCCCAGATGCTTTATACATTTCGTTAAAAGATGTCGTACATAAACATAGGTTAATCATTCCCTTTAAAGATACAGATGGAAAAATTATATTCTATCAGTCGAGAAAACTATTTTCTTGGGATGAAAAGGCATCTTATACCTCCAAGCAGGGGGGAGATAAGTCTATATGTGGAATGGATAAAATAGATCCAAACTTTGATACTGTTTTTATCTTTGAAGGACCAATAGATTCATTCTTTGTAAAAAATGGATTGGCAGTAGCAGGGATCAATACTGGATATCATCGTTATACCCAGATACAACAAGATCAATTGGAAGAATTGAAGTTTTTTAAGAAAATTTGGGTACTTGATAGTCAATGGATTGATAAAACTTCCCGTGAAAAGACTCTAAAATTATTAGAGCAAGGGGAATGTGTTTTCATTTGGCCTAAAAATTGGGGAAAATACAAAGATTTCAATGAAATTTGTATTAAGCATAAACTTGATCAAATATCTCCATCATTTATAAAAGATAATACCCAATGTGGGGGATTGGGTATTATCAAATGTAAGATGTTGTTTGGAGGATTACTTTAAATACTCTGCCAAATAATGTGACGCGGTTCTAAGAGCTTGTACACACGCAGCTAAATGATGAGATTCATTGTCTTGTGCGGCATTTTCTACAGTATTGGCAAACTCAAATAGACTGGTTTGAATTCTTTCTAGCGGTCCCTCTGGCATTGTAGTATTATGGGGATCGAATTCGTCCAATCCCTGCCCATAATTCTCTACATATAACTTGGTAATTGCTTCTTGATCTTTCTTTTTCATAATAATATTTAGTGCTAAGATGCGAAAAATCCAGTAATAAATTACTGGATTTTTTTGAAAAAGGTATAATCCGGGGATTAACAGAAATTGCTGATAGCAGAACCAATCATACTCAAACCTCCAAGAATGCTTAACCCAAATGTCAGAGGAATGGCCACGTACTTATATCTAGAGTTGGATGTCTGTGCCATGAATCCTAAGAAATTCTGGTGTAACGATGCCAAGTCTGAAGCAACCCGACTAATTTTAGTCTGTTGAGATTGCTTCATTTTATCCATGACAGTATCAGGAACCGCAGCAGCAAGTCTTGATTGAATACTGGTAGGTTCTTCACTATTAAGGAAATTTAAAAATTGTTCGATTTCATCAATCCATACTTGAAGTTCTTTCACCATTTGCTCATTTCTACGAGACATGGCATCGGCTACTTCATCACCTACTGGACCTTCTTGAGAATTTTGATCAGGCATATCCATGTTAGTATCAAAATCTTCTGGATTCGTTCCACTATCCAATGTTCCTTCCATTGCCTTACGTTCCAAGGAAGGTTGGTCTGCTTCTTTTAATACTTTTAGGAATGCCTGGGCAAACAAATCAGTTCTCATGGATATATTTAGCATTTTAGTTAAATAATTACATGGCTTCTAAAGGACAATCCCCATATTCCACAAGTTTCGCATCAGGAGAGATAGATTATGATCTTGATCCTACTACACAAATGCGGTTATTTAAGAAAGAGGAAAAGGAAACACACACCGGCCCAAATACTCTTCCTTACGAAATGGCGGAACTACCTACATATTTTGGGGCAATGGTAGATAATGGGATTCAGGCATGTAAAACCTTGGAAGGAATATTGAAAACCAAAGGAATAAAAAACAAGAAAGCACTTTTTCTCTTAAAAAAGAATACGGAAAAAGCAGTTATATATCTTCTGCAAAATGTTGATCCTACTTTAGAAAAATATACAATAGGGTGTCGCCATGCTGATGATGAAGAGGATAATTTCGATGAAATGTATTGATTTTTAACTAAATCGTAGTAAAATAAAGTATGACACAAACATATTGGAAATATGGCGGAATAATTATCGCTTTAATTGGGGCTGGCGCAGTACTGGCATTTGGAGTTTCAGATTTCATTCCTTTTTGGAAAACATTTATTGTAGTATCATACTTAAAACTTTTAGGATTTGGTATATATCATTTTCGGAAATCATCTCAAATTAAAACCAAGTCATCAAACGATGAGGTATTTGCGGAATATGAGACAGTAATTGCCGAACAAGTGGAGGTAATTACTGAGTATGAAAAGATCTTTGATAGCCAATTAGTAGAATTGCCTTGTATATGCGGAGGAAATACATTTCAGGGGCTATTTTCCCCAAAATTAGAAAATATTGTGGAATGTGAAAAGTGTAGGAATAAGTATAGAGTTAATGTTCAATACGATTCTGTCCTTATTAGTGAACCTCTGTCTCCAAACGAGACATTTGAGACTATGATTGGAGATATTAATAATTAAAACCAATATATAATACTAGTAATATGTTAGTTAAAATAGAAAAAAGGGGGGGAGGCTCGGAATTAATGGAATTGGAAGAGTTTAGTCGATGGATGTGTTTTGCTGAGGCCACTATTTATATAGAAAATAAGGCAAAAGATTTAAAAATGGACTATCGAACATTAAAAAGACACGATGCTATTGATGATTATATCAAAGAGAGGTTTCCGTCAATGTTACATGATGTTACTCAAGAATTGAAATTGGGATTACTTTAATTCTTTATCTATGCTCTCAAGCAAAGGATATAAATCAAGATCATTAAAATGATTTAGTAGATTAGAGATATCTAAACTAAGTTCTTTATGTCCAATATAGTAATTTCGGAAGCGTTCTTCTAAATTATTAGGATAATTTGCTCCATTGGGCCTTCCAAATCTATGTAACCATCTTAAAAAGGGCAAACATAGGGTTTTTTTGCCGTGTTGTCTATATTTTTCATGAATATAGCCCTCTTCTCCTCCAAATCCTCTAAATTCTTTATTAAATCCTAACCAGGACTCTTTTCTACATGAAAATAGCCCCATTCCCTGTGCAGGAATTTCAAAAGGAGAGTTTGAAGGATGTTGCCCTCTATCATCCGTTGCCCAAGTTCCCCACATATGCGAACTCCAGGTCGAGAGGTCAAAATGAGTACTAATGGAAGTCATATCATCATAAATTAATGGGCCTTGTAGTAAATTTCCATTATCTTCGAAACTATCATAAAAAGAGATCAATTTTTCAATTGATCCTGCCTCCAGCATGACATGACAATCAATACAAAGGACATATGGAGTATCTGCTAATTCAAATACTTTGTTTTTAATTGAGGTAGATTGATATTTTGTAAATGGTAGATATTGAATAGGTTCTTTTATCCAATCGGTAAGTTCTCTAATGGCATGTCCACAAGGACTTTTGGGATTATTATCCACGATTACGAATTCTATATCGTTTAAAATCTCCTTGTGAAACATTCTAATATGTTGGATAGTGAAATAAACCCCATCATAGTCATCATGGGTCGCCATTCCAATAGTCAATTTTCTCATGTCTTAATTATTAATAGCTAAGAGAATTACAATTGAATTTACATGGAGGAACGGGCACAACATTTGGAATAGTAGTAGTTGTAGTGGTCGTAGTAGAGGTTGTAGTGGTCGTAGTGGTCGTAGTAATACCCATGGTTAATGGATTCACTGGAATTGGGGTGGTGAATGGTATTATTACTGGCTGAACAGTCTGAGTTGCGGGCAGAATAAATCCAGGAGGAAATTGGGGAGTAGTTGGAACAAATGGATAACACGGATTACATGTTGTAGTGGTGGTTCCATGAGGAGTAGTGGGGGTTGTTGGCTTTCGGGTGGTGGATGTAGTTCCAGTAGTTCCAGTAGTTCCAGTAGTGGGAGTTGTTGGAGTAGAAGTGGTCGTTGGCCCACTAGTAGTTGTAGTTGAAGATGAGTCCGCCATATTATAGTGCCCCGGAAATAGTAGTAAAAACGGTAGAAGATGGAATATACAGTGGATTTACAGTTACATTGTCATATGTGGGAGGAGAAATATTTCCTTGCACATGAAAGTTTTTTAAAAAAAGAGTTGAAGGAGTATTCAAACTACTAACAGGAGAACAAAATGAAAATCCTGGGTAAACAATGGCGTTATTTTCAATATTAAAAGTTGATATTGGAATTGTTAATAAATTGTTATATATATTATTATATAATTTATCTATGATTAGTCTTCTACCGGAGTTGGTCACTCTGAATCGTAAAGTTTGATAATTTTTACTTGAGGAGGTTAAGAAAAACGAAGAATCTAAAGAGGATAATGCCTGATTATAAATGACATTATTGCTGCTATCCCTTATGACTAAACTATTTTTAATAATTTGGTTTTTAGGTACTCCCCCAAAAAAATTAGACGATAATGATGCTGATAATGCAAATAGCCCAGTAGTATCGAAAGTTATTCCTAAAACTCCTCTATCGCCATTATCATCTACAATAATAGGATTTCCATTCTCAGACAATATCATTTGAGATAATTGAGTGGTAAGATAAGTAGGTTCGGAAAGATAGCCCGCGTATTGGCCGGGAATATTTCCCGCTGAAATTGGACTATATGTTAAAAATGTGCAAAAAAGATGTTCAGTACCAGTTAAGGCAAAGCTAAAACTCCAAGTTAAATCCCAATTGATATTATATGGATTTTTATTATCTATAAATCCATAATACTTAGCATTTGCTGGGAGGAGAACATCAGAGGGAAAGGACATGTTAATAATTAATCATTAAAGTAATAATGGCATCAGTAGATGATCCGTCAGAAGACAATACCTTCACATCACACGATGAATTACATATTGTCAAGGTTCTGGCTTGATATCCTAAAGGAGATCCTCCAAATATTTGAACCGTGGGGATTAAATTGGAGGTCGGCAATGGACCATAGTTAAATCTATAGTGCCCAGCGGATAATCTAGAGGCAGATGTAATATTTTTACTGAAATCGATTCCACTTAAGGGGCCATTATATCGAGCATAGACTGGTATGTAGGTAGGATAAGATAGATTAGCAATCGCTTTCCAATTATTTATATTGGTTCCATCTCCAGATAGTAATAGATTTAAGGTATTAGTATTAGTATCGAATGATAAATCTCCAAATACGGATGGAGAAAAATTTGTTATTGAGGGGCCAATTCCTTTAAATAAATTTCCCGCTAATGATCCTCCACTTAATCCGATTGTTCCTATATAAAATCTATTAGTGTCCGTAGTAAACAATGGTTCCCCTGGAGAAAAGACTATATATTTTCTATCTGAGTCAGAACCTTGTCGAACTGCCAATTGAATTAGGGTATTTTGTAAAATTTCCATGATTTTAGTATGAGAAAATGGGTATAGCAAATCTTCCAACAGGTTTTCCAGTTCTAGTTGTGGTATTTCCCTCAAATGTTATGAAACCAGCAGAAGATAGTTTTAAGGACACACTACTAGTTCCATTGGAAGATATAACATCAAAGTAAGTTAATTGTAATCCCGGTATTGATCCACTAGTAATTCCATTGAATATAGAAGATAATGAATTTCCAATATTTGAGGTTGATGAGAAACCAGTCAAAGTATCGTAGATTGCAGACGTGCGAGCGGTCGTTCTTCCGAATTTATCTACTGTTATTGATGGCCATTCTGAAGTGCCTGGAGTCACTGAAGGATTTATTTGTAAATGTCCAGTTCCGTCAACTTGTAAACAAGTCGGGTCCATTTTAACTTCAATGTAACTGGCCCCTAAATTATAATTCAGACCAGGACCAAACCATCCAGAAGATAAATTGGTAAATTGTAAAGTATATGGAGTATTCCCACTAGCGGTGAAGGTTAAGGTATTTCCACTAACGCCTCCAAAATAAAGGTATGGGGAAGTAGCAACGTCTAGTTGTATTTTAGACCCTGATCCTCCTTTAATTCCTAGTCCGATTGAGGTTCCACTTATTTCCCGTTCCGTTATCCCATTTGGACGAATAGATAATGATCCTCCTGAAATATTGAAGTAGCCGGTATTATAATTTAATTGCAAAATTCCATTTTTTACTTGGAGTCCACTTAATACTGTATTAGAATTTAAATAAGACGCGGATAAAGATCCTATATTTAATCCTAGAATATTGTTGGCATTATAGGAAAACACGGATGTATCAATAGATAGTCCCATACTTTTCCAAGAATTTAAATTGGTAAAATCAGGAGATATTAGTTGATATAGAACATTGTTTACATTAATAAAATCTCCTACTTCGGAATCTATAGTTGATAAAGAATAGTAATCGGATATTGGGGGATGATTAAAAGACCCTGAGGCAATTCCTCCTAACGTAGTTCCGGTTCCTAAAAATAATCTTTTAGTATCGATAGTGTAAGCAAGTTCTCCTTGATCAAATACTATTTGTTTTCGTTGGGAATTTGATCCTCTACGAACTTTTGTTTTTGAAATTGTTATGGTTGGGGCGGACATGGATTAAGCAGTTCTTTCAAATAAGTATAGACCAAATGCGGGAGGCATATTATTATGGTATTGTCCTGATCCTGTTGGTCCGGTTCCTCCAGAAACGTCACTATAATTTAGAGGCGCTACACCGGAATACATTTGTTCTACGAGTGTTCCTGGCCAGGATAGTACATTTGGAAGAGTATGAGTATGGGCTGGAAGCTCTCCTACTGTCAATTGATGATCATATTCTCCAATGTTTCCTATTTTACCTGGTACAATTGCGCCTGGATTTCCATTGGCATCAAGATCGGAACCTACTCCTGCTATAAATCTTCCTTGTGCTACTTGTTGCCAGGTTCCTAATAATTGTAGTGCGGGAGATACAGTATTTTGAGTAGTAACAAGTATTGACCCGACAGGATATATCAAATCAAACCAATTGGTCCCATTAATATTGATGGTATCGACAGTTAGTCCTCCACAAATGGTAGCCCCATTACAAGCTCTTCCAAGTTTTAAAGAGGAAATATTACCATTGCCGTCATATATATCCTGTTGTCCAGTCGTAGGAAGTTCGGCAGCATTGGCATGAAGAAGACCGGGATAGGCGTCATCAATGTAAAGATTGGTTAAGGCACTCATTTTATATTATTTAGTTGGGTTGGTTATATTGGCAACATTTTAGACTGAATATTTGACACCGTACTCAATATTCGTTGTAAGGTGATCACATTAATGGTTTCATTTGCATTTATATACATATTTCCCATATCAAACTGAATATCTTTAAGAGTATTTATAGTGGAAGAATATTCCGAAATGGAAAACTGTCCCTCGGAGCTGACTAATAAATTCATTGTATCTTTTATAAGATTTGATAACACGGAATTGACATATAGACCTAAGGAAGAATCCGAACAAGTAGTGCCCGTGAAAAATTGTTCTAAATTAGTGGGAATTATAGAAAATATATTATTTTGTATGGGCTGTTTCAGAGCATATATCCTTCCAATATTATGCAATAGCATATACATAGTATTATTTCGTGTTATCTCTGATACTGTAGTTATATTAAAGTGGTTGGAAGGATATTCGTTGGAATTGAACTTTATTCCGATTCCTCTAAATTTTTCCTTGGCTTGAGAAAAAGTATATGGATGAAAGTATAATAATTCGCCTTGTTCTAATCTTCCTGCTGGGTATGCCGGATTTGTCAAATATCTAGTTTGATATTCTTTTTGATTAAATGTATGAAATTGATTAGAATCAATATTAGAAAATCTGACTTTATACCAATCTAATCCAAGAATAACACTTTGTAGTTTTGTATTTACAATAGTGGTATAATCTAAATTATATAGTATCAATATCCATAGTTCACTATTTATTTCATGTAAGACTATGATAGTATCAGTAGAAGGAGATATATCTAGATCCAATATAGTTCCCACATAGGAAGATAAGTCTATGCTTTGATATAAGGCGGAAGAATACTTATTGAAAATTTGTAGTATGTTTCCTTGTAATCCTGTTCGAACATTATTTCCAAATTTTATAAATAATGGATTATTTGGATTATCGGTACAAAATTTTGTACCGAATGTTTGATGAAAAGTTCCAAACTTTCTATCGCCCATTTTTCCAAAGATGTAATCTACAGTGGTGGTCTTTAATAAAGCAATCTCGTCTAATAATGGAAGATTCTCACACTCACTATAATTAGTAGAGTCGTAAATTCTTATGTAATCATTATTAACTACGAAAAATTTAGAATTATCGTAATCATTATGAATTTTATATGTATAATCGGGGGTATTGGTATAATCAGGATGAAGATCTTTTGAATACGTGATACTTAAGGTAGTAGGAACATTAAAACTTCCTTCTAATATATAATCCACCTGCCCAGTAGAGCAAAAATACTTGAAATTGTCCTGAGAATCTACAAAAAAAGATCCAGTGGTTATAGAATCTAAGAATTTCCAATAAGGTAGAGAAGAAAATGATTCAATATGAGAATAATTTTGCTTTCCTATTAAAGTTTCAGAACTTGAAGATACTCCATAAAAAAGATTATTGTTTTGTTTAAAATTATATACTATAGGATTTCCAATATTAAATCCTTTAAAAACTTCCAAATTATTTAGATTTATAGCAGAAGATAATTCATTTAATCCTTGATTATCCAGGATGTCTAATACATTTGAATAATATGGAACTTCTGAGGGTAAATTTTGATAAGTGGTATCATTTTCCATTAAATTATGGAAAAAATCTGCTATAAAGGTATTTTTAAATGACAATTCTAGGGATTCATCAGAAAAATACTTATTAGTATAGGGAATACCATTAACTATATTAAAAAAACCAATATAGTCTTCACCATTCAGGAAGAATGCGGTTCCATTTGTGTACTTATAGTAGTTCATCGATAATTTTCAAATTTTAATTGGTTTAGAGTAGTATTTACTGGTAGGTATTGAGGAAGATGCGCGATTAAATTGGAAGATATACCAGATATTATAGTATCGTTAGAAATATCCAAATTCTTTACCAATATATTAACATTATTTGACTTGAACATAGAGGAACCACATGGACTTTGCAGATATTCTAAATTATCAAACCCATTTCTCATACCACAAGGAAGAGTCACATAAATATCATCTATTTTAGACTTTTCATCCAATATAGGTTTTATAAATGCCAATGCACTATCAATATAAGAATTTTTAATGAGTGGATCGTATATAGTGTGATTAGATTCCAATATATTTTGTGTAGTACCATCTTTATACAAGAAAAAGTCTCCATATAATAGTTGCTTATTAATAAATTGATATGTCGGAATGTTAAAGTTTAATAGAATTTCATTGTTTAGAAAGAAATATCCACTGCCACTGATTGCATCAATAGAAACAAATATAAAATTATTTTTCAGTCCTTTTATAGTAGAAGATATAGTATTTTCTATGAATAGATTGGTACTTATATCAAATACTTTGTATGTGAAATTTAATATATTTCCGTTTTTTTGGATAGTTAGTCCGGAGTCAATACCATTTCTTTCACTTTGAACTGTCCAATTTGAGAAATCCCCTTGAAAATAAAATCCTAAAGAAAATTGAGAGGAATTGTTAATTATTTTAAAGTAATTTATGGGTTTTGTGGAAGAATATCCTGAGCAAGTATTAATATCAGAAGTTAGGGGAGATACAGAGGTACTTTTGATTCTATCATATTGATAAATTCCATTGGGGATGAATAGTAGGTCACTTATTTTATCAAAAAATTTCAATATTACTATAGATTCCTGTAAAGTGGAGTTATCAGATATTAATTGTTCTATTTGATTTTGGTAAGTCGGTAGAGTAGGGCTTTGGCCTGCAAGTGCTTGTTCCTTTTCTATTAAATTCGGATAATAATATCTATCAATCCAGATTTTAGTATCTGAATTAGGCGCACCAGATAGCCAAGTGCATAATAGATATTGACCATTAAATGTTTTTTCATCGGATAAGGTATATACCTTATCCGCAAACTGTGGGGTATTAAAAGAAAACGCTCCTGAGGATATAAACGTGGTGTCATTTATATTAATAGAGGAAAATGGATTCAAGGAAGATGGAGATATTATTATATTACTACCGGGAGATATTTTATATGCTTTATTGTAAAATACATAATTTAGTTCCAATTCATCAGTGGTTTCTTCTTTTATGTCTTCGGATATAATAGTATAATCTCTAAGACCATTCACTAGTTCTGGTCCATTTCCGCCAGATATCAGAGTGTTACAACAAGAAAACACGTCATTTTGCAGTAATTGATTTTTTAGAACGATAGGATTTAATATATTAGATTCTAAAGATCGATGTATAAGTAAGTTATTCGGCAAATGAAATATGCTATTACCCACATCAATATTATTAGCATTGGTGTAAGTTATAAATGAAGTATCTTGCGATATATGAGGATATTGAAATATACTTCTAGATAATTGAAATGGTTGACTGACTATTCCAATTGTATTCGGTTGGAGAATTAAAGAATTTCCATATTTGGTAACTAAAAATGTTCCGCTAGGAAGTTGTTTGAATAATAGAAATTTGTTCTCAGTGGATGAAAAAAGATATTCAAAATCTTGAGGATTAGTAGCATTTTCATTGGGCAAAAGAGATTCCAATATAAAAGAAACTTTATTGTTAATGTCACAGGATAAATAAAATTTTATATAATCTCTTAAAAAATATAATCTACATATATTATTTTCAAATATTTCTAGATTTAATTCAGTAGAGGAATCATTGATATTTGTAAAGGTGGCTTCTCCATAATTATTTCTTTCCTTGTATCTGTCAGCATATTTATATAGATCTTCGTTTGAATTGGAAAACTGCAAATAATCCTGACCATATTTTATAAAAACAATGATATTGGAAGCTTTTAGAGGAGTATTATTCACTTCAAACCCATCGGACAATAAAGTATTGTCGGCCAAATAAAAATTAGAATAGTTTTTTGTTTTGATATCTCTAATTCCCTCAAAACATTGAGGAAAATTTAAAGAATATCCTCCTGAAAATGTTCTTTTAAATTGCTTTAAGTCAACATTGGCCATGTTGACTGATAATGTAGGAGAATATAAAGAAGATAATGGGGTGACAATCACTTAATTATTTATCTGTCATGTAGTTTTAGCTTCTACCGTGCCATTATTACTTTTGAATTGATATTGTAACTGTGATTGTATCTGATTCACGTTTATGAGGGATATTCTACCTATGGCATCATAGAAATCATAAGTTCTTATTTTTATGGGTATTTGAAAATACGTTATGTCTCCATTGGAGTAATTTATTAATATTTGTATAGTTGAAGTTCTATATAAACTAGTTTCAGATGGAAAATATTCATGATTATGAATATCGGTGAAAATAGGGTTATAATTCATGAATAAAAGTTCATTATCATATCTTGTTCCGAATATATCGTTATCAAATGATTCTGTTAGTCCGTCACCCCAATCTATTTGTAAATATAGTGGTATTATGTCGTTATAAAGATTTGATAAATCTAGGGATAATTCACTATGATCTTCCATTTCAAATAAAGGAATGGTTTGAATTGTATTGGAAGATGACGATGATAGAGATATGGAATAATTATTCATAATATTAGCTCTTCTTGATAAGTGACTATAGAACTAGAGGATAAAAAGTAAGTTAATGTTTCGGTTCCAAATATATTGGACACATCATTAGAACTTGGCTTTAATTTAGAATCTGACTGAAAATACACATCAGGGTTAAGATAGAATTTAAGATCCCTGATCATTACCATATCATTTTGATCTCTAAGAATTATTGATAAAATAAATGTATCTGTCTGTGAGTCATATCCCAATATGGGAGAATCCGAGGAAATGTACCGTATATTTCCCGCATCTATAGTAAAAGATGTTAGATCAGTGTTAATTAAAGGAAATATATTAGAGAGTTGGGTATTTATAATATCAAATTTATATATTTCTGGATACAGGACAAAGTTATTACTGGATGTAGTCCCAGTTAAGGAAAATTTTGCAAAAAATACCGAATTTTCAACTTTAAGTCTATTGGATATCTTATCAAATTGATTTGAAGAATGATATATTTCATAGGTATTTGTTTTAGGATCTATGAAAGATCCCGAATCAAATTTAATATTATCTATAGTAACCCAGTTGTCGGTTTCCATTATTAGAGTATTTGTGGCTAGTTCAAATCTGTTGTTTTTATTAACTAATTGGGCGATAACGGGAGATGAATGTATAACATTTAGATACGGCAGGGCATCTAGAATTGGCAATATTTGTTTTGATGAAGAGTTTTTAACCATTAGTTTTCCAGATAGAGTAGGAATACTCAAATTTTCTAACTGAGACGGGCATAACACCGTATCATCATAATAGTAAAACGGGGAAGGAATTTGATATTCTGGAAAATCTTCTAAAAACCATCCGCCTTCTATGATGTTCATTTGAGGTTCTCTGAAGCTCGCTGAGAAGGTTGCACTCAAAGAGCTTAGGGTTGGGCTAGTGGGCTCCCACAATGCTCTCTGAACAGGATTGGAGGAGAACAAACCACATTCCAGTAATTCGGTGAAGTAGAAAGGGCCGGGCGAAGATTGAAATGCTGATAGATCGGATGAAACTGGGTCCGCATATGGCAAATCCCCGTTCATGATATATGCATTTTCCACAATATGATAATTGGTAGTTAAGTTAGAATCCGTAGGAGCCGTCAAAGATTTATTTTTAGTAAAACTGCCAAAATTTAATATCAGATCAGGTATAAAATTAGTAAATCCTCCTGTCTTGGTGGATAGACCGCTAATTATGGTTTCGGGATAAGATGAGAGAGGGGAAGTAGTAAAGTAATTGAAGGCTAATCCTTCTCCAAAAGTATCATCATAAAATTTGTATCCATTGAATAATACACTTGTGACCGATGGTGTGGTAGTTAAGGATATTGTCTGTTCATAATTTCCATCATTTATAAACAATCCAAAGAGATTACCATTGATATCTCTTTTAAAATCTTTTATATATCCGATGTCAAAGATATTATCGAATCCTTTTTGAACATTTGGATCTATTTTCGACACATAACCATAATATTTTGTGTCATATTGAGTGGTTGCGGGTTGATTGTTTGCCTGACCAGAGGAAACATTCTTTTTAAGATAACTATCATCCACTATAAAGGTTAATACTTCTCCATTTCGGCCTATTAAAGATGGATCAGGAAAAAAATAAAGACTGTTCGGAGATAAATTTTCTACGTTGAAGCTAAAAGTGCCATTTATCCCATCTACCAATACAATAGTAGTATTGGAAGGTCTAAAAAACCCCTTTTCTCTAGAAGTTTGAAGAAATTCGGTATGTTGGGTAGATGCAGTGGTAGGATAGTACCTATTTAAAAAATTAGAGGAATTACTAACATTGGAAAATAATTTTCCCGATAAAATATTGGAAACTGTAGATCCAGTTGATAAAAAATAGAAGTCGGTTGACAGGTATTTTTCAGTCAACAGTCGTTTATTATCAAATAATTGGTCTGCCTCTTTAATATTCAAAAGGGCGGGGGAAACTCCCACAAATATAGAGGATATTAAATCAGAATTGGTCCGTAAAAATATATTTTGACCATAATCAAGATCTTTGTTATCATAGATCTTAGTATTGGGAATTTGGTTGAAATACAAAGAATAAGTATCATACATTTCTTCAATTTCGATCTCGATATTTTGTTTGATTACATCATAATCGTATAATATTTTTCCATCTTCCAATGTTTTTAGAAAGGACAACACCAATTCCTCTATTGTTCGTTCAGTTCCAAAGTCAGTACCTATTAACTTATTCCTAATAAGGGAGAATCTAATATCATTTCTCTTATTATTATAGTATTGGGCCAGTTCTCTTAACTTATTACTATAAAATCCCAGTGCAATATCTAAATCGTAAGGATCATTAAAATCTATTCTGGATAAAAATTGTCTTTCTTCTAATGTGGTATAATTAATAGTCAGATCTTTTATAAAATCTCTATATCTTTCAACTATTATAGATTGGTCGGAAGCTGGTTTGTTAAGATTCTGTGAATTCCAAGATTGAATATAAAAATTATAGTAGTTTTGTAGTCCTTCGGGTTCAAAAGACACAGTTATAATCTTAATAAAGGTTAAAAAAGGCATTGGCCCCTCAACATCCAAAGAATCAATCCTCTTTACGTTGGGATTGGTAATACTATGGGGAACAGGGGGGAATCCTAATTGTAGGGTAGTTGCCATCCCCATTATTTAATACTATTGTAGCGCTTAACTATATAGTGGTATTTTCAAAGTCTGACCGTTTAGTTGAATCATTAAAAATTTATTAGTATTGATTCCTGAAGATGCGGTTAATACCGGATAGTGGGTGGACCCCAATACAAATTGATTGTTGGCAGTAGCTAATGCCTCTCTGCCTATTATTATACATGAACTTAGGGGCGTAGTAAAAAGAAGAGTGTCTCGTCCAATGAATATATTATTAGATCCCTCATTAGAAGTTCCTGCATTGGTCCCAATAGCAATCATCTCATCTCCAAAATTTGAGACTCCCGCATCATTTCCAATAGCGACCACATTATTACCCGCATTATTAGTGGCAGCTCCGGTTCCAATAGCAACCACACTATTACCAGCATTACCCGCAGCCGAGCTATGTCCTAATGCATTAACATCATTGCCAGTATTTAAATAACATGCATTAGTTCCCAATGCATTTATATTACTTCCAGTATTAGTATATGCGGACGCCCATCCAAGAGCATTTACATTACTTCCAGTATTACTATAGGCGGCAAGCCTAGATATGGCAGTTACATAATCCCCAGAATTAAGATCCCCGGCACTATAACCTAGAGCGACAACAAAATTTCCAGATAAATTTTGAAGAAGGGTAAATCCTATTGCAAAGGACACTTCGGAATTCATACCCCGTTTAAAGGTTATTGGATATGTAGGATTTGGAATAGTGAAACCACTGGCAGTCAACCCCCCCACGATGGTTTGTCCAGTGGAAAAGTGATTGTCAACATTTTTTAATGCGTAGTTAGAAGAGGCCGCACTGAAAGTAGTATAGGTGTTCTGCCAGTTAGTAGAAAGAGAAGGATAGTTAGTAGTCAAAACCACTCCACTATTTGTAAAAGTCTTAATGTCACTTAAAACTGAAGTAATAGTTGTTCCATTCTGATTGCCTGCGAAGGTTTCATTTCCAATTAGGGGAAGAGAGGCAGTAGGAAGTTGTGAAATTTTAACACTCATATCATTATTTACTTATAGATTGATTATTTTCCGTGTACAAGTTCTGACCGGATTCAGAACTTAAATCATTATCCAGTATTACCGGAGGAATAGGGATTACAGGCGATTTATGATTAAAAATATTTTTAAACTTGTCCCAAATTAAAATTATCCATGTTAGCATAGTTATATTTATCTATATTGAGAACTAATGATAACTAATTCTTTCAATCACTTTATCCGCCCATGCAACCGCCCCTTTAGTAGTATAATGTACTCCATCTGATCCTGAATAGGATGTAAAAGTAGAACTTGGAATATATTGTACTCCTTTGGCCTTACAAATTGTTTGTATTTCTTCACAAACAGATTCCTGCACTTTGCCTCGAAACTTAGACGAATCGGGAGGACCAACCCAAATAATTTTGGCGGATTTACTTGAAGCTTCCGTAATAAATTTACTATATAGGTATCCAAGATGGGGAATAATTTTAGAACCAGATTCTTTAACTGCATCAAAATGATTAGTCCCTAAAGAGATAATTATAATATCGGGATGCCATATGTCTAATAGATCTGCCATCTTGGGGGTTGTGCCTCCCCAGGGTTCAAGATTTTTAGTTCCACATCGACTATGATATGACCGCATTCCTGACATCCATGTTTCCGGACTGGACCCACAAGCGGCCAATACATGAACTTCTCCATATATTTGTTTTAACTTAGATTCCATTCGGTCCCCATAAGCCATACATGTTAAACTATCTCCTATCATCAAAACGGTAGGTTTTTTAGGAACTGAATTTCCAATCATCATCCAAATTAAAATAATCCACTTTAACATATTAATATTTACAATAAATTAGTAAATACAAAAAATGAGTGCTAAAATATTGAAGAAGTTTCAAGCCAAGGAAGAAAAACTACTGGATGCCATATATGAATTACAAGAATTTTTGGACACCCCCGAAGATGAGGAATTGTCTTCGATGGGATCAGAATTTGCAGAAATTGTCCTTGACTTCCTATATAATAATGATCAGGTGACATTGAATGATATCAAAACTTTTGTGGAAGAAACACTGGAATAAAAAGTTTACTTAAATGAACTAAATAAGTAAATAGAATCAGAAATTACATATCAATCATTTAAATATAGAATCGATCCCACCGATTCTCAAAAGGAATTATTATCTAAACATTTTGGATGTGCTAGATTTATTTATAATTATTTTCTAGTAGAAAAACAGAATCATTATTTAAATAATGGTACTACTTTAAACTTCAATCAGTGTTGTTTGGGATTGCCTCCTCTCAAAAAAGAGAAAAATTATAATTGGTTAAATGATGTTAATTCCCAAACGCTTTGTCAAGTTTTAAAAAATTTAGAAACCGCATATGGAAAGTTTTTTAAAAAACAAACGAAATTCCCAAAATTTAAAAAGAAAAGTAGGCATCAAAGTTTTGGGGTTCCTCAAAACGTCAAGATACAAAAAGAAATTATCAAAGTTCCAAAATTTACGGAAGGAATTAAAATTAATCTCCATAGACCATTAGAGGGAAAAATTAAATCCGCCACATTTTCAAAAACTCCTACTAATAAATATTTCGTTTCTATTCTCTGTGAAGTCCCTAAAAAATATAAATCTAAAACTGATAAAAAAGTTGGTCTTGATTTAGGAATCAAAGATTTCATAATCCTTTCAGATGGTACAAAAATTAAAAATCCTAATTTCAATAGAAAATCTAAAAATAAGCTATCAAAAGCTCAAAAACATTTAAGTCGTAAAACAAAAGGAAGTAATAGATACATAAAACAAAGAATAAAAGTTGCAAAGATTCATGAGAAGATAACCAATTCTCGTAAGGATTTTCAACATAAATTAAGTTCTAAATTAATAAAGGAATATGATTTGATTTCTTTGGAAGATCTAAACGTGAAAGGAATGATTAAGAATAGAAAACTATCTTATTCTATTTCTGACTCGGGTTGGTCTTCATTTATATTAATGTTAGAATATAAAGCCAAGTGGTATGATAAAGAAGTGATAAAAATAGATAGATTTTATCCTTCTTCTAAGACCTGCTCTGGTTGTGATTATATTATAGATAAATTACCTCTTAATATTCGTATCTGGAAATGTCCTAAATGTTCTCAAGAACACGATAGAGATATTAATGCTGCTAAAAATATCCTTAGACAAGGTATAAATGTCTCCTCTCAGGAATTGAGTTGTACTGGCATGGAGAGAAAAGCTCTGGCTACTGTTAAAAGTAGTGAAACTGGTCTCTGTGAAGTGTCTAAAAAAGAGAAAAATAATTTCAACTCTTGACAAGTATCAAATTCATGATACAGTTAATTCACATGACATCAAAACTTTCGTGGAAGAAACCTTGGAATGAGCGCATTCTCATAATCGGGAAGGGATATATTGGGACTTATTTACACGATAAGTTATCTCAGTATGATAGGATGATTAGATCATCAAAGGAACTAAATTATCATAATGTATCCATTTTAAGTAAGTTTTTACTTAATAATGATATTAAAATTGTAATAAATTGCTCGGGGTTTACGGGAAGACCTAATGTCGATGAGGCAGAGATTAAAAAAGAGGAATGTTGGGAATTAAATGTTATTTCTCCCCTCAAACTCAATAGAATATGTAATAAACTTGGCGTGAAGTATATTCATATTTCTTCCGGTTGTATCTACAATGGATATGATAAGGAATTTACCGAAACAGATAAACCAAATTTTGGACTATTTGATCATAGTAGCTTTTATAGTAAATCTAAACATGCCTTTGAACTAATGTCAAACAATCTAGACAATAAAATCGTTCGTATTAGAATGCCGATCACTCCTGATGAAAATCCTAGAAATTTTTTGGTTAAAATCAAAAATTACGATAATATCATAAGTATGGTAAATTCTAAGACTTATATTCCAGATTTATGTAAGTTCATTAAGAATCTTATGGATATTGATACTGAAGGATTCTGGCAGGGACAGGATATCTACAATGTGGTCAACCCAAATCCTTTGGATACCCTACAGATAGCGAAAAGAATGATAGAGGCGGATTGGGCAAATAAAAATTGGAAATTTGTGGACCTAAAGGATCTGAATATTATTGCTCCAAGAAGTAACTGTGTGCTCAATGGAGAAAAGGCCAATAAAATTTATCAAATGCTTTCAGAATCAGAAATAATTGACAATTCTCTATTACGAATTAAATTTAACTAACCATGAAAGGTATAATTTTTTAGCAGGAAATAATGGAAGTTAGAGTAGTTTTATTCCCAAAAAATTTAGTTATTGTTCTATGGGAAATTTTATATTTTTTATAAAATTCTCTCATAGTTCCTTGGTTAGAGTTCATCCATTTGGTCCCTAACGAAATAATATCTTCTGCTGTATAAAGAGAGGCATTGTCATTCAAATCAATGAACTTACTAAATTTATTAATATACTTATTATATCTATCTCTTTTAATAATTTTTAATGTATACTGTGGATATTCCTCAATAAATCTATAATGTTTATCAGTAATTTCCCATCCTTTCAGTTCATAAAACTTATTTTTAGAAGGTATGAAAAAATCGGGGGTATAAGTGTCTCCATTTTTCAATGGGAACGTATGTTTTTCATATTCATATCTTAAATCTAAGAAATTTAAGATCCTAGCAAAATTTGCTTCCCAACTGGATCTAACAGAATGATTTAAATCTTTTCTATATCCAGTTTTTGCATGAGTTGATACTTTACCATACATAGGATTGTTCGATCCCTTAGATTTTCCATTTTTTATTTGGGTTTCTCTTCCTTTATCTATTAAGGATCTCATTATAGGATGATTTTGAGTAAGTCCTTTATTCCAAGCTTTATGTTCAGTTCTCCAATGATCTAATCCAACACTATATTTTTTAATCTTAGCGGCTTCTTGTTTAGTTCTAATGGGCCAATTTAGACGTTTCATCAATTTATGAATACACTTTTGACTAACTCCTATAATTTTGCCTATTTCTCCTTGTGAAAAATTATCTTCAAAATATAATTTGTGAATTAATTCGTGTTGTTCCGGCTTGACAAGTAGAGTCCTCATGATAAGTATATTTATATGCGCGGTATAATCTTGGCTGGGGGAGTGGGTTCTCGTCTTTTCCCATTGACATTTGGAATATCGAAGCAATTACTTCCGGTATATAAACAACCTATGATTTATTATCCTCTAAAAACTCTCATAAAAATGGAAATAACAGAGATTTTAATCATAGTGGCGTCGGAAACACAAAAAGAATTGTTTATTCAATACTTGGGAAATGGATATTACTTCGGAGTAAGCATAACTTATGTTGTTCAGACTTCCCCAAATGGATTAGCGGAGGCATTTATCATAGGAGAAGAATTTATTGGCGATGATGATGTGACTTTGATTCTTGGAGATAATGTTTTATTGGGTGATGTAAAAATAGACACTCAGCCTAATAATATTTTCACTTATAAAGTAAAAAACCCTTCAGCATATGGGGTCGCAGTTGTTAAAGATTCAGAATTAATAGATATAGTAGAAAAACCTACTACTTTCATCAGTGATGATGCAGTAATTGGACTTTATGTGTTTACAAATTTAGCAGTCAAGTTGGCCAAACAAGTGAAACCTTCACCGAGAGGAGAATTGGAGATAGTAGATCTAATTAAACTTATGAATTATGAAGAAGGGGTGTCAGTTCTTCCTTTCACCGGAATTTGGTTCGACTGCGGTTCTCACGATGATCTTTTAGAGTGTGCAGAATTCGTTCGCGCCCTTGACAAACGCACAAATTCTGATATTCTCTTGAAGAGAACTTATGAATGAATACCTAAATTCCCTTTGGATTGAAAAATTCCGCCCGAAGACTTTAAAAGATTTATGTTTATCCGATGAAAATCGAAAGATATTAGAATCTTTTACCGATGAAATCCCACATCTGATGTTGGTAGGTCCACCGGGAGGAGGAAAAACTACAATTGCTCGAATAATTGTAGAGGATATTCTTCAATGTGATTATCTTTATATCAATGCCTCTGATGAAAATGGAATTGACACTATTCGCAATAAAGTATTGGGATTTGTTCAAACCAAAAGCTTGAATGGCAATGTTAAAGTAGTCATTCTTGATGAGATTGACTTCGGCACTGGAAATTTTCAAGCAGCATTGAGAAATTTAATGGAATCTTATGCCAATACTGCAAGATTCATTCTAACTGGCAATTATAAACATAAGATAATTCCTGCTTTGCAATCAAGGTGTCAAAGTATGGACATTCGACCATCTTTAAAGGACGCAGTTACAAGATGCTTACATATTCTGAAAGAAGAAGGCATCGAAACCACCCTAAAGGATAAACAAAATGTGGTTGTTTTAGTAAAACAATACTTTCCTGACCTTAGAAAGTGTATAAATGAACTTGATAAGAGTTGTATTGATGGAATACTTGATATTAAGTCAAAAACGGATAATAATCCCGTATTGGAGACTATCTGGACAAATTTACAGAATAATAATTCATTGAAAACCAGAAAATATCTAATTCAAAATGATGGGATATTTAATTCTGATTGGGATCAACTATTAGTGGACTTATTGAATTACATTTACGCTATCAAGTTAGATGATTCAAAGAAGAAGGCAATGATATTAACCATTGCCGACCATCTTGATAGAGCTTCCAGAGTAAATGACAAGGAAATTAATTTCTTTGCATGTCTTCTTAATTTGGAGAATGTTTAAGCAGTTGCGAGTTGTCTATTAGCTTGATATCCTGCTTGAGCAGCTTGTCCTGCCCCTTGGGTTAAGGATGGGGTGGAAGCAGATACATCTTCTTTACCCACAGTCAGATCCGCAATAATTTGTTGTAGCGGAGTTCCCATAATATCTTCTTCGGTGACTTCAGGATCATATTTTTGAACCAATGCTACTAAATTAGCAATTAAATCATTTGCTTGTTTAATTGAGGCATCATAAGCAGAACTTTGATTACCTGCGTTATAGATATCCTTGACGTTACCTGCCATTTGTCCCGCCGCCGCGCCAACTCCTTTAGCAGCAGAACTGACTGCATTGCCAACATTGCCCGCAACATTCTTAGCTGCATTGACTCCTGCTCCGACTGCACTTTTAGCAGCATTTCCTACTGCATTGGCAGCATTTTTACCTGCCCCCATTAAATTCTTAACGCCTCCCCAGAATTCATTAAGAATTCTTTCTTGAACAGTTATTAAATACTTTAATTCGGACTCTGACATTAGAGATAGTCGAGATTTAATCTGATTTAAGGTCATACTTGGGGCTTGTTCTTTTAATAGAGTAAGAGCATACGCCTCCTGTAGAAGCACCATATCTTTATTGGTATATTTAGACATATAAGTATTTATTGTAAAGTTGCTTCGTATAGATTGGCAATATTTTCATTATCAATCTTAAGACGAGTGGATTCCCCTGCAAGTTTTAGGTCAGTAGGAGTATATTTTCCATTGCCCTTATCAGTTACACGGGTAATATTTTGCTGATCTGCCTTCCATTCTTCTTGTTTACCATTGAGATATTTTTCATCATCTCTATAAAATTGATCAGGAATTTTAGGACTTGGATCGGATGCATCTGCCATATCAACCATATCAGTAGAAACGGTAATTGATCCAAAATGGCGACCACCGCCATGATCTCCCGCCACTGTAAGGACAATATTATCAGCAGTTTTATGATCATTACCAGCAGATAGACCAGAAAGTTTATCTCCTACTTGAATTACCTTGATATTTAGACCACTTTTAATCAATGCTTCCAATTCCTGACACATTGGAGTATGCATAGCCTTATAACAAGCAGTGGATTTATAATCAGGTCTAAACTTAACAATATCGCCAGGGAGATAACCTCCATTTTGAAAGCGAGAGTTCACGCCCTCCCAAATTGTATTGAAAACTGTGTCAAACTTCTTACCCATGACTATATTTAGCGGAAATAGTTAAATATTATCATGACATTCCAAAAATTATGTAAGGTTATACTCGAAGCCAAAGACACCAAACCAGGTGAAAGGTTTTTTACTGCTCAAAATAGTGCTGGACCAGCGGGAATATCCTCAAGTCCTATTGGAAAGTCTAATTTCAATCCATTAATTGAGCCAAGAGAGAGCAAAGATCCAGTGGATAAAGGGGCAAATGCCATTTCTACTATTAAATTACTGGGAAAAGCCTTTCAGGTACTTAAAAATGATGAAGTATTCACTGATCAGATGAGAGGAATCATGAATGGATTCAAAAAGAATCGTGGACAGATCTCAGCATATCAAGAAAGTGTAATTAAGACCAAACCAAAGGTTATTGATAATCTTTGGGGTCAAATAAACCGTTTAATCAAAATTGTCAACGATCCTAAGAAAAGAGAAGAGGGTGGGGAGGATTATGATAAGTTTTTAGCCGAATTAGAAAAAGTAAAGGCCACTAAAGATGACCATAAGAAAGAATTAGATGATGTTTATGCAGAAATTGAGAACGTAGTGGGGGAAAATGAGGAATTGAATGATCAATATCTTGATCAATTGCTCACCGTGATTAATCATACTGCAAATCGGCTATATAAAATTCAAGCCAACCAGTTACAAGTAGATAAAGAAGCTCCGAAAACCTCAATTCCTCTTCATGAGCTTGATTATGAAAAATTACAAGCCCAAGTGAATAAAGATGCCGAGGCACAATTACAATTACTGGAATTATTGGCATCAGAAGATGATAGTATAAATCCATTACTAATATTTTTAAAACTACAGGATGAAAGATATAAAGAAGCAAAAGATAGGTCATTTCAACTTAAAAATGGGGATAATTATAGTATTACAGTAGATCAATTATACAATAATCTTCCACTATTTGCTCTAATTAACTACTTTTCCCATACTATTCTTAGAAGTCCGGAAATAAAATTATCAAAAGTTCAACAAAAAAGAGCGAATTCCTCATCTTCCGATGGAGGAGGGATGTTAGATAGATTATCTAATGTTAAAACGGAAGCACAATTTGAAAATTTAAGACCAGAATTGATTGATTACCTCAATGGACTGACAGTTTCTAATAAGGATACCCTATTAAACATGGCAAAGGGGCCATTTAATACTAGAAAAGGGTCGGCAAATGCCGCAGTCAAGATTAGAAGTTCTCTAAAAGCGTCAAATATCAATGAGGATTTTAATAAAATTGCCACTAATCTTCTGAAATCATATAGATTCGACGAAGACTCCTTTAAAATTGATCTAATTGAAGTTCTTTATTAAGATGGCCATTAAAATTAAATCACTACAGATAGATGCATTGACAAATAATGTGTTAAATCATAATTATTTGTATAAGGATATTCAATTTGATCTTATTCCTGCGGTATCATTCAATAATCAACTTAATAAACAAGAATATTTAAATGATGTGTCTGCCCTATACGACGAAAATGCGGTTAAAAATAGTGTAGTTACTGCATTTTTAACTGCACCAGGACAAAAAATACTAAATCCTACTTATGGGATGGATTTAAATCAATATCTATTTGAGCCTGTAGATAACTTTATGACATTCATAATTAAAGATGCCATACAAACTGGACTTCCTAACATGGAACCCCGCATAGTAATTCAAAATATTCAAGTAATAGGAAATTCCGATGAGCAGACATACTATATAAATCTACAAATTAATGTTCCCTCCTTAGATATAAACGGGTTATCTATTAAGTCTCAGTTGAATAGTGCCGGATATACAATTCTGTAGGTTAAATACTTGGGTGAGCAATCCTACCCTAGAGTATAACCTTCCTCAAGATGCCTATATAAACTTTGATGCCTTAACATTGAAGGCGTTCATGATTGAACAGCTTAATAATGGAGGAAAATTTACTGATCAAAATTATGAAGGTAGTAATTTATCGTCATTGATTGATGTATTAGCCTATTATACTCATGTTTTGATGTTTTATCTCAATCAAAACTCGTCGGAAGCAATGTTTTCACAGGCTACAATCTATGAAAACATGAATAAGATTGTAAAATTAATCGGATACAAACCCACCGGGCAACAAACCTCTCTTTCTCCTATAAATTGTGTGGCTTCTGCATCTTTAGCTATGGGAAATTACAATATTCGTAAATATAGCTATTTTTTAATAGATAATATTCAATATATGTTTATATCTGACTATAATTTTGAAAAATCTAATTCGGATGTGGAATCTATTGAGGAATTAAATACCAATGTTATCTTATATCAGGGGGTAGTGGGAGAATATCCAATATATGTGGCAGAGGGCATTGATTACGAAACATTTCCAGTGGTAGTAGATAATTTAGTCGATACTACAGACACTAGATTTATTTCACATGGAACCATTTCCGTGTATGTCAATGAAATATCTACTGGATTGTGGTATGAATGGACGGAAGTTGACAGTTTATTTTTATCGGACTCTACTTCAAGAGTATTTGATCTTCGTCTTAATGAAAATGGTCACTATGAAGTCAAGTTTGGAAATAATATATTTGGAAAGGGACTGAATACCGGAGATCAAGTGGCAATTTTTTACATTCTAAGCGATGGAACTAAAGGACAAATCAGTAAGAATGCTATAAATGGAAATAAGTTATTCATATATAATAGTAGTAGATTTTCTGAGATTTATACTGATGTATATACCGATAATAATAGTCAAATAGACGAAACCAGACGATCATTTTTAACTTTTAGTAATCCATCTAATTCTACTTTATTGCAGGATGCGGAAACAGTGGACCAAATCAGAGAAAATGCTCCCATATTCTTATCAAATCAACTTAGATTGGTCACAGAATTGGATTACGAAAAGTTTTTAAAAAAGAGCATGCCTAATATCTTAAACGATGTTAAAGTGGTTGACAATACCTTGTTTATTGATGAATATATTGATTATTTTTATAAAATTTGTGTTGATCCTAATAAAGTAAACCGGGTAATAATGAATCAGGCTAATTTTGCCGATTCCTGTGACTTTAACAATGTCAATGTATTTTGCGTTCCCTTATTCTACATCTCACAGGATGAACAATATCCAGATTTCATAAGCAATAGCTTTAAAACTCTTATTAAAAGCATAACGAAGGATAAAAAGATGATAAGCAATGAGGTAGTCCCAAGAGATCCTATATATGTGGCGCTGGATTTTGGATTTACAGATAGTGTAGTATCTAAAGATGTGTATTCCGATACAAAACTTGTTATAGTTAGAGAAAAAAATGATAATACCAACAAAGAAACCCTTAAAAAAAGAGTTCTTAATGTTATATTGGATTATTTTAGCCCGTCCAACATGACATTAGGACAGACTATCGATATTTCTGTTTTGTCTTCTAATATTTTGAGTCTTCCCGCTATTAGAAGTATAAGAACTACAAATGATACTGAGGGTATATTTATAAATGGACTTTCTTTCGTGGCCTGGAATCCAATGTTTGAAGGAGTAGATGAAACTTTAATAAATCAAACGACCACTTTACCATTCTTTAAATTTCCATATATTTTTAGACCGTCTTCCTTAATAAATCGTATTGAGGTATTAGATAATTAATCATGACTACCACTACCTACGTCAACTTTAGCGCATATGATTTTAAAGGGCAGGATTCTTTATCATCTTATGCTTTAGATGGAACTCCTTTACTATTTGTTCCTGATTTACCAAATAATTCAATTTATAGGGTAGTATGGAATTTTGGAGATGGGACCATTTCAAAATCTTTTTCGTCCTTTAAAAGTTATACATTACCTGGAATATATACAGTGAATCTTGTTGTATATAATTGTGATAACAACGCAATGGTATCCTCTTTTGAAAAAGTTATAACTATAGTGGATTATATCCCATTTACATTTACTATACAGACTAAAAATTATATTTTAACGGAAGATGGACAAAATCTTACCGACGAGATGAACAATTATCTAGTTACATCGTATGATGATTTTATATTTAGATGTGGTCATATAGAGGGACCATTCACATTTCAATCATATTATCCGGCTTATCAACCACAATCTGATATCTTTTATCAGGTTTATAATAGTAATAGTGATGATTGGTGGTCTAAAGATAATAAGTTTCAACATTTAGAAAATACGTATTCTCTATATGATACCATCTATAATTTTTCAATACAATCAAATCAATATACCGAAATAGATAGAATACAACTAATTCCTACTAAATTATATGGAAAAATAGTTGGAGATACTATAGCCAATTGTTTATCTACTGATGACGGGTCATTCTATATTGGAATGTCTGCTTATAAAGATGTATATTTTAAAGATGATAGTGTATCTCCACAGGTATTATATAACTTTTTCTTCGACAAGACCAATAATACTTCGAAATATGTCAATACTTTGGGAATAACCCTTTCGGCTACAGTAGTGGACAGTGTTCCATCCTATCTAAGTATTACTTCTAATGGATTGGACGGGGAGGGATATTCAATTGACTCTTTTAATATTAATCCCATAAAATACTACAATACTCAAATACCGTTTGTAGTAAAGATAAAAGATCAATATGGATTTTCCGTTAAAAATTTTGATAAAATATCATTATTTGATCTTAATATATCATTATCGGGAGTGGATTCTTCTTTATATGAAATAAAAACTCTTAATTATACCCTATCAGGACAAAATTCGGGGGGAGCGTTTAGAGGAGCAATTCATTTTTCCGATTTATCTTCTGGGAAAATATTGAATGACGTAGTGATTTTAGTAAATGGCATATTTACTAATGATTTATTAAGTTCTTATCAATTATTCGGACAATCTTCAGCTTTTACAGTATATCCATTCAACTATTTTGATTTTTATAAAGTAAACGAAAACTTTAATTCAGAGGACACTTTAAAAGATTTAAGATTTCAAGAAACCTTACTTGATAAAGAAGTTTTATTTGGAGATTTTCTAGGAGGAATATTAGGAAATGAAAATTCTAATCATGAAGGAATAGGATTAAAAACTTATGAAAAAAGTTCCAATTTTGTTCAAAACACGCAAGATTTAGATAAATGCGAAGTGGACTTCCTAGATTCTTTAGCGGAACTAATGAATTACAATGATATTAATTCTGAAAAATATCAATATCCTGAAAAAATAAAGAGACTTATTAATACTCTATCTATAGACACGACAAAATTAGTAGGGACAACGAATAAATTTAAAGAAAACTTGGATATCAAAGGGAGAAGTACCAAATCTGAGTTTGGTATTAACATAGGAGATAAAATCGATACTTTTAGTTATGCTATAACCGCCGGAATACCAATAGTTGCGTTGGAAAAATTTTCAAATACATATAATGTTCTAAACACCTTTCAACCCGTATCGTCAACGGGGTCGGCAATATATAACTTATCAGATTATTCATCTGATTGGGGATGGCCACTAGTATTACCAGTAAACTTTATATTTTCTGATATCGAAAAGTATTATTTATTTTTTGAATATGTGGATGCATATGATGATACTGTTTTGGATAGTGTCATCGATTTTTCCAATTCAAAGACAACGATCCCATCCACCATATCTAATCAAGATGTAATGGGAACAAATGGAATCGCCACAAATATGTTTTTGGATACTTTGTATCAAACATTGTCATTAGTAGATTCATTCTCTTATGATGACATAACTCCATTATCAAATGTGATGACTTCAATGGTACTTAGTAGAATAATTGGGNCTGATCCATTAAGTTCCATGTATATAGATAGTAATGTGGTATATCCTTGGGATTCTTTGGTATATGTGCCAAATCCTAACTTATGGGGAAAGGATTTTAGAAATCAGTTGACCGGTATTCCTAAAAAAAATGATAATTGGTATCAAAAAGGAGGACCAATTATGATAACTAAACGACACATGTTATCCAATGGACATTCTACTGGACCTGAAATAGGAAAATTACTAACCTTTGCCAATACGGATGGAAGTCAGGTATTTCAGACCACGATTTTGAAATGGATTAATGATTATCCAGATAATAGTATAATCACTTCAGATCCAAAACAACAGTATCTAGCGGACCTATCGGTGTATTTATTGGCAGATGAGGTTCCAGATTGGGTGTACATAATGCCAATTATGAAATTTACTCAAGATCAGCTTAATAAGTTATCTGACCTTAATCCATTAACAGTGGTAGTTTCACAAGGAAACTCCACAATGGCAGAATTTCCTTTAAACCCATTATCGTGGACTCCATATGGTAGAAAGTTATATGTCAATGATATGAAATGTGATATAAATCAGACTACCCCCATCACTGGACCATTCTGGAGATCAGTAGTTACAGGAGATTCTGGCGATACTGAATTTATATTAGGTAATAATAAGTTACATCTATTAAGAATTGTTTTATATTCAGGAGGATCGGGAATATTTGTAGGAACCTTTACCGATTATATAAATTCCTATATAGTCAGAGCAGATAATTCAGCCTCCATATCTACTGGATATCGGGTGTCAGTAACTTATCCCGGTCAATAATAAGTACCGTATATACTAGTATCATTCACAGACATATCATATACACTGGTTTGTGAAATAGTATCAATATTTTGACTATATATTTTTTCAGTACTTGAAAGTTCTGGGAATAAAAGAGATGATAATTTACCAGAGAAGGTATTGTCATACACCTGATCATTGCCTTTCTCTTGAGGAGCATTAGTTTCCATAGAGGTTTCATATCTCTTGGCTTTAAGTCTCCAAATATAATGACCTAAAACCGGATTCATACCAGCGGCGGCATCTTGGTCCAATACTTCAGTTACTCTGAATATTTTTGCGCCTCTATCCCCAGGTCGGTTACAACCCAATGCAGTTATTTCTAGTAGATCATCTGATTTAGGTTCTACTCTTTGACCATTGAATGAAAATGCCGATAGAGGTAGGATGTTGGTAAAATCTTTTATATCGATATAAGCAGTCAACTCATCATCAGAGGTCATGCCATACTGAGCTAATGATATACTTTCAGTTAATTCCAAATATGATTTAATTATGAAAGGACCAATATATTCCTGTGTGGTATGTTCACCATAGAGAATATTCATGGCGGATAAATTAAATCCATTCACATAGTAATTTATTTCTACTCCATAATTATTAATCAGTTCTTGGAATCCTGACCCGAAGATAGCTTGTTCGGCTTGATAGTTAGATGGGTCGGCAAATCCTCCACACTTGGGATTATACACTCCCGCAAAAATATTTACGGGATCTAGACAGGACAATGGGGTGGTTGGACATGACATATAATTATTTATGCCCTTACTACTTTACCTTGACACTGCCCCCCTGGCCCTATGGACATGATTATATTAATGGGAGGTTTTATATTTTTATATCCTTCAATAGTTTTTCCATTTTCCCATTGCAGTCCTAGTTCTTGCATCTCTGGCATAGTTAATATTCCACAGGATTTTAGCTTTTTATTTATGACTTGATACGGTCCAACAGTATGTATTTTTTTCTTATCTGGTCCTACTATATTAGGATTTTTTCCATTATGGACTTGAATTGAGGGCGAAGGAGTACCATCTGCAAGATTGTGGCGATATTCTAGAAAAAATTGTAAAAAGGATTTCACTTAAAGATATTTAACGAAAAAGCCTACTGTTTAGGTAGGCTTTATCTAAATTATTAGTTATTGGGAGTTATTATTTAAAATAGTCTCCGACCTTAACCGCACTTGGAACCTGATTGGACTTACCCTGTAGGGCAGTAATCGGAGGGGTGGTTTCAGTGGTGCCAACATCATCAGTAACATCGCCCTTAGCCTTAGTATGCTTTGGCTTAGGTGGGCCAGCCACTTGATTAGATTTAGCTTGGAAAACTTTCTTCTTATCGGGAGCGACCTTAGTTCCTTGCACTTCTTCGTCTTCTTCCCCATAATTATCTTCTTCTCCCCCAAATTCTCCTTCGTCTCCAAAGTCAAGGCCATCATCTTCACCTTCGTCTCCGAACCCTTCTTCTCCACCACCAATGGCAGCTTGAAGAACATCACATAGCTGTTGAGCTACATCGCGTGGAAGAGTAAAGGTCACTTCGTCCCCCCCTTCTTCTCCCATATCTTCTCCACCCATTCCATCGTCCATTTCTGAATCGGAAGTGGCATCATCAAGACCAAGGGCATCAAGATCATCTCCTTCATCTTGACCAAAATTTTCGCGGAGAACCTTACTGTATAGTTTATCGAACACTGATTTGCTCATGAAGTTATTTAGTGATTTGTTTGTAATTTTTTTGGATTCTTGTAATCTTTCTTCTGATTCATTAGTGAGACTATCCAATTGTTTCTTGATTTTGGCCTTTTCCGAATCAGAAATATTTGGTTTTTGCATAGCATTTTGTAATTTTTCAATTCTTTTCTCTACCGAGGATGGTTTTTTATCCTCTTCATCTTCTTCTCCAACTTCATTGACTGCCTTAGTCATATTAAGTCGTTTGCCTTTATTCTTTTTAGTTCCTTTTTTGCCCGTGTATTCCCCATCTACCTCATTGTAACCGGATACCTTTGGACCATCCCCAACAAGTTCCACCTTTTGTCCTGGAAAGGTCTTAGCCTTGGATTCTTTTAGAGTATATCTAAGAGAATTAAGCATTTTTCCATAGATATCTCCAATACAAACGGTGTCGCGATTCTTCATATGAGTATATTTAACATAAATAGTTTTATATATGGCTGGGCGACCAAAAAAAGATAAAATGTATATGGGAAATCCTAATGTTCCCTCAAGAGGAGCAGAGTTTGAATATACAGAAGAAATGTTATCTGAGATTCAAAGATGTAAGGAAGATATCTTATACTTTGCCGAAAATTACTTTACCATTCTAATACCAGGTAAAGGAAAAGAAAAAATACGAATGTTTCCTGCACAAAGAAGAATTTTACAGGCAATGAAAGAGAATAGATTTTTTGTTCTCATGGCAAGTAGGCAAGTAGGTAAAGCATTAGCATTGGATACTCCTATTTTAACTCCTACTGGATGGACCACTATGGGGGAATTAAAAGTAGGGGATGTGGTGTATGGTAAAGATGGAATGCCTTGTAACGTGACTTATGCATACGAGACTAGGTATGATAGAAAATGTTTTGAAGTGGAGTTTGATAACGGGGAGAAAATAGTGGCTGATGCAGAACATAACTGGTATACTCAATCAAAAACTGAGAGAAAACGCAAAACTCGTACTATTGGAAGTGTTAAAACCACTCAAGAAATATTTGATACTTTAACTAGTAAATCTGGGGAACCAAACCATAGGATACCATCATGCATTAATGGACTAATCAACTCTGAAAAAGATTTAAGGATACCTCCCTATGTATTAGGACTTTGGTTAGGGGATGGGGCCAGCGAAGGCCCGAGAATTACAGTAGGTAAAAGAGATATTGAAGAGACTATCAAAAACTTAGAAGAATATAATACGCAATATACATTAGTGTGTAAACAACATGGCGACAATTATTTAATAAATCTCGGAATGTTGAGCGGAAGAAAAGGATTTAGAACGGAAACTTCATTATCTCAAGAACTAAGGGAAATGGGGTTCTTTAGTAATAAACATATTCCCACCGATTATATGTTATCCTCAAGAGGACAAAGATTAGAACTACTTAGAGGATTAATGGATTCTGATGGATACATAAATAAAAGGGGATTGGCCACTTTTTATAATACTAATTTAAAATTAGCGATTCAGGTAAAGGAATTAGTAGAAAGTTTGGGATATAAAACGGTATATAATACATTTATTCCTACTTGTAATGGTATAAATTGTTCAGAATGTGCTGAAGTAGTATTTACTCCAAGAGAATATGTGTGTAAACTATCCTTTAAAACAAAAAGAATAAAACTTAATGATATTGATCATCCTGAGTCAAATAAAAGAAATCAGTGGCACTATATTAAATCTGTCAGGGAAGTAGAATCCGTACCCGTTAGATGTATTGAGGTAGATTCTTCAGATCATTTGTTTTTGGCGGGCAAGACACTAATACCTACCCACAATTCAACATTAATGACAATATTTCTACTATGGAGAGCTATTTTCTTTGGTGATGAGAGAATATTGTTAGTGGCCAATAAAGAAGCAACTGCTATTGAAATTTTTGGAAGAATTAGGTTGGCATATGAATTATTACCCAACTGGTTAAAGTCTCCCGTCGATGGTGAATATGGAAAGACCTCCATGAAACTAGAAAATGATAGTAGAATATCAATTTCGACTACCACTGGTACTGCTGCCCGTGGTCAATCCGTCTCAATTCTTGTAATTGATGAGGCCGCATTCATAGAAGAACATCTAATGGACCCATTCTGGGCATCTGTGTTTCCTATCGTGTCCGCATCCGATACTTCTAAAGTATTCATGTGTTCCACTCCCAATGGAACAGGAAACTTATTTCATACTACCTATACACAGGCAGTGGAGGGCAAAAATGGATGGGCGCATGACAAAATCTTGTGGAATGAGGTTCCAGGTAGAACTCAAGAATGGGCAGATAAGATTAGAAGTGGATTGGCTTCACAGGAAAAATGGGACCAAGAATATAACTGTTTTTTCCTTAATACTGGTACTACTTCCATGGATGAATCTCTATATAGAGAGCTTAAAAGAAATATTTGTGAACCCAGGGAGACATTGATGGATGGGAAATATAAAATTTGGGAACATCCTAACCCTGACAATTTATATGTAGTTGGAGTTGACGTTTCTGAAGGAGTAGGAGGAGATTATTCTGTCATTAAGGTATTGGATATAACAGATCTTCAAGAAATTATAGAGGTGGCGGAATATTATGATAATACTATTCCAGTTTCAGAGTTCACTGCCAGATTGTATGAAATATTGGGTCACTGGGGAAATCCTTTGGTGTGTATTGAAAGAAATAACCAAGGAGGACAAGTTGCGGATAGAATTGGAATAGATTTGGGGTATCCTAGAATAGTGAATTATGGTTCTAAGATAGCAGGAAGAAAAAGCTTTGAATTACTGGGCATGGTATCTCAAAGAAACACGAAATACCATGCTGTTGCCAATGCCAGATATTTTTATAGTGATAGAAGGTCGGTAGTTTTCAAAAATGAACAGTCATTGGAAGAAATATTCAAGGATTTTGTTAAAGTAAATGACACCTGGCAAGCTGCAAGCGGAAAACATGATGATAGAACGATGGCAACCATATGGGCACTGATGATTCTAGATAGAGAAGTGTGTGAGCGATGGTTTACTATTGATGAATTGGATCTTGCAGGTAAACCCCTAAAAATATCCATTTTGGATTATGGTATAAAATACTTTGAAAGCCCCACTTCTATCTATACCAATGAAAACGTGGATAAAATTGAGAATTCTATGTTAAATCCTATGGTATTTGGAGCATTCGGAGAAGCCGATGACGAAATGGCGGCGTTAATGAGAGATGGGTGGAAGTTCCTACAGGGAGGAAGTCCTTATATTGATCCTAAAAGAACAATGACACAAGATCAATATGATGCCATGGATAGATGGTTCACATAAGTAAATATAGGTTAGTTTTACAATTATATCTCAATAATAAAATCATTTCGGATAAATATTATTATGAAAATAATTGTAGATAATTTGGATTATAACCAGGAATCGAAAGCATGCCCAAACTGCAAGTGTGAAAAAGATATTAATGAGTTTTCTAAAAATAAAAGTCAAAAGGATGGGCTATCCAGAATATGTAAGACTTGTAATTCCTTTTATAACCGAATGTGGAGAGATTCCAATTTAGATAAACACAGGGCCAATAGTAGGGCATGGGCCAAGGCAAATCCAGATAGATGCAAGGCCAATAAAAAGGCAAATCATGATGCAAATATAGATAGAAGTAGGAACTATGAAAAAACATATAGAGAAACCAATAAAGATAAAATTAAGATTGGTATGAAGGAATATTATAAATCTAATTCAGAAAAGTATAAGGCAATTAGACGAGAATATTACAAGGCCAATACTGATAAGGTTAAAGCCGCCAATAAAGCATGGCAAATAGCAAATCCCGAAAAATATCATTTAATTAAATCTAGACAAAGAGCTATTAAGAGTAATCAGACTCATCCAAATCATGATTTAGAAATTGAAAGAGAACTTATCATTAAATCTAGAGAAATGCATAAAAAACATGGAATAAAACAACATATTGATCATATATGGCCACTATCAAAGGGTGGGCCACATCATCATGATAATCTTCAAGTAATATCTGAAACTTTAAACACCCAGAAAAGGAATAGTGTGTTATTCTCACATCAAGATATAAAAACTTGGGTAGACTTGCCACTCCATATACTACAATGGATAAAAATAAACAAAAAGGAAAAATTTGATGGGGTATTAGAGGAAGTCATAAGAAGTGGGAAATATTCTCCGAAGAATATTGAAAGATTAACTTCAATGACCACCTAAATAATTAATATGAACAAGGTCACAATTCAGAGCGTATTAAACAAAGCCAGAGAAGATAAATTCTTTTTAGTGTTTGATACGCCGCCAATACTAAAGCCAATAGTGAGAAAATTGGAGAGAAATGATACTACAATTATACCGGATAGTGTACAATTCTCGATATTTGGCACGATGGTTCCCGAAATTACAGTAAAGGCTACAGAAGTTCGTTATGCTGGGTCCACTTTGTATGTTTCATCCTTTTCTAAGGACTCATATCCCCCAGTTGAGATTAATTTTAATGTAGATTCTCTATATAATAACTATTATGTCATTTATCAGTGGCTAAACTTACTACATGACCAATATTCTGGAGTTTATAATCAACATAACATCCCAGTAGATGCTAATTTCAATGACTACATGACGGATTTAACAGTTTATGGATTAGATGAGTATGGTAAAAAGAGAATCTCATTCACGTACACTAAAGCCTTCCCCACTTCCCTTGGCCAGATAGTATATGATCAGAAGGGCGACGAAGGAAAGGAAATATCATCTAAATTTGTCTTTGTATATAGTCAGATACATGTAAAAATATTGAATGAGGCATAGTTTGGATTGTTGATCATATTTAATTCCTTAAATAGTAAATCATTTATACTAAATAATGAGGTATGGATGAAAAATTACAATCGTTCGGTTTCGTGTATATGTGGTGCGATACAAAAAGAGATAAGTACTATATAGGTTCTCATAAAGGAAGATCAGTTACCACTAGATATAAATGTGGAAACAAACGGATGTTGAATGTCATAGCTAAAAGACCCGAAACGTGTAAGAGAGTGATTATAGAGTATTGTTACATAGATGATAGAAATGAACTTTATAAATTAGAGGAAAAATGGTTAAAATTTCATAATGTTGCAAAAAATAATAATTTTTATAACCGGATAGATGTAGCTAAAGGGCCAGTAATTCCCGTATCTATCAATAGTCCGAAGAAAGGAAGAACCATGAAAGAAATGAACCCAAATTGGATAAATCCTCGTAAAGGAGTGAGAGTATTATCTAAGAAATCACCTATACCGGCCAGGCCATTTATATTAATATTCCACTTTCCCAATGGAGAAATTAGAGAAAAAAAGTTTAATTCTATTAAAGACTGTAATTTATCGTCCAATATTAGTGTGTCTACTTTACTAAAGTTATCAATCGACAAAACATTTACAATTAAAAGAATTTTTAAAAACTCTAAACATTTTTTTCCAGGGGGAACCCTCATAAAATTACAATATGTAGATGATAATGGAAAAGAGGTAGAGTATTTTAATGATGAAGAACAAGAATTTAGAAGACAATTATTGAAAAATAAACAACATAGATCATCGGAACGAGCCAAAACTAAAAGAACGAGAATAATCGGAAAGCGGCCAAAATCTTATATTATAAGAATATACGAACCAGATAAGCCGAAATATGATGTATCAATTAGGACAGATGCGGCATTCATATCCGAATATGGGGTTAATTCAGTGTGGATATCCCAATTAAAAGCCAGAAAAATTAAAAGCATCACTGCCAGAACGGAGAGAACATTGCACCCCTTTCCCGTTGGAACAGTAATAGAATTATTAAATTTTGATGGAGTAGTAAAAGATACTCGTTCACCCAAAGACATTTATTTGCCTTTTTTAATTGAAGTATTTTATCCAAATAATTTGACGGATAAAATTATTTGTTATACTTTAAGTGATTTTGAGAAGAAGTTTAATATGAGTAGAACGATTGCTAATATGATAAAAAAGAACGGGTATTATGAGGTAAAACCTTATTCGTGGTCTAATTGTACTCTTACAGAAGGGACTATATTAAAATATTATCCTCTCACTGAAAGGAAAATTATAAGCCTACACTGTGAAAAATTCTATAATTGAAAGTGGATTTACCTTCGTTTATTCCCAAATGCATGTCGAGATACTAAATGAGATTTAATCTTCGAAAAGTTTATTGGTAAAAGATTAAATAGAAATATGGCAACTTTAACTATAACTAGCCCCGGTACGCAAATTGCGGAGAGAGATCTATCTCTCATTGCTCCAAATAACGTGGGGACCAATGTGTTTATCGCGGGATATACCAATTCCGGTCCAACTGATTCGGTATTAATGATTTCTACGCTAGATGAACTACAATCAGTGTATGGAATTCCTACAAATAGCGTGGAAAGATACTTTTATCATGGTGTTGAAGAGCTTCTTAACTCGCCTGCCACTATTTTTACTTATAGATTGCCCTACGGATCTGGTGTCGGGGCAGGATTTGGGTCCAATTATTCTGCATTAGCCTATCCAGTCAATACTTTCGTATCTGCCACCTCTGCATTTGGAACAGATTTAACTTCTCCTTCTGCTACGTATATTTTGGGTGCGCCTATTCAATTTACTCTTACTCCGACTCAATATAATCAACTATTGGAGGGGTCTTTATTCACATGGTCAACAAGTGGATGTGCGGCCACCGCATTATCCTCAACTTCTGCTTTGGGAAATGCGGGAATTATAATTCTAAATACTAGGCAATCCACTATTAATAGTCAATTTGAAGGATATTATGTGGCAATTGCCGATAACACTACTTTTAATCCCGCTACTAATTATACTACCGTTCTTGGAGTACAAACTGTAAGCTTATCTTCCCCGGTAATTGGTATTTCTGGAAGTTCTGCTACTTATACCGCTGTTCCTACTGGAAATCTCCAGTTTAACCTAAGTGCCACCTACGGATCATACGGATCAATATCTCAAGTAATGGAAGGACTATCCCCCTATGATATTGATGGTAGATCATATGATGATACCTTAAGTATTGGAGTATTTAAACTTCGCAAGAGTCTAAATGCCACCGAAGCATACAAACTAGATTATGTACTTGAGGATAAGATTGTTGGTTCAATTGATTCATTTAGAACTCAATTGAATCCTTCTGGAGGTCCAGCCATTCCATTTTTCTTGGAAAGTGTAGATAATAATAGTTTAAATACACAGGTATTAGTCAATCCATATCTATCCAATAAGTATGGGTCAACTTCACTTGGACCAAATGGAATTCCAAATAAAAAAATTCGTGTTCTCACAAATACTATTATAAATAGTAACGATATTACCAAATCCGGCATAACTACTACTGCTTTGCTGAGTGCGGATATAAATTTGGATTATGCAGACAATCTATACGCACTGGGAGACTTCTCCAATACAGTATTAACCTCAAAAGATTTAGGATCGATTCCTGCAAAGATTCAAAGAGCAGTTAATTCAGTTCTAAATGATGAAATTTATGATATTGATATTGTGGTAGAGGCAGGACTAGGATCTGTTTATGTGGCGACTCAAGAACTAGGAACTTCCTACTATGATGATACCGCATTAGTTCCTACTTTATCTTCTCTACAAACTTCTGGGGATTTAAATTCCACCGGGACAAATATAAGAGCAAATTATCAAACAATCTTTGGTATTTTTGAAAATTTCTGCAATCTTCCAAGTAATACTGGAGGAAGAGGAGATGTATTCTTTATCTCAGATGTCCTTAGACATTCATTGGTCACAGGTAAAAATAATAAAGTCCTTACTGATAAGACTCGCAGCTTTGAACAATATGTGTATTGGCCTGTTAGACATCAATTTGAACTTGCTAATTCCTCCTATGCGGGTGTATATGCTAACTGGGCACAGGCATATGATGAATTTTTAGGAGATAAAATTTGGATGCCATTTTCGTCTGTAGCTGCCGCTGCATTCGCTCGTAATGACGCCGCCGAGTTTCCTTGGGCCGCACCAGCAGGATTCACCAGGGGCCTAATTGGGGGGAATGTGGTGGACATAGCAGTTACGCCAAATCAAAAACAGAGAGATATTCTTTACAAATCGAATATCAATCCAGTTCTGTTCTCTCCTTCACAAGGAATAGCAATATTTGGTCAGAAAACTCTTCAAAGAAAACCAAGTTCGTTTGATAGAATTAATGTTCGTAGATGTTTCTTTGTGGTGGAAAGACCTACTAAGAAAGCATCTATGTTCTACGTATTTGAACCAAATAATGACTTCACTAGAACAAGGTTCATCAATACCATGAAGCCGATTTTTGAATTTGCTAAACAAAATGGTGGTCTATACGATTACTATATAGTTTGTGATGAAAGAAATAATACTTCACAAGTTATTGATAACAATCAACTTAACTTTGATGCATTTCTTAAACCCACAAGGTCCGCCGAATTTATTCTTTGCACGTTTACTGCATTGCCATCTAATGCGACCTTTAATGAATTGATCTAATATCTCTTATTAACTAAATCAAAAAATCCAGATTTAATCTGGATTTTTTGGGCTCGCGTGGTAAATTATATTTGGAGGCCACATTGAAAAACTTATGAACTTGAAAGAAGAACTTGTAAAATATCAAGATAAAAATGGAAATTTCAGTGGAAAAAAACTGAAATATTCGGGAATAATAGAAAAACTTAAACAGGAAACATCATTTTTAGATGATTATAATCCATCTAATAGAGAGAGGATTCATTGCATATTGAACGATATAACCAATATTATCGTGTGTCCTCTTACTGGTGAAAAATTAAAGTATTCTGTCTTAAAAAAGGAATATGTCAATAATATTAATTATAGTAGAAAAAATAATAAAATTCGTAATAAATTTGATTATAAAACTAAAAATGAAAACTCATGGAAAACTATTGTCCAAGTATATAACACTAATGATTTCAATACTCTTTCAAAGGAAGAGTGCTTGAGATTATATAAACAACATACCGTCAATAAATCGGCGGTTATAAGTTTATTAAAAGCGGTTGCAGAGATTGACTTGACTTGTAGTATATTTGCCCACACTAAATTTATGTATGTAACATCTTTAAATTTAGCGGAGAGAATTTATTGTATAGAAAGTAATATTAATACTATTCAATTGGATTATAGGGGAATGCCTTTACAATTTAGAGATAGGACATCTGGCTATTCCATTTATGCTGATAAAAAAACTATGTATAAACATAAACTAGATAATGCGGAAGATATTCTAAGTAATGCCTACACTGTTAACAACTTTATCCATGATTTGAAAGATAAAGGAAATTTGATAAGTAGAATGAGTCTGACATGTAATACGTGTGGATATAATTTTGTGGCATTATTTAAAAATAGTCTTTGGAAAAAAGTACAATGTCCCAGTTGTGAAGGGTTTATAGGGCGATCTAAAATGGAAGTTCAGTTAGTTAAATTTTTAAAGGCTAATGGAGTTTCGAACATTTCAGAAAATAATAGACAAATTTTGGGGGGTGGATATGAACTGGATATATATTTACCGGATTATAAATTGGCAATAGAACTATGCGGATTGACCTGGCATTCATTTGGAACAGGGTTTCCTAGTAATGATTCTGAAGAAAAATTAAAAAAATATAAGCATCTACAGAAATATGAAAAGTGTAAAACTCTGGGAATAAAATTGATCACTGTTTTCGAACATGAATGGCAAAATAAGTCAGATTTGGTGAAATCTATAGTACTAAATAAGTTGAATAAAAGTTCTAATAAAATATTTGCCAGAAAATGCAGGTTTGACAAGGTTTCAAGCAGAGAATCCAATAACTTTTTAGACATTAATCATATACAGGGGAGATGTTCTTATTCAGAAGCATATGGGTTATACTATAATAATGAATTGGTTTCTTTAATGTGTTTTGGAAAAAGAAAATTAACAAGAGGACAATGTGAGCACGAATTAATAAGATTTTGTAATAAAATGAACACCTCCGTTGTCGGAGGGGCCAGTAAAATTTTGAAAAATTCCAAAGTAAATAATTTCATATCTTATTGCGATTTGAGATATAGTGATGGAAACTTATATCGTACTCTAGGAATGAAATTGTTAAGAGTTTCTCTTCCGAACTACTATTATACTAAAAATATGAAGGTATTTCACCGAATGAATTTTCAAAAACACAAAATATCGAAAAGTGGAGATACCAGAACAGAAAAGCAAATTATGTACGAGAATGGCTATAGACGAATTTACGACTGTGGAAATTTGGTTTTTGAATACCGCAATACTAAATAAGTATATGCCAGCAGATATCCAAACATTTTTCAACATTGCTTCTCAAAAACAATTCTCCAGAGATTTCTTCATGAGAGTAAAACAAATCGTAGTTCCAGGTATGTCTTTGGATGGAGAAACCGATTTGGTATTTGCTCGTACTGCTAAACTTCCTGGTAGAAATATCGAGAACAAAACAGTGGCATATGCGGGACAAGTCTTTAATCTTGGGGGGAAATCCACATATCCAGGTTCAGAATCATATAGTATAGAATTTTATATGGATCAGGGGCTTGATTTGAGAACTAAATTTGAAAAAGCATCGAGACTTGCATTCGATAACACTACAACCACTGGACAAATGTGTATGCCTGGCCCGGAAAGTTATATAATTCTTGATATTCTTAGTGTTCCTTGTGGACAAAGTAATCAAGGAGGACAAGGACTACTGATTACAGATACTATTAAATTAGTGGGAGTTGGAATTCGTGATATTGGAGAAGTTGAATATGCCATTGCCGAAGGTACAGGAGAAGTAAAAACTATTACCTGCTCATTCTCTTATCATTGGTATGAAGACTTTGCCGCTTAAAAGGTAATTGATACGAGTATAATTTTTAAAATCTTGAATATCATAATAATATTCAAGATTTTTACTTTATAGTTAAATATTTTCATGCCTCCAAATATTAACAAGTTCTTTTCCTCTTTTGCCAATGATAAGAATTTTGCTCTAAATTTTCCTTTTCTTTGGACCGTGAATATTGCGGATGTAAATTCTGGTTCAATTAATACTGTCTTAAATGAAGCAGGGGAAAAGTGGAATGCCAAGATCAATCCCGATGATTTGACAGAAGATGGTAATATTTTGGTCGCCCGAGAAGTTGTACTTCCTAATGAATCTTCAAATTTTTCAGCTTTAGTTGCTTCTGATAATATGGGAGGATTTCTACCTGGTTATGGTATGTCTGCGAGAGCAAACTTTTTAGACAGAACATTTTCCATAAGTTTTATAGAAACTCAAATGGACTTGGAACATAATTTTTTCAGACCTTGGATGATTGCCTTGGGGATTCAAGGGTTGCTAGAATGGCAATCAGGAGAAGTATTAAAGGCGACTATTGAAGTTAGACAATATTCAAATAAAGGTGAATTTATAAAAGGTTTTCATTTTAGAAAAGCCTTTCCCAAAGTTGTGGATGGATTTACTTTGAATTATGAGGATACCGAATTTAAAATCAAACATGTAGTATTTGCCAGTGAAAATTACGAACAACTCTAAGTTGACTTTTTCCGATTTGAGAACCATTTCTGAAAGTCTCATAAATGAAAATTATTCCCTATTTATTTCATATTTAAATGAATTTGAAGGAAAAAACACTTTTGAAAAATTTAAAAATATATTGAAGGCTTGGGGATCGGATGTGGCGTACACATTAAACTTTAATTTCAATGATGTAGCAGCTAAAATATCATTAACATATATCATATCGGAACTAAATGATATTTCAAATGAAATTATTATTGAAGAAGAAGATATAAAACTAAAAATAGGAATTCCAAGTGAATTTTATGATAATAGTGAACTTCTTCCGATTTATGGAATTCTGAAATATATTGAAATATCTGGTATTTTTATTAATTTATCAGATTTATGTATTTTAGAAAAAAAGCAAATAATTGACAAATTGCCCGCAAAAATCTATAATATAGTTTTAAACAATATTCTAAAAGAAAAATCAAAAGTAATAATATTTGATAATCCAGTTCTAAAAGACTTTAAACTGAATTTCTTCGCAAATGACCCTTATTTATTTTTAAAAGGACTGTTTTCCAATTATGATGAATTTTATTTTAGAGACATTATTTTTCATTTGTCTAAAAGAATAGATGGGCAGATATTGCTTCAAAGCACACCTTTAGACATTGAATATTATATTGAAAAGTATGGAGATGAACTGAAACAGCAGAATACAAGTTTGACATTATGATACTGGGAATGTAAATATCGTCATGGAAGACAATGTTAAGTCATTTTTAGATAAGATTCAAGAACTAAAAGATCAAAAAATAAAAATAGATGTTCATTCATTGGGAAAATCTATTGATTGTTCTCCTCTATCATTTAAACAACAAAAAGACCTAATTAGCACTATTGGGGACGGGGGGCAAGGAGCACTAAAAGTTCAAAAAATTGTTAATGATATCATTATTTCAAATACGGGAAATAATGACCTGAAGGTAACGGACAAGCTAGGAATAATCTTAAAATTGAGAATTGATGCCATTGGCCCAAAAATCAAAATTGGCGGAATCGAAGGAGATATTACCCCGGTTTTGCAAAAGGTCAAGACTATAAAATATCCATTTTCCAAGACTTTGAAAGGAACTGTGGAAGTTTCTTTAGAAGTTCCTATTCTATCCGAAGAAACTAAGATAATAAATGCCATTCTAGAAACCTTTAAACGGGATAATGATGATTTAGGTAAGAATATAGGCAATATCTATACTTATGAAATTGCAAAATATATTAAAACCGTTACTTTTGGAGAAGATGTATTAAGTTTCTTATCTATTCCAGTCAAGGACAGATTTAAAATTGTTGAGAATCTTCCATTGTCCACCAATAAAGGAGTTATATCATTTATACAAGGAATTAAGAGAAAAGAGACAGAGGTATTAACTGTTCTTATAGATGGAGAAGAGAAATCATTCGATATTGATGTGAACTTCTTTGATTCATAGACTTAAATAGTTATGTGGACGATAATATTGTACTAAAACTTTTGAATTTATTAGAAGAACTCTCGGAAAAACGAGGAGTTCCGAAGCAAACTCAGTTAGTCGATAAAAACATAAATCCAGTGGATGATTCCACTTTGGATTCTGGTAAACCTAAAAAGCCAAAGCCCGCATTATCAGCAAATGAGAAATCTAAACTCATTGCTACTTTTAGTCTTTTTAATAAGATGTTTTTCGAATATAAGAAGAAAACCGATGAAGAAAGTCAAACATCGACTTTAGCTTCTGGTATATCCAAAACTCAAAAGAAGAGTTCGGAAAAAACTGATATTTGTCCCGGTATTGGAGGTTTAATGTTGGGAATTTTGGGGGGTCTTGGGTTGTTCGCGGCCTCTGTTATAAGTCTTGGAGCTGCCATGAGTGGAGTGTTTGGGGATATGACAGGGGCGGTGGTAGTTGTGGGAAAATTGGGGTTTATGGGAGCATTAGGAATCATTGGAAAATTCTTTTCTAAACGATTAGCGATGGGAATTCTCAAAAAACTTCCCATAATCGGAGGAATAATAAGTTTAGGTCTTGCGGTTCGAGCATTTAAAGAAGATAAACCATATTTAGGACTTGCCGAATTAATATCGGGATTATTGAATTTTATACCAGTAGCAGGCCCATTTCTATCTTTTGGTGCTGACATTTTAATCGCAATGGCCGAATCACAGGGAATGTTTAATGAGGGAGGGGCGTTAAGTAAAGAGAATGGATGGAATACAATCAAGGGATGGGCATCAAGTATGGGGAAAGTTATATGGGATAATGGACTATACATTCCAGTTATAGGAACCTTTAAAAGATTCGGTATGGCAAGTGATGCGTTTAAAGCTGGACAATTTGGGGAAGGCATTAAACAAATCGGATTGGGCATATTTACTCTTGGGGGTGGAGGATTGTTATTAAAGGGAATAGATGTTCTGTCAGGATTTTTAAATAGTGAAAAATCTCCTGAACCAACCATAACGAAAGATAGTTCTTGGGGGGAACGGCTGATGGCGTGGATAAGAAGCAAATTAAAGGATTTGCCATGGTATATCAAAAAGCCTTTGGCATGGTTTGGTATAATATCGGACGATCAAGTAGGAGAACCAAAAGAGGGCGCATGGGCAAGCATATCTAATGGAGCTAAAAGTGCCTTCGAAAGTACTAAACAATTTATATCAAGTGCTTGGGATAAAATGAAAGGTCCATTGGGGGATAGTATAGCTACTATAAAAACATTCGCAGGAGATTTTTGGGAAGAAACTGAGAAAGTTACTTCTGCTGCATGGGAGTCTATTACAGTGGGGGCTGCTAAAGTTTGGGGGGGTATGAAAGATACTTCTGAAAAAGTTTGGGGTAGTTTATCTACTATTGGTAATACCGTATTTGATGGTATTGCCTCCATGTCAGACAAAACCAAAGATATGGTAGTGAAATGGATTCCCGGTGTAGTGGAAGTTATTTCTGGAATTGCGGGAGGAGCTATGGATGTTTTGAAAAAAATAGCTTCAACTATAGGGGGGTGGATAGGAGATTTGATTTCCCCAAATGACAAGAAAAATATCGCGGTGACAAAGGAGAAGGAAAAGGCTATATCAATACAATCAAATTCTGATATGGTTAAAATGTTATCATATAATGGGGATCAAGAAAGAAATTGGTTTTCTTTATTACATGATGCTACCATAGAACAATCCAAATTATTATTAAATTTAATAACTTTGGGATCGGCATCTTTGAACGAACTTAAAAAAATAGCAGGTAGTCCACCGGGAGGGAATCCTATATTAGTTAATCCAACTATTCCTTCTCTTTCTACTCCTCCTACGAAAGAAACAGTGCCAGATAATAGGGACGCTTATATTTCCAGTCCCTATGCACTCGCCTAAATATTGATATGACTAATGTTGTTACAGATTATGATTGGACAAGTTCCCCAAAAGGATCGGGTATTAGAAATAATGCCCCGAAGGTTTGGATAACTTCCTATAAACTAAGATCCAGTCAAATAATGCAATCAATTAAAGGATTTATAACGATTGGTCAGGGATTAAATAAAGATGCTACGGCATTCTATGAAGATCTATACGGAAAATCTTCTACTAAAGATGAGGATTTTATTTTTCCATATTTCGGAGATGATATTAGAGGGTTTTCTCAAACTTTTGGAGATACTTTTCAAAGTGGGGTCGGAGAAAATGGAAATGCTGTAGGAGGAGCATTATATGATAGTGTTAAAGGGCTTATGGGGGGTCTTGGTGAATTATATAACCTATCTGATAACGCTACAGCAGCAAAGGCAGTTAAACAATTAACGACAGGAGATATAATGGGGGCAGGACAAACCATGGGGGATAGTGGTTCTCCGGGTACATATATTGAAACCCCTATGTTCTATCAATTTGCTAAAAACGACAGACCTTTACAAGTATCATTTGTTTTATCTAATACCATAAATCAGGGAAGTTTTCAAGATAATCATGATTTAGTAGTTAAATTAACTAAAATTAATAGACCTTTAAGGATTAATAGTATTGCGGTGGAACCCCCTAGAATTTATAAGGTTATTGTCCCAGGGCAAAGATATATTAGATGGGCATGGTGTAGTGATTTTGGAGTTTCTCTACTAGGAACTCGTAGAGAAATAAACGGGGTTCTAACCCCAGAGGGATACAAAATTGACATGTCTTTCCAATCATTGACAATGGAACATGCAGGATTTATGGATCAAATCAATCAAACTTCATAATTATGATAGAATTAGGTAACTTTCAAAATGACATTCCTTCCCTTTCTGCCCTAGGAATCAGGAACTACGAGAGAATTTTCAAAATTTTTCAGGAATCACTTGACAATAAGGATTTTTATGTTTATAATACTTTAAAGAAGATTGACTTTCCTGAGATTGATAGTCAATATATACAATATTATAATGTTAATACCAGGATACCATTAACATTATTATCTTATAGAATTTATGAGGATATTCAATCCTGGTGGATATTATATTCATTAAATAAAGATAAATTTATAGGAGCACCATTTTATGTTGAAGGGGGAACTCAAATAAAATATATTATAGATGGGGTAAGAACTGCAATATATAGTGACATTACTCAATCTACAGTTTACGATAATAGACATTATTAATATGGAAGCTACTTTTAAAATTAATGATGTTGACTATATCTGTGAATTTAAATTGAGTAATCCAGATAAACAGGAAATATCTTTTACTAAGTCAGCTATCAAAGGTATGACATTAGTAGATAATGTATTTGATCCGTTCTATTCGGGAACTATATCAATAGCCAACCCTTATGATTTTATTGAAGATGATTACTTTTTAAGAGGAGATGGTAGAGATGAGTTACTAATATCATTTAAACCAAAGGATTCTGACGACCCAACTGCTAAATTTTCCCATACATTTATAATTATTGAAGATGCTAATGTCGTAAATCCCTTAGTTAGATCAGAGAATATTAAAGTATTTTCCTTAATCGCTAAAGATGCTATCATGTTTTCTGATAAATTGCCATATCTAAAGACTTATTCTGGAAAGATTGGTAAAATATTAAAAGACATTTTTAAAGAGGTATTGGGAGATGATAAAGTAGATGAAAGTAATTGGGAAGAAGGAGATTTTGAGATTACGTACACTCCTCCTGGCACTTTTAGATACGTTGATTTAATTCACTACTTTATGCGCATATACTATGCCAAAGATGGGGAATTATATATAACCGGATTTATCAATTACGATGATAATACTAATAAGTATAGATTAGACTTGTTATCTAAAATATATTCGGATAATGATAAAAATACCATTGAAGCTTTTTCAATTGGAGATTTGACTGATGAAATTGGGTTTGAAAATCCTAATAATCCTTTTTCTGGTCCTCCCACTGGAGAATATATTGGCGGATTAAAAAATATAGGAATTTCCACCCCATTGTATAGTTGGACCAACGACTTTTTTATTAATAGTCTTGTTATTGGTTGGGATAATATTTTAGGGGAGCAGAAAATAAGAAGATTGAAATTTGAGGATATTAAAAAGAAGTGGCAATCAAAATTTGTAGATCCATTCAAATCAATATCTGGAAAACCTAAACCATTCGCCATTAAGAATCATACAACTGCCCAAAAATTCAAAAGATATAAATTTCCTTATCCTGTTGAAGATGGAATTAAAATTGTAGAGGCAGAAGCATATAATTCTTTAACATTTTATAATCTCCAAGCAACTTTTTCCAATGTCGGAGACACTGCTAGAAAATCTGGAAAATTTTTGGATATATTCTCTCCGAGAAAAAATGCAGCCATACTTAAAAGTGATGAGAAGGTATTGGGGAGATGGTATATAACAGAAGTACGTCATGTATTCTTTGCTGATCTATATACTAATCAAATATTCTGTACAAAAACGTATATAGGCCCAAATTCTAATTTAAACGAGGACACCGATTGATGCAAACAAATAAAGTTGAAATTTTAAGGGCTATTTGCTTTACACAGGATGATATGAATACCATCCAGAATCTTAACGATGCCTTTACTGATAAGGAAATTGAATTCATGGTGGAATTTAAGAAGATTTATGAGTTTGGAGTAAATCAATTGGAGATATTCATTAATAAATTAGATGAAGAAGGTAAAGACCTAGACACTTACACTATTCAATATTATATTGATGTGTTGAGGAGCGGTCCATTGAGTGAGTATGTTAAAACATTATCTGAAGGAAAAAAATATTTTCCAAATACTCCTGATTCAATGGGAGGGCTTGGAAATAAAACCAAATGCCCTTCAAATACCACATTATTTGAAACCATGGGATATTCCCTTGGATGCGCAGTGGACACCTTTAATAAGTTGCCAGCTTTCATGCAGAAAACTCTAATCGCTTCTACGGACTTAACGGAAGATATATTTAGAAGTGGATTAACAACATCTACCGTAATAGATAATACATTACCTATCATGGATAAGAAACCGCAGGATAGATATAATGAAGAAGACCCTGGAAAGTGGGTATTAAAGTCCAATGGTAGTTATTTGGTAAAGGATAACTACTATTACTTGGCAGTATCTAGAACAGCACAAGACATATTCGATAAGATTGAAGAATACCTACAAACGGAAACATTTCGTATGTGGTCAGATAAAAAGGAATATTTCCCGTTTGATTCAGATAAAAATACTTCCACTTCATCCAATGATACAGTAGAAAAACAATTTACAGATGGAGATAGCACTGAAATCATTGTGCTTGATCTTATGGGAGATATATTTGATTCTGATGAAAGAAGAAAATCGGCTTTGAAAATAGAAAATGATTCTAAAAATAAAGAATACATTTTATCTACTAACGAAGGACAATTAGGAAACTAGACATCAATTGGGGGATTAATTGGGGGGGATTCCTTTATTTGTGGAAGATTGTTTTCCAGTACACGATCAATTACGCCTTTCATCAAAGCCTCTCTACTAATATAAAGCCCTCCTGGCTTAGACATGTTATCCATGTCAATCGCCTTGGCATCTATATCCATTTGTTTAAGTTCTCTCTGCCCTCTGATTCTATCATCGGAAAGTTTTAACTTGGATAAAGCTTCGATGGCAGCAGTAGTGGCTTTAACCAATTCTGATACTGCTCCTACCATTTTTGGATCGCCTTGAACTTCATCTTTTAAATCTTGAATCATTTCAATTGAATCCATGACTACTGAAGACGCATTATCAATGACAAAGCGTTCCAAATCCTCCTTTTGAAGTTCTGGGCGATCTTTTTTCACCGTTTTTACGCTTTTCCCTTGATTCTTGATCTGGAATATGATGTTATCAACGTCTCTGTCAAGATTTGCTTCATCGTTAGCCATAACGATATTTATGCTTGACAAACGATAAAACAATGATAAAGACAGGTATGCGATTACTAATTACTGGGGGGTGTGGATTTATTGGAACTAATCTCATTAAAATGTTGATGAATAGGAGAGACGTTGAGCTTATTGTAAATCTTGATGCATTGACTTATGCTGCCAATAAGGATGGATTATCAGAGATTCCCAAATCTGATCCAAGATATGAATTGGTAGTTGGCGATATTGCAGATGGCCCCACAGTGGGAAAGATCCTATCAAAGTATAGGATAGATCACATCTTACATCTAGCAGCAGAATCTCATGTGGATAGATCTATCGACAATCCTGATAATTTTATAATCACTAATATATTAGGAACATATTCATTATTAGAAGAATTTAAATCATATAGTAAAGTTACTGGAAGATATCATAGATTTCTCCATGTGTCCACAGACGAAGTATTTGGATCATTAGGATTAACTGATCCAAAGTTCTCGGAAACCACTAAATATGATCCAAGAAGTCCGTACAGTGCATCTAAGGCGGCATCTGATCATATAGTTAGATCATATTACCATACTTACGGAATGGATACAATCATTACTAACTGTTCAAATAATTATGGCCCATATCAACATCCTGAAAAGTTGATACCGACTGTCATTAAACATTTTTTGAATAATGAGGACATTCCAGTGTACGGAAATGGGCAAAATATCAGAGATTGGATTTATGTTGATGATCATTGCCGAGGAATAATACAGGCATTACTGTATGGAACCAAAGGAGAGACATATTTATTCGGAGCTAATTGTGAAATGGCCAATGTAGAATTGATTGATATGATAGGAGATTTGATATATTCAGAATTTAAGATTGATTCTGATTGTAATATGAAATTTATCACTGATAGGCCCGGCCATGATGCCAGATATGGCATTGATGGTAGCAAAGCCAAGTATAAATTATACTGGAACCCTCATAATACTTTAAAGATGGGATTGATAAAAACTATATCATGGTACTTTAACAATAAAGCTTCATTGGACGGTTATTCCGGCGAAAGATTGGGACTAAAAGATAAATAAGAGAAGTGAAACCTCATGTCAAATATAAGATTCGTCCTGCTGGCGACGGCGGATACAATATTTTAAAAAAAGATTTGACGAATGGAAAGGTTGACATTCATAGTTATTATGATACGTTAGATGAAGCCGAGGCGGAACTGAGCAATCTCTATTCACGCCCCTCACAGAAGGAAACTCTTGAGATGTTTAATGATCTCAAAAACCAAATAGATAAAATAGATAATGACAAATAAAACACAAGGTTTAAGTGTAAAAGATCAAGTAATTAATTCTAGAAATTCCGGTTGGACTTATACGCAAATTACAGAAGAATTCGGAGTGCCTAAATCAACGGCATATGGGTGGGTAGTAAAGGACTTGGAAAATTCACTTAATAAGGCATTTGATGGTGCTATAAAATATTCCGAAGTGAATTCTACTCCCGCAGATAGTGCGTTCGGAGTTCACTATGTTAATAACAATCTTCAACGATCTAAACCTACAAGGTTTCAAAAAACAGAAGAAGAAGTATTGGTCTTTTTAGAACAATTGGCTCCCATAGAAGTCCATTCTAACTTTGTCCCAAGAACTAAATCTTTTAATGATTATGCAGTGGTCGGATCAGATTTTCATTTTGGGACTCACTCGGAAGAGGCGATAAATGTTTTTTTGACTACTATTGAAGAACTACAACCTAAAATTATTATTCTTAATGGAGATACTATGGATTGTATGGCAATTTCAAAATATCCAAAGGACTTAAAAACAAGTTGGTCTCTTTTAGATGAGAGAAAGGCTTATCATGAGTTCCTAGACACTTTATTAACAATTTCATCTGCTGAAATATATGAGACATATTCTAATCATTCGGGACAATCTATAGATGGAAGATGGAGGAGATATCTATCAGATAGACTTGGAGAATTAGCCTGTTTACCAGAAATAACGGAGACTTTGAGTTATGAAAATATTTTCATGGGAGAATATCAGAATTATGTTAAGCATGTAGATTATGTAGATTTAAATGGTTTGATTGTTACACATGGGACTACTGTAAGAAAAGGCGGCGGATATTCCTGTTTGGCGGAAATTGAAAAGTGGAAAACTAATATTCTTCATGGACATACGCATAGAATAGGATCTTCATGTCAAAGAATACCCGCAATTGGCGGTAGGAAAGAAAGTCAAATATACGGATTTGAAGGAGGATGTTTGTGCTCTTTAGAATCTACATATGGCACTGCGATGAATTGGAATCAAGGATTTAATATTGTTGGACTCGGGGGAGACACATTTTCTATGGAACAGGTTATGATCAATAATGGTAAAGCTAACGTATCTACTTTAGGAAGAACTATTCAATCCTCATAATATTTCCATATAAATCCTTCATGTGAAGCTGTTCCGATATAAATATTTAATTAAAACCAGATCATACTGGCCTGATGAAAAAGTTGACAAAAATTGATAAGTGTGATATTCCGAATGTACAATCCGCGCAAACGGTAGAGGAATATGGCGCGAGCGTATGGGATTCCCTATTTAAAGCGTCCATATCCGAGGACCATTTATCCCCTAATGTGGGATATTGGGTCGCGGGAGACATTTTGGAAGGTCCAGAAGTAGGGCAATCCCTTAAAATGATGCGTTACATACGAAACGATGTAAAATGTCCTGGATTATTCTATACCTCTCCGGTTACGATAGTGGACGGTGATTATTTTACCACTACTAATAGTATCTATAAAATTGAGGATTATATTGAATAAATATTTGAATGTCTGTATCTTTTAAAATATTTCTGGAAAAACAGGAGAGAAATCGCCTGAGAAAGCAAGAATTAAAATCTCAAGGGGTACAACCCAATTTTACTTCTCCGGAAGATTTGGCACAGCAAGCTAAAGATTATGTAGATTACATTAAATCTGGAACATTTGGTCCAGAAGACTATAAGACACAAGAGATTTATGACCAATATAGAAGATTGCGTAGTGTTTTACCTCCAAGGGCAGAAAAATTCTTACAGGATAAAACAGAGGAATACTTAGCAAGAGTTAAGAAACCTACTATCGGAAATTCTAAAAAGGTCTATGAAAAAATGGGAGTCTCTGTGTTTGTGGATCAATATGTAGATCCTTCTCAGGATTTTTCCAAGGGTTCCTATAATTATAGGATTGTAGTGCGACAAGTAGACTATTTATTGGGATATATTAAGGATCTTTTGCCTAATAGAAAGCCTAATATAATTATTACTGATGTTAATAAGAACCCTGTTACGCGGGGAATGACAAGTAAACATAGTCCTATAGCTGCCCTGTATGGTGATAGATTAATCTATATTGATTATCTTAGTATTGATGATCAGAATACTTGGATTCACGAATATTCCCATTTGCTTGCGGATATGGCCCCAGATAGAATTGACCGCCAATTATTCAAGGCTTATAATGATGTTCTTAATATTTTCTATAAAAAGGCCAAAATTAAGAAGTTGGAATTAGAGCCTAGATCAGTACAGGATAATTCTCAAGTAATGATGGCCAATGCCAATAGAATGAGAATTTCTAAAAAAATAGGATTTCCCGATGAGTATGGACTGACTAATGCTGATGAATTTTTCGCAGTAATGATTGAACATTGGAAGGAAATGCCCAACACCGCAGCAACTTATAGGTTTAAACAAATAGTGAAGAAAATATTGAATCAGTTATGAAATATGAAGCAGTTATTGGAGATTATTCATTTATAATGACTTCTCCTGATGTTATTGAGGTATGGGGGCAGGATAATGAAAATCCAGAGACTTATATATTCTTGAAAGAGGGAACTATTACTAATGAGAAATCGTTCCAGAAAGAGATTAGTTGGTGGGTTATGGATAATTCTCGGTAATTAAAACCAGATCATAATCGCCACATGACTTTGGATTTTGAAAAGAAACCATTTCAGAAAATTTCTGATGTGATTATCCCTGATGCATTCTTTAATAGGCTCAGGACGGGCGTGGATGCGCTTGATTCTATATTCGGCATGGGACTTCTGCCTGGATCAACTCTCACGTTAAAAGCACTACCAGGCGTCGGAAAGAGCATCTTTGCATTAACTCTTGGAGAACTTTTAACTCATAAAAATTATCGAGTAGCGTATTCTACCGGAGAAGAGGATGTTTGCCAAGTAGCTTACAATTGTCAAAGGCTTAATATCAAAGATTTGCGAGTAGGTACGATTACTGATGTTGATTTGCTTTTGGAAGAATTGAAAGAACTCGATTTCATGGTTATTGATTCATTTCAGACCTTGACAACCGATAAAAAGCTAAATTCTGTAGGAAAAATACATTATTTCATTGACAATTTAGTAAAACAGGCTAAAGTTAATTCATGCACACTACTATTCATTGTTCAAGAGACAGCAGATGGCGGAATTAGAGGAGGAATGACTCTTCCCTATGCAGTGGATGGTAATTTTAGCATTTTGAAGATTAAGGATAACCCAGAATTGCGAATTATTGATATGCAGAAGCATAGATTTGGCCCTACTATGAAACATGAGGCCAAACTTACATCAGAAGGTTACGAATTCATTGGAGAATATAACGAAGAAAAAGATATGAAAGAAAAGAAAGAATCAGTTAAGGTATTGCGAAAGGAACAGGTCATGGCAATTAATGATCCCCCTTTGATTACAGTAAATCGAGTAGTGGAGACTCTAGGAGTGAAACCTGCCACTGCAAAGCTTATTCTTGTGGATTTGGAGAATGAAATGAAATTAATCAAGTATGGGAGAGGAGATTCTGCGATATGGAAGCTGAATCTGTAAGAGATATTGTGATTCCCGTGGAATTATGTGATGGACGATTCACTACACAAGAAATTGGGACAATGGTTATTGCTTTATGTTGGCCTCATCTGTCACCGGGCAGACAAAATAGTTGGGCGATGAATTTGGAATTTTGTGAAACTTATGATGATTTGGAATCGGAAGAATATATTACCCATGATAGTAAGGGAAATTATAATATCGATTTGACATATGAGTAAAGAAGCATGGGCAGCGGGAAAAGGGTGGAAAAGTCGAGTGTCTGATTTAAAGGCATACGACGAAAATTTTAAAAATATAGACTTTAGTAGTCTGAGAAATAAAAATTCATCAAAAGATAAAAAAGATAAAGAACAGGAAGAAGAACGGGATCAGACACATGAAAATGATTCTTTGAACGAGGATTAACATTTATTTGATATATTTCTATAAATATTATATTTTCGTAAAAGTCCAATATGGTCATTTTCGAAATCATTATAGATAACTTGTCCCAACTTATTAATATGTTGTTTATTAGTTATTCTAATGAACGAAGAATGACTAATTTTACCTGACTTACTTTTATGGCTACGTTGTTTCATAGAAAATTTGAGGCGTGAATCATTTAAAAAGTTTATAAAATATGTCCAATCTTGACTATATGTACTAGATATAGAAAATTGACAACTATTATTGTTATTTATTTAAATAAAAACATCCGTCCCCATCTATTAAGCCTCTAAAAAAATAATGATGCAAACTATTGGGGATTTTAGATAAGATTTTATCTGCTGAGTTATAAGACTTTAATTTATAATCATTGTCAACTAAAAATTCATATAATAGTCTGTTATTTACAACAGCAGAGAGAATGGGCTTCCACTGATTTCTGCTTATATTATAATATCTCCATTTACCAGTAGAGTTAAAAATATCTAGTAATTGAACCATATCATTATTTACGATAGATACAGACACATTACAATTTTTATTATTTCCCAATGATCCATCTGCCCATATTAACCCTAATAAGTATGCAACTTGCGGTTTTAAAATATTTAAAAAGGGGGAAGGGTCGAACGCGGTAGGATATAATTTAATAGATCTAATTTTGTCTTAGATCTATTAAATACTTTTAATTTAAATTTAAAAACAATTTTTTGAATATCAAGCTTATTTAGACCCGTTTCTACTATACATTTTTTATATCCATAAAGGGGGTATAGCTCTTTTACCTTATCAATGTCGCTTTCTGATAATATCCTAGTTTTAGAAAGTTCTATTACTTTTAATTTATATTTATAAATAATATTTCGTATGTCTAGCATGGTTAGTCCCGTTTCTTCAATACATTTTTTAGCCCCATATATAGGATATAGGGATCTAACAATATCAACACTTTCAGTTGGCAATTTAGTTCTCATTAATTATATTTAGTAAACTACACACATAAATGAAAATAAATTATTTATTCCGTTCGAACACCGTCATACTCATTAGCGATACGCATAATCAAAGTGTATTGTGGGAATTAGTAAATTTGCGAATACCAAATGGTTCGGATTGCTGTTCGTTAGGGGACAATGGAATTGGGTTTGGTGAAAAAGATATAGCCATTAAAAATACATTGGCATGGTTAGAATACTTAAACAGTATATGTTCCCAAATGGATGTTAGAGTGTATATCATCATTGGGAACCATGATGCCCCCTATTCAGAAATATGGGATTCTAAATGGTCCAATGTATTTTTGACTAAATCTGGGGAAGTTGGACTATTCCCCAATGGTAAAAAAGCTTTGCTTGTTGGAGGAGGGATTTCAGTAGATAGATATGTTAGAAAAGAAGGAAGCACCTATTGGAAGAATGAAATAACTCCTAAACTCGATAAGGTAGAAAAATGTGATATCATGTTTTCTCATGATTGTCCTGAATACTTCAACCACAGGACTAATACTCTAGTAAACCATTTTGGATGGTATGTTGATCGTGATCCTACTTTACTAGATGAGGCATTGGCACAACGAATTACCATGACTGATATTGCTAAAAAATCTGAAGTGCAAGAGATTATATCTGGGCATTATCACAATGCCATTACTGATGAATGTGATGGTGTAAAATATCGTTGTTTAGATATAAACGAACTCTACGAATATGACTCAACCAAGTAATAAAGCGCTAATTTGGGATCATAACAATTCCCAATTAGCATGTTTTCCCTTATAGGAAATTTTATTATTGAGTTTATTTTTTCGTAAATAATTAGAATTTAAATTATGCTCCCTGCAAAATTGTTCCAAATTTGGAACTTTAAATATTTGACCAGTTTTATGAAATTTTATTTGAAAAAAGGTTGTCTGATTAGAAAACTGATCTAAATTATTTATATATTTATCATATTTTCTATTTAATCTTATGCTTATATCTGATTCATTATATATCCATTCTAAAAATTGTGGGGCCATTCGTTGTATGATCAAATAGTGTATATCATATCTTTTATCACTGATAATTTTTTGAGAATATATATTTATCGTTTCTAAATAATTTTTAATATATGTTATACATGATAAAGTACTAATCATATTAATAGAAAATAATATATTTTTATGAATTTTAGAAGTTCGTATGTTAATGCTTCCGTCGCCGTCATACATGCCTCTAATAAAGTGTGAATAATATTTTCCCTCAATATTTGGAAAATTGAATTCTTTAGATTTATTTTCATCTACTCCATGATTTTTAATATGTTGGCAAAATTCTTTAGAACATATTTGTAAATTATATTGTTCATACGTTTTATTGGTCCTTTTGTCGAATACAAATCTATGACCAACGGGGCTCCCTGCATTTATAGCCTTTTGAAATTTATATAAAATATCTGAATCTTTTACGCAGAAGGCTAGTTTATAACCACTTTTTTGAACACACCCGTCTGCTACAATAAATCCTAACCAATATGCTTTCTCAGCAGTATCAATATATTTAAAATATTCTATATTTAATGTAGTCGTTCTACAAGTAACTTCTATTCCATGAACCTTCAATACCTGCTTTATCAAAGAAACATTAGTTTTAAATTTATTTCTAATTATTTTTAATGAACTATTGTTTAAATACATTTTAACCATTTCTGTCTTTTCTTCCTCTGAAATTATTCTTTTCATATAAATATTTAGTATAAAAGTATAAATTATGATAATCTCTAAATCTAAAAATAACAATTGTCTTCATTTCGACGTTGACCACACAATGATTCATTCTTTATACGCTTCAAGTGAAAAAGATGCAGATGAATTATTGTATACATATGGAGAATATAATTATGGGATAAAATATCAAGTCAGAGGATTATGGTACGTATCCTTTTTAAGGAATTGCACCAAAGAATTATTGTCATTTTCTAGACAATTGTTGGGAAATGATAATGTGTATATGTTATCCACTGGTATCTTGGAATATATAACTGCGGTTAATCAAAAATTTGAATTGGAGTTTAATCCAAATACCAACATTTATGGAAGAGAGGATATTGAAGGATATTTTATTCATCCCAAGTTTGCGGGTAAACATAATATACTGATAGATGATATGGATTGGTATTTTCACACGGAAGGTAGGCATAATAAGGTTTTATTTCTTGATAATCTTCCATATGACAATCTATTACAAGTTTCCAACTTTAATGTTAATTGGGAAGATCCTATAGATGATACATATGTGTCTGATTTGAAGGAGAGAATCGTGGAAGCTTTCAACTATTAAAACCAGAGGATAATCGGGCATGATTGATAAGATTTTAAAAGATATTGGTGATAATTGTTTCGTATCTGGAAAAGAACTGACATATATCAAAGAACAAATAGAAAAGGCTGGAATCTTTTTTTATGAGAATGGATATAGTATAGGATTTGATGATGGATTAAAATCTTCCAAAATAGCAGAAATTTATTACAAAGGATTTTCATATGGAAAGAAAGAAGATCAATAATCATGGCAGCTAAAAAGAAAAAAGTGATAGAATCAGTAATTGATCCTGAAGTAATATTTCAAACGGATACTATCTTAGTAGCATTGAAAGAGCGATATTTTCGGCTATATAAGCGAGAAATGTCCACCGGAGCAAAAAATATTACCAAATTATTGGATGATTTGGAAGTGACAATTGAAAAACGTAAAAAGGAATTAGTCGATGGCAATACAAGCACCTAAATTATTGGCAAGAGAAGAACGCCCTTGGGATTGGTATGGCTGGGGGATGTCTCTATTAGGAATAGCATTGATGTATCATCAAGTGGCATGTAGAAATTGGTGGGTATTGGCATTGGTAATATTCATAATGTTGGAATTTATATTTCGAGTAGCCCTTGGTCGGGTGTATAAGTACGTATATTTCGACACGATCATTCATCCTATTTATGAAATTAAAATGAAAGGCGAGAAGAAGTATGTTAATGCTTATTCCGAAGAAGAACTTGAATTGTACATGATGCTTCATTATCCCGGTCAGAAATATGAAGTAGTGGAGAAGAATGAGACAGAAACTTTTATAAAAACCGATAGCTTTCAATGAAAAAAGAATGGATTAAAAACTGGTTCTCTAATATGTTGCCAATGGATGCGCCTTATATTTATCAAGAAATAGCGTATCTAACATCTGAGAATTATTATCAGGCGATGAAACTTCGAGAAGATCAGATAGATTCCCGAGAGAAATTTTCCAATATGACGCCACAAAAGGCCAAACGCGAAATTCGTAAATACGATATTCGCCCAGATTGGAATGATAAGATGAAACTGGAAGTCATGGAGAGAATTCTTACATTTAAATTTGTTCTAGGAACTACGTGGGCAGATAAGTTATTGGCTACTGGGGATGCAGAAATTGTTGAAAATAATAATTGGAAGGACACATATTGGGGATATGACGTACTTCTTATGAAAGGGGAAAATCATCTAGGAAAGATACTAATGAAGATTAGAAATGAATTAAAATTAGAGAAAGCTCTTAATTAAAACCATATTACCATTGTGCTATGAAACATATTTTAGGAGATTTACTCGAAGGAGAATGGGAAATTGCCTTGCACGTAGCAAATACTATGTGCGTGATGGGTAGTGGAGTGGCATATTTTATTAAACAAAAATATCCTGAAGTTTACCAGGCCGATTTAGAAACGGAAAAGGACTGTGATTCTAAGCTTGGTTTTTTTTCAAAGGCTGAGATTGGGGACAATAGATGGATATATAATCTATATGCCATGTGTGGACTTGGAAATGATGGAACTCCTATTCATAGAAATCTATCTTATGATCACTTGTATAATGGATTATGTAGAATTGTAGAAGATATACTTACGAATCATAGACCTTTTGGAACTACTATCGGAGTTCCAAAATTTTTAGGATGTTGCAGAGCAGGAGGAAGTTGGCCTATTGTAGAATGTATTTTATATGATATTGAGAACAACTATCCAGAGATTGAATTTTATGTTTATGAATTGGAAAATGCGGAACAATTTGCACAGAGCACTCAACCACCCAGGTATAATTAAAACCAGACTACAATATGAACATGTTAAAAATTTCAGAAGGGGCAGACCCGAATTATCTAGCAACAGTAGTAAAAATTCCCAAAATTATGCCTCACGGTGGGGCGGATAAGTTAGAGCTTGTGGAAGTCTTTGGCAATACAATTGTCATTGGTAAAGGTTCTTACATTGAAGGGGAAGTAGTAGTATACTTTCCTACCGAAAGTGTTTTATCCGGTAGATTTTTATCTTATTATAATCTGTATGATAATCCTCTATTGAATAGAGACGGAACCACTAAATCCTATTTTTCTAAATCTGGAAGAGTTAAGGCGGTTAAGTTGAGAGGGGTTCCAAGTCAAGGGGTTCTATTTAAAGTTTCTGAACTTGTAAAATATTATGGAATTGATGAAAACGAGTTTAGGTTGGATAGTATATTTGATACTGTGGGCGATGATGTCCTTGTTACCAAATACATCAAAGGAGAAAGAGTCGCCGGAGAAGCGAACGTGAAAAAGAGCAGAGTCCCCAAATGGATTGAAAAAACCATTGGAGTCTTTCCAAGGCCTATACGTAAAAATGCCTACGGTTTTGTCAATGCGTGGTATAATAGAGATATTGAAGGAATTAAGTCCAAGATTGTGGACGGGCATTGGCATTTTCACTATAAAACTCAGAACCTCGGGCAGAATGTTTGGTTGATTAAACCAGAAGATGAAGTTACTATTACAAGTAAGGTTCATGGTACATCTGCAATCTATGGAATGGTTCTGTGTAATAAGACCTTCAATCCTTTGCGTTCTCTGTGGAATAAGATTGGAGGTAATATTAAATCTACTGAATATAAATTTATTTATTCATCAAGATCACTATTGAAGAATCGTAAGGATGGAACCTACGCTGAAGATGTATGGGGTAATCATGCCAAGGAGTTGGACAAGGAAATCACTTATCAAAATTCTCAAGGATTGATATTTTTTGGTGAGATTGTCGGTTGGGCATCTTCGGGTAAGATGATCCAGAAGAATTATGATTATGGTGTAGAAAAAGGTAAATCAGAATTTTGGGTTTATCGAGCCACCTATACGTCTGAGAATGGCACCATTCGTGAACTTGGGTGGAATGAATTGGAATTGGTTTGCAGAAATAGAAATCTCAAAATGGTTCCATTGTACTATAAGGGATTGGCTAAAGATGTATTTGATGGGATTCCAGTAAATGAAGAGTGGCCCCAGAGTTTCCTACATGCTTTGAAAGCGAAATATCTTGATAAGAAGTGCGAATTTTGCACTACCGGAGCAATTAATGAAGGAATTGTTCTTAGAAATGAATCTTCTGAGAAGAAACCCGCTTTGAAATTTAAGTCTCCATTATTTGTGGTCAAGGAAACCAAGGCTAGGGATAATAATGAAGAAAACTTAGATGAGGATAGTTAATATATGAAAACTAAGCAAGTAATTGTTTTACGAAAATTTGAAGATTGTCCTATTGGAAAATATTGTAGCCAGGCTGCTCATGCGTCCATGTCATTTTTAACCAGTGATATGACAGTTGAGGGGTTAGTACTTGAAGATTATGATGAATTTGGGGCGGATGTTGGATATGTACTTTCCACCAAAAGATTAGATCCCCATGTGCCAGAAATTGATGATTGGTTGAGAAATTCTTTTAAGAAAGTAGTAGTATATGTAGAAACCGATGAAGAGTTGGTAGCACTACATGAAAAAGCTTTGACCCAAGGATTATTGTCCCATCTAATCACTGATAATGGAACTACTGTATTCGATGGAGTCCCCACAAGAACCGCATTGGCAATTGGACCAGCAGAGGAAAGTAAATTCATAAACTTAACCGACCACTTACCACTTTTATGAAAGTTAAAAAATCAGAAGCTATAGTTACAAATGAAAGATTGGAAGAAATCTTTCGGGTTCAATTAACTATAGACCAACTTACAAGAGCGGAATATCTGGCTGTATTGGAGAATGTTCAACTAGCAAATTATAAAGCTCAACAGGAGGCCAACGAATGTGCTCATATTAGAGGTATGCAAGATTTATGAAAAAACTATTAACAGTTATAGCTGTATCAACATTGACTTATTTCATTCTTGATTTTTTTAAACAGCGAAGTTACAATCAGGCCAGAATAGCAGCAGGAGAATCTAAATATGAGAGAATCAAGTCAAACAGATTTATCCATTGATCGGAAACTTCGTAAAGATGATTTGGTGATATCACTGGATGAATTTTTTTACGATCAGGAATATAATAATTGGATTGATGATGATTGGCTCTGTTGGGCTAATGACACTCATAAATTTTACAATTTCGTGGATATACACAAAACAAGAGAAGAAATTCCAGAGGGGGCAACGCAAATATATTTTGCGCCAAAATAATATGAGCATGTTTGATAAGTATAAGATTCTACATGGACTTCCGGTAGAAGGGCAAAAAATTAAATTTATTAAACATACATTATCTTGGTTTACCAATGCAATGGAAGATGAAAAAAGATTACTTGAAGTTGGAAAGGAATATACAGTATATGATACTAGTCTCAATTCCTCTTCGACTTATGTGTGGTTGAAAGAATTTATGAAAGATGGTACAGACAAGTATGATAATCCATTTTTTAATATGTCTGCTTTTGATTGGATTAAACCTGAATTAAATTTAGATGATCTTATCGGGTTTTCTCCGAGAGACTTATCAACATTGAATTATACATATGGATATGGAATAGAATTTGATAATAAGATTTGGATTAAAGGAAATCCTATTATTGTAGTAGAGTATGTCACAGAAGGAAAACTAGACAGAATAACTAGAGCATATTTTAAATGAGTAATATACAAATGCGTATTTGGAATAAGAATACCAAAACATTAATGTACCCAAATCCTAAAATTAAGGATTATTGTGGTGGATCTGGAATATGTGTAGGATTGTGGCTATATGAGGACGGAAATCTGAATATTAGTGGAATTACTGGATCGTGTTGTATATTCCAATTATGGACTGGTTTATTGGATAAGAATGGGATTAAGATATATGAGGGGGATATAGTTAGAGGAACCCAACAAGTAATAGATTTTAGATATAAAAATAATAAAAAGCCCTCTCAAGATATTGGAGAAAACCATTATCATCGTAGCTACTTTGCATTGGGAAATACGAAATTATTTGTATTTGATGATGATTCGTTGGAAGTCATTGGAAATAATGTAGAAAATCCTGAACTTGTTCCTAATTAAAACCAGATTACAATTCATCCATGACATATGAAATAATTACAGATGAAACTAAACTCAAGGAATTTATTGAGTGGCTACCAGAGTGTGCAGAGAATGAAGTTTTTTATGGGTGTTTGTTTATGCGTAAAAAATATTGTCAAGATGTCCCATGGATTAAAAGTGACAAAGGCCAACTAAAAAGATTTGTGAGCACTAAAGAAAGATTATTTGATAAAATTGCTCAATTAGAATGTAAAATCGGAGCATATAAATTTGATGGTAATAATGTTCCACAAGAGTCTTTAGCATTTTACATATCACCAAATCCTAGAGATATGTGGATGGCTACGGTTCGTAGCATTGGCCAATTGGCTAAAGTTATTGAGTGTAGAGGGAAAAATTCCAATCCACATCAAGAAGTAATGAGCGAAATTCAAAAATCCAAGGGAAACAGAAAATATATTATCTTTGATATTGACGAAAAAAATGATGCGGTATTGCAGGAGTGTATTAATATTTGTAATGGATTTTGTGATGTGTCAGAAACTAGAGGCGGATATCATATATTTGTACATAAATCTGAGGCAGATAAAATTCAAGATAAGATGTGGTATCCCAAAATTCAGAAATATGCAGATCAATCTGGAGATTTAATGACCGCTCCCTGCGGGACATATCAAGGAGGCCATACTCCAACCTTTATTCACAGGTATCACTTGCCCATTTCATGACAATGTACTACTACCATAGCGCAATATTCTAAAAATATGTCATGTGGTAAATCATTTTTCATTAAATTCACGATATGTGTACATAGTACAATGTTATCAGTAGTATAACCTTCTAAGGAATTGATTCTATCTATGGAAAAATGATTCCAATTATTAGGAGCTATAGTCATATCTAATCCAGTATAGTAACATTTACCGTTTTGTTTTTCCCACTGTTTAACCACATCATTTACTAATAATTCAAATTCTCTATTCTTTACTTTACTTCTATATTTTGCTTGATAAAATTTATAAGCTATAGCTTCTTCTAATGATTGATTTTTTCTTTTTTTATGCCATTTTTCCTTAGCGTTTACGCTTTCGCAGATTTTACAGCTACGTCTTCTACAAGTTCCACTATGGAGGCCAAAACATGCAAGATCTTTAACTTCTTTGCAAAAGCAACATCTACGTTTTCCGATTTTAGTCAACGCCCGTTGAGCTTTATTTGGGGTTAATGTGGTTTCTATTTCTTTTATTTTATTTAAAATGTCTTCTTCGCTCATATCTTTATTTAACAAATCCGCACAATATTTTTCATTTTGTGCAAATTATTATCATGATTATAGAAATACCTGATGAAATTAAAGATGAATTCTTATGTTTCCTAGATGTATGCCAATGTATGTTCACTGAGGATGAACTTCCTAAAATGAATGAGAAGGAGAGGCAAGTAATGGCATTAGTAGAATCTATTGTGGGAGAAGAAACGGCAAGTCGTAGATTTGACACATTGGAAGATAAACAGAAGGCAATGAAACAATTAGTTGCCATTACGAATTACTTTAAATGAAGAATATATTTTTAGTTAGGCACGGCACGTCATTGGGCAATATTGACAAATCGGCATACTACCGATATTCTGATTCCGATGTTCCAATTACAGACGACGGTAAAGTACAAGCATATGATGCAGGAATTCAGATAGTGAATCTGCTTGGACATTTTACTGCTAATTACGAAATATTTTATAGTCCTTATTTAAGAACCAGAGTAACAGAAAAACTAATAAAAAATGCTATAAAAAAGAATAGTTGGGGAGACATCATAATAAAAGAAACTATGATGCCCCTATTAATTGAAAGAAAATGGGGCCAACTCAGAGACATTGTTAATTCTGGAGAAAAAACAGAAGATCATTTTGATTTTTTCTTTCAGCCTCAAAATGGGGAATCTTTTTTTGATACATTTCAAAGAGTTATAATGTTCGATTTATGGTATGATAATCATACCGTGATGGACAATACCATTATTGTTGGACATGGAGAATGGATTAAGTTATACTTAATGTATAAGCTGGAATGGTCTTTGGACGAATTTCAAAAATATAAAACACCCAGAAATGGGCAAGTATTTTGGTTAAAAGACGATAAGCTTGCAAAAGAAACTCCATTAACAATTAAAACCAACATATAATCGTGGCATGTTCTACTATCTATTTAAAGTTAAGACAAATAAGCCCCATATTATTCCCGAATACTATATTCTGAATAATCGCTATATTGGGTATATTGGATTTGATTCGGGTGGTCCGATGAACTCTTTACGGCCAAAGTTGGAATATTTAGCTAAAATTAAGAATGAATATAAATTGATTGCCAAGGGAGAAGTCTCCAATGATGTAGAACTTCATAAACTAAATTGTGAATCCGAAAGATTAGATCTTGATAGATCCAATGGGATAATTAATAGATATAAATTATCGTTATATGATGATGGTAGATGGTATAAAGAATATTATCCCTTTAAAGGATCATCCAAGACATTTTTAAAATCCACCGATGATTCCATGATTATTTTAGATGATGGTGAAATCATCACTAAGGAAGAATTTAAAGTTCGTAGAAAGACCTTAAAATGAGCTACATTGAAGAAGAAGATTTAAAGGAAGATACGTATTATCATTGCTTGACATATAATGATGAGGATATAATTGTAAAATATTATGGAGACGGAGAATTTTCTGCTTATTTGGATTTTATAAATTACTATAATTGGTTTCTCACTAAAAGATATTGGGTCGTTTTTAACAAGCCCCTGTATGGCGCACATGTAAGTGTGTACTATGAGAAATTTCAAAGTGATGTTGTTTGGGATAAAGCAGTTTTTTATGATGGGAAGGAAATAGAATTTGAATATGACCCTTACTTAGTAGAAGGAGGGTTCCGAAAAGGATTCATTATGTTCTATGCTATGATATTTTCAGAAGAATTGGAAAAACTAAAACAGAAATTAAGGATTATTGATTTTGAGGGTTATCAACTGTAACCCCTAAATCTAAGATTTTTAAGAAATATTAAAAATAGTTTGACTTTTCTTAGAAAAATTTTACAATTTGGTGTAAATAGATATGAGCACAAAAATTAAAATGATTACGA